CAACAACTGGTGAAAATTATATAAAGTCTCAACTTATGCTTCAAGTGGATAACTACAAAAAGGCACAAAAAAAATATCAGGAAGCTATAGATGCTGCAAATAAAGATAGCAATGATCAAAATATGAAAAATATGGAAACAGCTAGAAAAAACTTAGAAGATGCTGGTTCCAAATTAAACGAAACAATGCAGGGTGTTGCAAATGATTATGCTGATATTGAGTGGAATGATAGCACAAAAGAATTCTTAAAACCAATTTATGACCAGCTAGATCAAGCTAGAATTGCTGTCGATACTAGCGGAGAAGCAATATTGACCGCATTTAACCGAATTGCTTCACAAAGCGATTTTGAAAATGAAGTAAAGAGCATCGAAGAAACGGCAGGACTCACTGGAGAGGCATTGCAAGAAATGCTTTCATTTAATGATGATGGCACTTTAGATACTGCTGCTGGCAGCATGAATCTATTCGTGCAATCTTTAATTGACTGCGGTGTTATCTCTGATACAAGCGCAGAATCTCTCCAAAAAGTCGTTGACCTTACTTTAATGACAAGCGAGAATACTTCTGATGCCGCAGTTGCAAATCAAAAGCTCGCTCGTTCTCAGAAGATGCTTCAGTATTATAAACTATATAAAGAACTTAATCAATATAGTAAACAATTAAAGAATGTTGGTAATAACAATAAAGAACTGTCAGATCAGTATAAAGAACAAATATCTTTAATAAGACAAAAGATGTCTGCTTTGGCCCAAGAAATATCTCAATATGATATTCTTGGTGAACAGATTAACGAAGCAAAAAGTTCTTTTGAAGAATTTGAAAATGCGCAGACTACAGATGAAGATAACACATATGTAGATAAAACAAGCGAAATGTTTAAAACCCTCATTGACGGTTTCCAGACTACAAATGTTGGTTCTGAAGCGTTTAAATCTGCATTCAAATCTTTGATACCAAAAGAAGTGTACGATGCACCAGATACTTTGGTTGAAAAATATGATGCGGCGGCAAAATATATTAGTGAGACATTAAGCAAATACTTCAAAATCGAATATGACGATGATGGAATTATTGAAAGCGTTGAGGTAACTTCCGCTAATATAAATAAGTTTGCTGAAGATGCAAGAGACAAAGGTCTTATTGAGCTATCTGATGATGGAGTTTGGACTGTTCTTGAAACTGATTTTAAAAAGTTCGCAGAACAAATGGGTATTACGGAAGAAATGCTTGTTGCCATTGGAACCCAAATGGATAAAATGGATGCAGACTGGATTATGGGAGATACGACCAGTTTCTTTGATTCGTTTGATATGGATGCCCAAACTAATATCTATAGGGCCGTTAAAAATTTGGCTCTATTAGAGGCTCAAATGGAAGACGGAATGGTGAAAACAGATGAAGAAAAAGAAGCTTGGGCAAAATCATATGCAGAATACACCAAGATAATTTCCGATAATTCAAAAGAGGCAGTTGCTAGTATCGAAGAATATAATGCTGCTACAGCTAAGGTTGATGAAGCAAGTGCAAAAGTTGATGAGGCCAAAGCAAAATTAGAAGCATTGAAAAATTCTGGAGCAAGTGAAACCGAAATTAAAATCGCTGAGGGAGATCTAACAACTCTTGTTGAAGATCTTACTAGTGCTTTAGCAAAAAAGAACGAGTTAACCGCTCCTGATGAAATGCTTATTACTATAGCACAGGATTATTTGACAGGCCAGCTTGATACGCTTCAAACACAGTTACTAACAAGAGAATGGTTTATAACGCCAACAATAAAAGACGATGGAACCATTGAAAGTGATTTGTTTGAGCTTGGAGAAGACGGAAAATATAAGATTAAATCAGGTGTAGAGATACCAGACGAAGATAAGGCTTTAGTTGAGCAATACATAGAAGTTCTAAATGGAATAAAAACTGTTAGTGTATTTTTCAAAGACGAAAATGACGCACAAGGTAAAGCAGATAAACTTCAGACAACCACTGAAAATATTGATGAAATTTTAAATAGTTTAAAAGCACAAATTGATGTTTCTGACGCAATTTCTGCTCTTGAAGAACTTAAGACTGAAATTGATAGCCTAAAGAATATCAAGGTTAATGTTACCACTGAAAAGAAAACTGGATTCTGGGATTGGTTAACTGGTGGAAGTAATCATGTAAATACTACTCCACAAAGAAATACTTCTAATGGCAGACAGAATATCAAACTTCAAGGAACCGCTAATGCTACTGGTGACTGGGGGCTATCTCAAGACGAACGTAATTCTCTTGTTGGAGAACTAGGTCAAGAACTTGTTGTAGATCCAAAAACTGGAAAATATTATACTGTTGGAGATAACGGCGCAGAGTTTGTTGACCTTCCAAAAGATGCAATTATTTTTAATCACAAGCAAACTGCCGAAATATTTAAAAACGGACACATTAACACTCGTGGTCAAGCATATGCAGAAGGAAATGCACATGTTGGAACTAGCGGAACATTTCTTACTAAGTATGGACTTGCCGCTGCATACGGTGGTTCAGTACCAAATTATCAAGGGTATTCAGATGTTTTACAACATTTAGATACAATTTCTGATACCGTTGACGATGCTTCAAGTGATTCCAAGGATGATTTTGAAGAGCTCTTTGATTGGTTCGAAGTTTTAGTCAATGAACTCGATCAAAGTATCGATCTGATTACTGCTAAAATAGATAATACAGTTGGCGCAAGCGGTAAGAATGCTCTCTATCAGCAGGTCGTTGATCTCAACTATGCTAAAATGGCTGCACTGAACAAAGGAATTGAACTTTATTCTGGTAAAGCTCAAGAATTCTTAAATCGGATTCCACAAGCATATAAAGAGATGGCTCAAAACGGTGCTGTTGCTCTTACTGATTTCCAAGGCGAAGCCAATGAGAAAGTAGTAGAAGCAATTAAAAACTACCGTGAAATGAAGGATAAAGTCGCAGACCTGAATGTTGAACTTGAGAACGTTAAAAAGAATATATCTGATATTAATGTTCAGATGCTTGAAACCATTTCTACTGAATATGAAAATAAGATTGGTTTAATTACAAATCTAAATGATCGTATTCAAAAAGCTATGGATCTTCAAGAAGAGAGCGGAGAGCGTCTTTCTGCAAACTATTACAATGAGATGATTAAAAATGCTCAAGAAGCATTGAAACTACAAAAGCAACAAAGACAAGAAATGCAAGCTCAATTAGATCAAAGCGTTGCAAGCGGAGATGTCGAAAGATATAGCGAAAACTGGTATAAGATGGTTAACGACATCAATACTGTTGATGAGGCTATTGTACAATCTGAGATTGATATCGAAAGCTTCCAGAATGCAATTAATGATCTACATTGGGAAAACTTTGAGCGTTTAATTAAGTCTATTGAAAATGTTTCTGACGAAGCAGAGCATCTACGTAATCTCATTAAAGATGATGACCTTACTGATGATGTTGGTAACTGGACAGAGGCAGGAATTACTGCTCTTGGACTAGCTTCCCAAGAAATGGAGAATGCCAAGTATCGTGCCGAGCTATATGGTAAAGAAATCGAACAACTCAAGAAGGACTATAAGGCAGGACTTTATAGCCAGGATGAGTATAACGATAAACTTCAAGAGCTAAAGTCTTCTCAGTGGGATTGTATTGATGCCTATGAATCAGCAAAAGATGCAATTGTTGACCTTAATAAAACCCGTATTGAAGCTGTTAAGGATGGTATTCAGAAGGAAATCGATGCTTATGAGAAACTCATCGATAAGCGCAAAGAAGACCTTGATGCACAAAAAGATCAACACGATTGGGCAAAAACTGTAAAAGAGCACACCTCTGAAATTGATTCTATTCAACGTCAGATAGATGCTTTGAATGGTGACACCTCTGCATCTGCTGCGGCTCAACGTAAGAAACTACAAGAAGAACTAGCAAATGCGCAACAAGAACTAGAAGAGACTTATTATGACCGTGAAATCGAGATGCAACAAAAAGCTTTGGATGAGACTCTTGAACTCTACAAAGAAGACAAAGAAAAGAAGATGGAAGAGCTCGATGAATATCTAAAGCATGAAGAACAAGTTATTGCCGATAGTTATGAACTTGTTTTGTCTAATTCTGAGGTTGTTTATACTAAGCTCAATGAGATGGCAAAAGAATACAATATTGAAATTCTCAATAGCGTTGTTGACCCATGGAATCAAGGAACTACTGCTCTTGGAACTTATGGAGAGAGTCTAGAATTGGCTACAAGTGGATATGTTGCTCAGCTTAAACTTATTGAAGATGAGTTGAACAATATTCAAAATCAAGCAGACGCAACAGCTCGTTCTTTAATTGCTATGGCTAATGCTCAGTCTTCACAAATAATCAATTCTGGTACTAGTAGTAAGCCTTCTAGTTCTGGTAAAACTAGCACCCCAGCAAGCAAACCTTCTTCAACAACATCTGGTAAGCCAAGCGTTGGACAAACAGTAACCGTTAAAACAAGTGCTACCAACTGGTCAAGAGATGGTGGTAATGGAACAAGGATTGCTAGTTTCGTCAAAGGTAATTCTTATACAGTTAAGCAAGTATCTGGCAATGAGGTTCTAATTGGTACAAGCAGTGGATATACTGGCTGGATTAATAAGAAAGACCTTATTGGTTATGCAAAGGGTACAACTGGAGTCAAAAAGAATGGCCCTGCAGTAATCGATGAAAATGGACTAGAAGAAATTGTTATGCACACTAAGGGCGGCAAAGTAGCTTATCTCACTAAGGGAACCTCAGTACTTCCTCATGACATTAGTGAAAATCTAATGAAACTCGGCAGTATTGATTATCGTGCTCTCTTAGATCGTAATAAGCCAAAAGTTGGTGCTCCTTATGTTGTAAATAATGATATCGAGCTCAACCTCAATGTTGGAGAAGTTATCCATGTTGAACATATGGATAATGATTCTTTGCCAGAAATTCAAGATGCAATTCAAAAGCAGCTTGATAGTTATATTAAGCGTATGAATAATGGCGTAAGAAAATATGCTAGATAATTTATATGGGGAGCTGAGAAATCGGCTCCCCCTTTTTAAAGAGAGGTGACATGTACAATGTCTGTATATCAGCGCAAATTTGGTTATCAGAATCGTTTTAACACAGACTTTGGATTGCAAGTTGTTTCTTTTAATCCAGACAACGGAGAAATGGATACATACCTTTCTGTAGAGTCTGTATTTACTGATAAATTTGATGGCACTAAGCGTTTTGACTATGGTGCTAAATATAATGAAACAGCTACATTATATATTACAATGGTAAAAAATAATTATACTGATTTTTTTCGTGCTGAGTTGCGTGAAATTTTAGGATGGCTAACTGGACTAAGAAAAGTTTCATGGTTAGATTTATACAATGATGACGATGGAACATTGTCATATTCTTTTCTTGGTAGAGTTTCAAACGTTAAGTTGCAAAAAATGGATGCCAGAGTAATTGGTATTCAACTTGAATTCACTTCTATTAGTCCATGGGCTTATTCTCCAATTCAAAGAACTGAAGTAACATTAGATGGAACTGGAACACTTGTTCCATTATGTAATTGTTCTGATGAGTATCCATCATATATATATCCAAATATTACATTTGTAAATAAAAATGCTAATGGAACATTAAGCATATTAAATCGCACAACTGGTGAAGAAACAACCATTAAGTCTTTGTCCGCAAATGAAAAAGTTACTTTGGATACTAATAAGATTATTTATTCTGATAATAAGATAAAAATATTTGGCAGTGATTTCAATTTGGTTTGGCCGAGATTGGTTTATGGATACAATCATCTTTATATTACTGGTACTGGACATTTGATTATTGAGTATCGTAATGTAATTAAAATTGCAGATGCATTTGATGATAATGATGAGATGAACATTGCACCAGTTGATAAAAATATGTTACATTTGAAAAATATTGTTTTGTTGGCAGATAATTGGACTGCAGTTGGTAACGGAAGATATGCACAAAACATTACTTTAGATTGTGCAACTCAATATTCAAAGGTTGATATTCAGCCTACAGAAGATCAAATATTGGCATTACATAATGATAGAGTTGAAGTTCAAATTATAAACAATAATGGAGACATTAAGGCATATTCCTATGGAGGAAAACCATCAATTAATTTGGATTTACAGGCAACAATGGAAGAAACTAATAGAACTATTAGTAGAAGATATGAAACCATTGCTGTATATGCAGATGCATGGCAAGGACAAGATAATGTTTATACTCAGCCAGTATATATAAAGAATCTTAAAAAGAATGAGTTTGTAGAAGTCTTGCCAACAACCTTACAAGATGAATTGCTTAATGATATTGAAACTGTTATTTTTGTTAAAAATGAGGATGGCGTAGCGACTGCATATGCTGTTGGTTATATGCCAGATACAGATTTTAATTTTAATGTTTCAGTAACAGAAACATCCACTGATGTTTACAATACGTGTGTTCTACCAGAAGGTGACGTTCTTGTTGAACCACTATATTATTAAAGGAGTTAGGAGGGGTCTGTTTTGAGACTTCCAAAAAATATTTTATCAGACTCATATAGACCACCTGCGATATATCTATGTCAAACAAATAAAGATCGCATTGGTGAATTAAATGTGCGTAATTTTGAAGGTACATTTAAGTGGGTTGATTATAGTGAAATTTCATTTGACATAGATAGAAAAGTTAATAATGAAATTACAGGAGAAACTATTGTAAATCCTTATTATGATTGGACTGACGGATTACGTTTAGTTGAAGTTGAAGGTTTTGGGTTTTTCCAACTTCAAGACCCACAAGAAGAAAGTGATGGCATAAAGGAATCTAAAACAATGAGTGCATATTCATTGGAGTACGATTTGTCTAATCGTTATTTAGATACTTTTTATATTAATAAAGGAGTTGCTGGGAGCATAGACGGGGTGCAATTATATAATCCAAATGACATAGAACATTCTTTGTTACATTTGGTAATTGCAGAAAAAGCACCAGACTGGTCAATTGGTCATGTTGATGCAGAACTTTCCACACAGCGCCGTTTCTTTGAGATTGATAGAGAATCTGTTTATGATTTTCTTATGAATGATATGAGTAATACTTTTAAGTGTGTCGTAATTTTTGATACATTTAAAAATACTATTAATGTATATAAAGAAGAAGATGCTGGATCAGAAACAGATGTTATTATATCTTTTGATAATTTGGTTAATAACATTAAGGTTCAATATTCTACAGATGATATTAAAACTGTTCTTACTGTTACTGGCTCAGATGATTTAAACATACGTGAAGTTAATTTTGGTTTACCATATATTACAGACTTGTCTTATTATCATACTGTTGAATGGATGGGACAAGGTTTATATGATGCGTACTCTAAATATTTGCAAACTATTAAGGACAATTATGAACCATATCATAATGCTCGTTCAGATGTTTTGAAAAACAGAAAAAAAGTAGATAATTTAAAAAATTCTGTTGATGAAAATTTGAACGATGTTAAAATAGAAGACTTCTGGAAGTTTTTAAATGATTTTCATAAAAACAAAAAAGTTGATTCAGAAAAAATGTCAGTTATATCTGTTGACTTTTCATATGTAGACCAGGAAATATGGAATAATTTTAAAACAACAATGGAAAGAACAGACATATCGGAAGAAACTAAATGGGACAATGTTTTTTATTTTCTTAATTTAATTTGGGAAAATTCTGGTTTAACTGAATTAAAAACTTATGAAAAAAAATATAAAGAACAACAAGCTGCACAAGCAGAACAAGGATTATCATCTCCAGACAGCTTTGGATATAGCCAATATTATGCAACATATGTTATTTTAACATCTATTCAAACAGAAATTACTCAAAGAGAGGAATCTATTAAAGTATTAAATGAACAAATAGATGCAGGAGTGCAAATCATTAACGAACTTGGTAATAAACTTTCTATGAAAGAAAATTTTACACAAGAACAAATAATTAGGCTTGCTCCATTTTTAAGAGAAGATGAATATAATGATGACAATTTTTTAGTTACTGATGTTGATACAGAAGAAGATAAAGTAAAAACAATGGAAGCTTTATTGGATGCTGGAAAAGAAGAATTGTCAAACTTAAGCAAGCCAAGGCTTTCATTTACAACTTCTATGGCAAATCTTTTTGCTCTTGAAGAATTTGATCCTATTGTAAATCAATTTCAACTTGGGAATATGATTAAAATAGAAATAAGAGAAGGATATATTAAGAAGTCCAGACTTATGGAAGTAAATATTAATTTCCATGATTTGAGTGATTTTGATGTTACTTTTGGTGACTTATTATCTGTGCGTAGTGAAGCAGATATTCATGCTGATTTATTATCATTAGCAATTAGTGCTGGTAAATCTGTTTCTAAAAATGCTTCATATTGGCAAAAGGGAACCGATACTGTCAATACTATTCAAAATGCCATCAACAATGGTTTACTTGATGCTGCGACTGAAATTAAATCTATTGACGCCAATCAGAATGTTCTAATTGACAAATATGGTATACATTTACAGAGTGTTGATTCCTCTGGTAATGTTGATAAAGAACAAGGTTGGATTGTTTCTAATAAATTTTTGTACACAGATGATAACTGGAAAACTAGTAAAAGCGTATTTGGTAAATATCTATATAAAGGAACACAACGGTGGGGAATTATTTCAGATGCTGTTGTTGGTGGATACGTCCAAGGTACTGAAATCGAAGGTGGAAGTTTAAAAGTTGGAGACCGTGGAGACGGTACGTATGCCTTAGTTGTTAACACTGATGGTACTGTTGAAATTAATGCATGGGGCGGAGAACTGAATGATGTAATTGCTACTGTTGAAGCTCCACATTATGACGTTATTGTAGAGTCCACTACTAGTCCGATTTTAAATACTACTGTTACAAGTACAACATTAAAGTGTCATATTTACCTAAACAATGCTGAAATAACTCCAGCAGAGGGAACAACTTTTTCATGGATACGTTCATCTAATGATAGTGCTTCTGATGCTACATGGAATACAGCTCATGCAAATAAAACAGAAAGCACAATAACAATAAGCTTAAGTGATATTAATAATAGCGCACAATTTTCTTGTGAAGTAAATATACCATAAAGGAGGCGATAAAATGCCAAAACTTAAATCTAATCCAATGATAGTTTTAAATAATGCATCTGAGGGAACTAATTTAGAATTATTTGTAGCTAGTAATTTACCAATAGTACAGGTTAAAGACGGAACAACTATTAACCCATCTTGGGAAACCAAACCCTTGGTGTTGTCGCCTTCTGTTTATGTAAACAATGTTAAGCTTTCTAATCCAACAATAACTTGGCAAAGACGTTCTGGTGGAGGAGATTTTTCTAGCACATTAATTAGCGGTGAAAGTGTTTCAAATAATATTTTAACAGTTAATAAGAATGTTCTTGTTAATGATACGAATAAGATAATTACTTATAAATGCACGGTAATTTATGATGGAATTACAAAGACAGATGAAAAATCTTTTAGTTTAAGTGTTGTTGGTTCTTCTGGAACCGCAGGACAATCAGTATTCGTTACGTATAATGATAGTAGTACAGCTCCAAGCACACCAACTGGAAATGGCACAACAAATGGATGGCATACAAGTATGACTAGTTCTTCTGTATGGATGAGTGTTAAAACTGCCGCAGATATTTCTTCTGGAACTTGGGGAGAGCCAGTTAGAATTAAAGGAGCTGATGGCAAAGGAATAACAAATTCTGTTATTACATATCAAGCTTCAAGTTCTGGTTCTTCAATTCCAACTGGTGAGTGGGTATCAAACATTCCAACAGTTTCATCTGGCCAATATTTGTGGACTAGAACTGTAACATCTTTTACAGATGGCACTTCTTCTACTGGATATAGTATTGGTAAAATTGGTGAAAATGGTACTAAAGGAAATGATGGTAAAGGAATTAAGTCTACGGAAATTACTTATCAAGCACATACTAGTGGTACAACTGTTCCAACTGGAACGTGGACTACTACTATTCCAAGCGTTGCAGCCAATCAATTTTTATGGACAAAGACAACAATTACTTATACTGATAATACTACAACTTCTTCTTATAGTGTTGGTAAGATGGGAGCAAATGGTGCGTCCAGTGTTTCGTTTGAAATTTATTCTGATACTGGTTTTGTTTTTAATAACGAAAATGAAATCACATTAAAGACTCAGAAATTATATGGCGCAACCAACATCACAATAAGTAGTCCTACTACTATTCAATGGAGCAAGATGGTTAATGGTACTTGGACAAATACTTGGAAATATGATTCTGGTGATACTACGAATGTTACGTCCAACACAGAAACATTATTGGTTAAGAGAAATGAAGTTAACGGCACTCAATTATTTCGCTGTGTCTTAACTTATGGTGGTAAACAATATACTGATGTGGTTACAATTACTGACAAAACAGATACATATCGATCAAGCATAATTTCTATTGGTGGAAATGTATTAACAGGAGGAGAGACAGGAAGAATTGCTTATGCTACATTATTCCAAGGAGCTGATGAAAAAGATAGGCTTTTATGTCCAATTTATTCAGATAATACAACGCCAGTATCAAATACAACATATTATAAACTTGATGGAGGTATAATTACAACTCAAAAATACGTAAACGGTGCATGGTCTAAAGATGATACTATTAATCAAGAATATTTATATACGTGGTTTATTTTAGATAAATATACTGGTGTACAACAAGAAATAGGTTCTGGCAAAGTAATATATATTACAAACGATGTTATATCTCGTTCTGGTATAGTTCAGTGTGTTGTTGGAAATATATCAGTATGTACTGAAACCTTTACCGATGCTAATGATCCAATTATTGGTTCAGAAGAACCAAACGTTACAACTAAAGGTCAGTTATGGTTTAATACAGATGATGGTATTTTATATGCTTATGGAGATGATGGTTGGTATCCAGTTAACTCTGGACAAAATAGAACGTATACGTCTGCTCCAATCGTACGTAAAGATTGTTGCTATTATAAAGCTGGAGACCTTTGGATTGTTGGAGAAAATGATTCTCAATATACAAATGCGAGAGTTGGTACATTGTTAATTGCTATAAATAATTTGCAAGATGATGTTAATTGGACTACAACAGAATGGAAAAATAGACTTGCGGTTGATTGGAGCAACAAACTATATTATGACGAAGCTTTAAATAGTATTACGGATTATCAACAAAAGCTTAGTGCATACATGAATTTCGAAGTCGATGGACTTAAGATTGGTGCGAATAATACTGAATTCTATACTAAAGTTACTCCATATGATCTTGGTTTTTATCAAGGCCCAGAAAAGGTTGCTTATGTAAGTAATAAGAAAATGTATAATACTTCTCTTGAAGTATCTAATGATATTCAAATTGCAAAACATAAGAGTGATGAACAAACAAATCCGCAAAAGCCATATTTTATGTTAGGTAATTTTAGATTCATTATTGAAGAAAACGGAAGTATGAGTATTGCAAGGTCTCTAATGACTTCTCCTCAACCAAGAGTTAGAGGATATGATGTATCTGGAAAAGTTATTACAATTTATTTTACTCCATGGTCTAGTAATGTTGCTTATGGATATAAATCCAATCACGATGCTACTGCAATTAATAACATTCAACTAGTAAATGATAGTGGGACAGTATTGACTAGAACAACAGCAACTGGAGCTGGATATATAAGAATAACTGCTTCAGATACTTTACCACAAAATGTAAATGTTCGTTTGCCATATCATGTTGTTTATAATATTGGACAGGCAAATTCTGATTATGATTTAACCGATGTTGGAAGCGATGCAATTACGTTGGCAATTGCCACTAATGTATAAGGAGGGACAATAAATGGCAACAAGTGGTTCTTTTAGAACTACATCCTACGAGGGAAGAAGTTTAACATTTTCTTGGAATAGGACTAGTTCAAATATAGCAAACAACACATCTACTATTGCATGGTCTGTAACTGGTAGCGGCGATTCTGGATATGTTACGTGCGGAGATATTGATATTGTGATTAACGGTACTACCGTATATAATAGCGCTCCTAGTGATCGTGTTGATGTATGGCTTGGAGGAGTTGTAGCAAGTGGTACTACAACAATTTCTCATAATGCAGATGGTTCTAAATCATTTTCTGCAAGTATTAATGCCGCAATTTATAATTATGCGCAAAATTGTAGTGGAAGTGGTACTTGGGCTCTTGATACTATACCTAGAGCTTCTAACATTGACAAAGTTGCAAATACAAGCGGAACAACAATTTCTACATTAAATACAGGCAATGATGTGCGTGTTTATTTCACCCCTAAATCAACGGCATTTAAATACAGAGTAACTGTTTCTATGAATGGTAATTCTGTTCAAAATAATGCTTCTGGAGTATCCGTATCTTCTACTTCTCAACAATATTATCAAGTAAATATACCTCATACATGGCTCTCCAATAAAGAGTCAGGTACTTTAGCTTGTAAATTAGAAACGTTAAATGGTACGTCCGTTATAGGAACAGATAATTGGTCAATTTCTATGGTTGTACCAGCATCCGTTGTCCCTACAATTGGAGCTGTTTCTAGTGCCCCAGTTAATAGTAATGCAACTATTAATGGATGGAATATTTATGTTGCTAATTATTCTAAGGCAAGAATTACATGCTCTGCATCTGGAAATAGTGGTTCTACTATAAGTAGATTTCAAATTTCTGGAGATACTACAGTGACAGTAAATGGAACTTCTTTATCTTATGATATCAATTTGACAAGTAGTGGCACTAAGACATTTACTGTAAAAGCTATAGATTCAAGAGGTCGTTCTACTGGAAACAAATCTATAACAATTAATGTTACTTCTTATTCTACTCCTACAATACAATCATTTAATGTTGTTCGTTGTGATTCTAATGGGAATATTAATGCGGAAGGGACTAGTGCAAAACTATCTTTTGTTGGATATTATTCAGCAATTGGTAATAATACAGCAACTGTTAATTTTGCATATAAATTAGCATCTGCTTCGACGTTTTCTTCACTTACTAATTCTGCTACTGGTTCTGGAGGCTCTGTTAACGGGAATATTATATCGAGTACGTTTGCAATAGCAAATGACTATGATCTTAAAATTATTTTAAAAGATTCTCTTGGGAATGCCGTAGAGAGAACCGTTAGGCTTGCTAGTGTAACTCGTACTTTAAACGTCGCAAAATATGGTAATGGTGTTGCCGTTGGTAAGATGTCTACAGTTTCTACAAATGGAGCTGCTGGTAAGTTCGAATGTGGTTGGGATGCTAGTTTCGATAAAAGCGTTAGTATTGATGGTATCCTAAATGCTAATAAAAATATTTATATGGGTGGCTTAAAAGGGCAAACTTCTGGTTTGTCTATTGTTTTTTCTAACCCAGATTCTTCTGAAAATCCTCATAATTCATATATTTATGGTGGCAATCCTGCTGCTCAAACAGCGATAGGTTGTTGGGACAACAAAAATGGTAGAAATATATGGAGTTATAATGATTCTTCTAATACGTTTGCCATTGGTTCATCTGATGCAACTATATCAATTAAAGGAGCAGCGCTTTCCGATTTTGTTGTCCAGCAAGGAACTTCTGGAAATTGGTATTATCGTAAATGGAATAGTGGACGAGCAGAATGTTGGGGAAATATTCCTATTAATACTGCAATTACGGGTTCTATTGGAAGTATATATTATGCTGCAATTGAAAACATAGCATTTCCAAGTGGATTATTTATCAACAAACCGCTTGTTTTTGCAAACTCTACGAGCACTGCTGTTTTAACAGTTGCAATTCGTGGATCGACTACGACTAAAAGTGTTTTTGGTATCAATTTAATGTATCCTATGTCATATCCTAATGCTATTACATGGGAAGTAGCCGTTGAAGCTAGAGGCACTTGGAAATAATTAAAGGGCTGTACTTTATGTGCGGCACCATCAAAAGTACTTGACAATACAAAATTAATGTGTTATAATATAAGAAAGTGGGACAGCTTTGGACGCAGAGTTGAGAAGCCATCATCTTCTCTAACCACTTTCTTTAATAAATACCTATGATGGAGGATATGATTATGGAAAACAATGAAGAAAACAGCTATGTGGTTTATATGCATACTAATAAAATAAACAACAAAAAATATATTGGTATTAGTAAGAATTATGAACGTAGATGGGGTAATGGATATGGTTATGTAAATAATACACTTTTCTATAAAGACATAGAACAATATGGTTGGGATGGTTTTGAACATGAGATTATAAAAGAAAATTTATGCAAAGTAGACGCTTTAATCATTGAGTCAAAATTAATTAAGCAATATAAAACTGACAATATTGAATTTGGCTATAATACACAAGCGTTTACAAGATATGATGAAGATGATGATAACAGTGTAACATTAACGTTGAGGCTTCCGAGTAAAATGAAAGAGCGTCTTATGTTTATTGCTGATTCACAATATAGAACTTTAAATAAATTAATGTTTAAAATATGTGATGAATTCATAGAAGAATTTAACAATATAGATATTGAGACATAAATAATAAGGACAGAGAATTAATCTCTGTCCTATTTTTTTTGGTTTTCCCACTCTTCTATTTGTTTTTTTAATATAACGTTAATTAGATTTGTTACAGTTCTATCTTGTTCATAAGCCATTCTTTCAAGATCTAATTTTTGTTTCACAGACATTCTTAATGTAAAATTTATTGTTTCAGGTTTTTGCATTTTATCACTCCCCTCTCCGTTATTATAACATATTTTGCAATGCATTTTCAATATTATTATTGACATCTTTCTGTATGAATGGTATATTATATACATAATTTGCATTGCATAGCATTGTTTAGCAGTGCAGTGGAGAAAAAAGGAGAGAATAGAAATGAATAGATTACATTTAATTATTTTATTATCATTACAAAAGATAGATGCTATATCTATCCCTACGGCAATTACATTATCAGAAATTAAAGAATATTGTAAAATTACTCAATCCATTACGACTCTATCAAGAGCCATGAAATATTTATGTGAAATGCAATATGTTAATAAAGGATTAAAAACAATTAATAGTCATACGTTTTATATTAATCAAAATGGAATAAATTTAATTAACGAGGTGATATAATATGAAAGAACAAATAGGAATTTTAGGTATAGGACAATGTGGAGGTAATGTTGCTTCCCTATTAGAGCAAAAGAATTATGAATGCGTTTATATTAATACTAGTATGGAGGACTTAAATAGTCTTAAAAATGCAAAATATAAGATCCACGTTAAAGGTGGCGAAGGAGCTAGCAAGAACAGAAAAGCTGTATTACAACTTGCCGCTGAATCAATTGAAAACATAATAGAAAAAGTCAACGAATTATTGCCACAAAAGTATTTAATAGTATGTTTCTCTGCTGGTGGAGGTACAGGTAGCGGTCTATCCCCTTTCCTATGCTCTTATTTGGCTCAGACAGGACGAATAGTTGTTCCAGTAGTAGTTTTACCCGACCATGAGAAAGAAAGCGTCAAGACCTGCGAGAATGCTTATAATTGCTGTAAGGATTTAAGCACAGCACAAGGACTTGGTTCAATGTTCCTTTTAGATAATGAAAAAGATGACAAGTTTGCAATTAATGCACAATTTGTTAGAGAGTTTGATGCAATGATTAATATGACAACAATCAGCTCTTACGGCAATATTGATATCTCTGAAATAAAGACGATGTTATCAACATCTGGCATCGCAATTATTTCAAAGTTATCAAAGGCTAAGAGTCTTTCGTCACAAATATTACACAGCTTTAATAATAATATATATGTAAATATCGAGAACAAGACTCCTACATTTATGGGTATCTCTACTTGCAATAAGAGTCTTGATGTTTCTGATATCACAAAAGAGTTTCAAACTTCTTTATACGATACATTTTATGGAGTTGCAGAAAATCGCACAGTAACAGTCCTATGTGGAATGAGTTGGCCTATGGAAAGATTGGCTATGTACAAAGAACGTGTAGATGCATTAAGTTTACCGAAAATATCAAATAACTTATTTGAAAGTTTAGCTCCAAAAGTATCTGCCAATGCTCCTCAAGAAAAGGTTATGGATTCAAGAAGTTTATTGATGAATTTCCTTAATAATTAAAGTGGTCGGAGACGACCACTTTTTCTGTACCAACATATTGTACTGAAGTGTGATATGTTATATAATATAATTAAGGAGGTGTTCAAATGAACATTGATTATTCAAGACTTTCTAGAGATGAAGATAAAGCAAACTATATCTCTATAGAAAATCAAAAGAAAATAATTCAAAGATATACCGAAGAAAATGGAATTGTTATTGATAAATCATTTGAAGATGATGGTTATAGTGGATACACAATGGACAGACCAGCATTTAATGAAATCAAATATTTAATAGATAGTAATATGGTTGATACTCTTATAGCTAAAGATTTATCACGTATTGGGAGACATAATGCAAATGTGCTTTTATTCTTAGAACGTGCGAAGGCTCATAATGTAAGAGTAATTCTTATAGATGATAATTATGATAGTTCCAAAGATTCTGATGATATGATAGGCATTAAAACTTGGTTTAATGAAAGATATGTTGTAGACGGAAGCCGTAAAGTAAGAAGAGCTCTTGGCGTAATGCAAGAAACTGCTTCTTTAGTTGGTCAAGTTCCATATGGATACGTAAAAGATGATTTTGTTAAAAATGCATATCATGTAGATCCAGATGCGGTAATATATGTACAAAAAATATTTGAACTGTATGCAAATGGAGCTGGTTATTTAAAGGTAGCAAAAATTATGACTGAAATGGGAGCCCCTACTCCAAATGCTATGTATGCTCGTCGTCAGCAAGAAAAGGGATTGTCATCTAAAAGACCTATTAGTAAGACATGGACTGTTGATATGATAAGAAGAATGGTTACTAATGATTTTTATATTGGGACACTTAGAACTAAAAAGGGAGAAACAAAAGGTATTAACGGAAAGAAGAAAAGAAGAGAAAAAGAAGAACATTGTATTTTTGAAAACGCTCACCCACCTATAATTTCAAAAGAACTCTTTAATTTAGTACAGGAATTAAACGAAAAGAGAAGCAAAGGAAATGGCTATAAAGGAACTAGAAAATACGAGAACCCATATGCGGGACTACTTGTTTGTGGAGATTGTGGAAGAGGTTTAACAGTAAATAACTATAATAAAGATGGAATCACCGCTTATGCTTGCAGAAATTATAGAGAGAATGGGAAGGATTTCTGTAGTGCTCATAGCATTAAAATGCAAGAATTAAATATAATTGTGAAGGATTATTTATACCTATGTCGAGGAGCTCTAAAGGAGATGATAGAGTCACTTGATAGTATTTTGAAAGAGCAAGTTAAACAAGCAACAGGCAAGGATAATAGATTAAATGTCTTGGAGAAGAATATTGAAGCAACAAAATTAGAATTAAAAACAATTATGGAAAGAAAAATTAAGGATATAACATCTAATCCATTAATGGCAGATATAGTATCTGAAATGTATGATAAGATGCAAGAAGAAAAAATGATGGCTATTGATTCTATGCAAAAACAAATAAAGGAATATGAAAACATAGATAAAAGTAAGAGTGAAATTAAGCGCAACTTTAAAAGCGCATTGGAAGTGTTTGATTCTATATTAAAGGCAGATGAATTTACACATAGACAACTAAATACAATAATAGATAATATTTATGTCTATGAAGATAATGTTGTGGAAATACAACTTAAGGGAGAATTGAAATCAATATTTAAGGATCAAGTTATGATAAGAATGAGTAAGGAAGAACGTATGAAGCTTAATATCATTAATTACATAACTAATGTTTCTGCTTTTGGTATGACAAAGCTTATTGCAGAAATTAGAAAAAATGATTCAATATCACATGATAATCTGAAGAGTATATTAGATCAATTTATTGAAAATGGATATGTTATTGAGGTAGAAAAGAATAAAAGGAATAATATTCTCCCACCATATATATGTGTTGAGGAAAGAGATAAAATGATAGACGGATTCGAAATACGTACTGACATGTGTAGCATCCACAGATGGTCAAATGTAGGTACTAGTTTAGAAACACTAAGTAAGATGAGTACATGGATACAAAGATATATATAAAAGGCTAGGGTATTAACCTAGCCTTTATTAATTCAGATAGAATTGATTTCATATTTTTATCTCCGCTTCTTAAAAAGACTACAGTTCTGTCTGGATATTGATTTTTAAGTTTGTCCATTTCTTCTTTAGTGGTTTCTTTATCTATTGGAATATATACTATTCCCCTATCGACGTAATTCATAATATCACCTCTTAAAGAAAATTTCAAGGGACGGCAAACGCCGCCCCTTATTTTTTTAGACTCCACTTGAGCCAAATCCGCCTTGACCACGTTCTGTTTCGTTGAGCTCTTCTACTTCATCAAACTTTACATCAAGGACGGGAAGAAGTGTGAACTGTGCAATTCTATCGCCATGATGAATAATCTGAGTTTCTTCGCCATCATTATAAAGTGCTACCATCCACTCACCACGATAAGAACTATCAATAATGCCAGTACTGTTTGATAGTCTCAGATGACGCTTAATACCCATACCGCTACGAGGAAATACTGCGGCAAAATATCCTTCTGGAATATCTGTTGCAAATCCAGTATGAATAGTAACAGCATTTCTTGGTTCAATCGCAATGCCGTCTCCAGTTTCGATAATAAAAGTACCATAAGATTCTTTATAAACGCCGCTAGCAGTTTCATACTTATCATTTGGACAGTCGGCATAAATATCAAAACAAGCGTCAGTAGGATGTGCCTTAGTTGGAATTGTCGCTGTTTCTGTTAGTCTCTTAATTTTTACGTCCATATATCTTACCACCTAAATAGACGATCAATGCTGTATGTTCGACTGCTGTTGTCAGATGGGTCGTAAGTCCAATCTCCATTGCTAAATTCACGCACAAAAGAATAAGAACCATAATCCTTTATATATGTCTTAAGTAGCTCATTATAATGGTCATAAGCCATTTCAATCTCCTTCTTGCGAGTTTCCTTAATCTTGCGAAGCTCCTCTTCCTTACGCTTTGCCTCGGCCTTCTTTCTATCTGCTAAACACTTAGTCTCGCAAGCATTGCGCTCCTCAACTGTATCGTATGTCTTACCACATACATCACATGTATAAGTCTTCATATTAATCTTGTCATTCATATTTTAATCCTCCAATAAATTAATTTTGTGTTGTTCAAGTGTTTTCTTTACATCAATTATTCTCTGATTAGAAGACCCACGCCATTTTAATTTTAAGTTTCTTTTATCTACTTCAAATCTTCCATCTACAAATACATCACAATGACTTATAAGTTCTTGCTTTAAAACTCTTGTAATATCAAAATCATCTGTAACTATTCCTGGAAAAATTTGCTCCCAAGTAAATCCAGACCATATCCATACAGTTTTATTCATAGAATGTACTTTATTAACAAGATTAATTAATGTTTGTAGCCCACTCTCGTCTTGCCATAAAGGGTCGCCTCCTAAAATAGACAACCCGTCTATGTTTGGATTAGAAATGAGATTAATTAATTCGTCTTCTGTTTCTTGCGTATATTGGTTCCCGTAGTTGTAATCCCACGTTTCTGAATTAAAGCAGTCCTTACAATGAAATTTACATCCGCTAACGAAGATGGAGACTCTTACTCCATCACCGTTAGCAATGTCGAAATGTTTAATCTTAGCGTAATTCATATTAGTCACAACTCAGATGTAAAACTCTATTACGAATTTCATCTGTTCTGCCTTCATTCCATAAATTTTCCCCAAGATATCCGCAAGTACGTCTTACAATATTCATCTTATCAGTATCTCTATTACCACAGTTTGGACAATACCAGTGTAGGTTATCGTCACATAACATTTCTCCATCATATCCGCACACTTGACAATAATCAAGCTTTGTATTGAATTCTGCATACTGAACATTTTCATACATGTATTGCATTAATTCAATTACGGCAGGAATATTCTTTGTCATGTTTGGAACTTCGATATAGCTGATTGCACCGCCAGATGAAATAGAATGGAATTGAGATTCAAACTTTAATTTTGAAAAAGCATCAATTGGTTCTTCGACAAATACATGATAACTATTTGTCAAGAATAGTCTGTCTGTAATTCCAGGAATCTCTCCCCATCTCTTCTTTGTAAGACGAGCAAATCTGTCTGTTAGGGATTCAGAAGGAGTACCATATAACGCAAATCCAAGGCCAGTTTCTTTCTTCCATTGTAAAACCTTTGACTTTAGATGATTCATAATGTCAAGTGCCAATTTTTCACCTTCTGGAGTTGTATGAGACTTACCAATAAGGGCCATTACGCATTCATATACTCCAATATACCCAAGCGTGATAGTAGCGTAACCATCTTGTAGAAGAGGATAAATTGGCTCATGCTCTTTCAGTCTTGCAATTGCACCATGTTGCCAATGAATTGGCGATACATCAGAAGTAACATTCTTAAGCTTCTCATAACGAAGCATCAAAGATTCATAACAGAGTTGTAGTCTCTCATCTAGAATTTCCCAAAATGCATCAAGATCTCCTTGCGCTGAAAGACCTGCGTCTGCAAGATTGATTGATGTGAGCCCCATATTAAATCTGCCCCACCATTTTAGCTTGCCATCTTCGTTGTTGATTGGGCCGGAATATGGACTAAGGAATGCTCTACACCCCATTGGAGGTACAATGTCACCATAGTTTTCTCTCAGAATCTTTCCACTTAAACAATCAGGCATCATTCTTTTTGCGTTACATTCAGCGGCAAGTTTCGTTATATAAAAATATTTACTTCCTTCATAAATATTGTTTTCATCAGTTACGTATAATAGCTTTGGGAATGCAGGAGTAATCCAAGCGCCAACTTTATTCTGCATGCCCTTGATACGCTGGCGAAGCATTTCTTCGACTAGCATTGCAGTCTCTTTTTCATATTCGGAACCTTCCTCAATATACATAAGTACTGACAAAAACGGGGCTTGCCCATTTGAAGTTTGAAGAGTATTAATTTGATATTGGAATGTCTGGATACCGTCTCTAATTTCTTTTGTGAGTCGATTTTTTACAATTTCATCAATATTAACATTATCATAATTAACGCCAATCTTGATTTCATTTTCAATATCAGCTCTAATCTTTTCTTCGCTAATTCTAACAAATGGAGCAAGATGCGTTAGCGTTATTGTTTGTCCACCAAATTGTCCGCTTGCTACCTGTGCAATAATTTGAGTTGCAATTGTACATGCTGTACGGAAAGAGTGAGGCTTATTGATCGCCTTACCATTAATTACAGTTCCGTTCTGTAGCATATCTTCAAGGTTTACTAAGCAACAATTAAATGATGGATTTAGATAATGCCCAAGATCATGGATATAAATTAACCCTTCGTTATGAGCCTGAGCTATTCTAGGAGGAAGCATCATTCTAAGAGCAATATCTTTGCTTACCTCTTCGGCTACAAGATCTCTCATAGTAGAAATCAACTGAGTGTTTTTGTTTGAATTGTCTTTAATATCAGAGTTGCTGCCTTTAACTACTCCCAAAATCTTCTGGTCAATTGTATTTGTTGCACGTTGATATTCACGAACAGCTCTATAACCTTCATATGTTTTTGCCACATTTTGCTGTCTATATTTAATTAGCTTAGAATACACAAGCTGTTCAATTTGTTTGATATTGACATTATCAGAATTCGATAGTTCTGTTTCAATTTCGTCTGCAATTTTAATAGCAAGTTTGTCATTAATTCTACCAATACTTGCTTGCATGGCCTTACTGATTGCAGATGAAATCTTACTCTTATCAAACTCTACTTCTCTGCCGTCACGTTTAATTACGTGCATTAGCATCACTCCTTGTTAATAATTTTCTTTAACTCATCTCTTGTAGGATAAGCACCACAAGACTTGTCTCTTTCAGGGCACCAAAGCAAATACTGACAATGTGGCGTTAACTCCTTGGCAAAGTCAGGATTAATTTCATTGACCTGTTTCTTGATTTCAACAGCAATTTCACGAATTTGATCCTGAGCTCTTAGACAAAGACGTTTCTGCTCAAATCTAATAAGTGCCTCTGGAGTAAATCCAATAGTAAGCTTACTATTCGTTGCACGAGGAAGAACGAAATTAGCATCCTCAACTGCCTTGTGAGCATTTACTCCGTCCTCAATCAAAAGCTGCTTAATCGCCTTGCGAGTTGTTTCAATATTACTCATACAATTCTGATACAAAGCAAGAGCTTGCGGGTTTTTATAAATGTTTCGTGGTGTAACATAGGTAAAATCATTCTTATCTACATATCTGAATGATTGCATATTCTTTACGACTTCATCAGGACTTACCCGTGGAATCGCCTCAATCATATCCATGTAAGTATATTTATCTTGATTGTCATAACGAGTTCCAATTTCAGAACGCATCATCTGTTCAAGAGTTCCACGATCTGCCTCAATCTCGAACTTAATATACTCACAACGAGAACCACTCATGTGCCCAGACTCTTCGCATGACTTGCCAACCTTTTCTGCGTACTTCTTTGGAGTGGCATAGCATTCACAAGCAAATTCACCATGATTCTTATATAAATTTTCTAGAACTTCTGGATTAAGAATTTTTACATTCAATTTGACATCAGCCTTTCATCATTTTTATAAAACTCTTCAATTGCTGGAACAATTTCATCCCAATTTGTGCAACGCTTAATTCCATAAACCTCATCATGAATATTCATATTCCAAGGCTTTTCTAAAAGAACTCTGTTGCAACGAATATTGTTAATGAGATTATCTGCACAATCTTCTACCATTACATCAACGTTTAAAATACTCTTATCTCCAATGCAAATAATATGAGACGGCTCAATAAACGGGAAATAGCTCTGTAGCCATTCAACCTTCCAGGAGAAATTTTCATGATGAGTTGCAGTTGCAATATAAACATCGAAACCACTGTCTACAAGCTTCTTTACTCCCCACTGAGAATGATATGCAGGAGTGAGAGAACGCCAAATGTCCTCTCGTCTCCATAGAGCTACATACTTCTCTGCATCTTCAAAAGGTAAGCACTTATAGATATCATATGAAGTAAAGACATCTTCTGTAAGGTTTGTATTGTTCTCTTCATTAAATACCTTGGTCGTAATTTCATTGAGATTATTTAGAACTTCGTCACAGTCAACCGCAATCTTATACTTCATAATTTCCTCCATTAATTTTGTACTGTTTCAACAATGTGTTTTAGAATTGAATATGCTTTGTTCTCGTTAAGGTTGCTAATAGCATAATCAAATCCACCATAAGACTTCATTGTAATAAACTGTTTTGCTTCATCTGTTGTACGAGCTAAAAATGTACTTAACTCATCACCACGATTCATGGCACGATACATGCGGATATCAAGCGGCACATTAATATAGATTGAACATAGATCAATGTCCTTTAGTCCAAGGTCTTCAAGAGTCTTAACACCGAAAGGATCAATAATATATACGTCGTTATCGTATAGCTGATCAATAGTAGTCCAATATTTAAACCCATTGATTTCTGTATATGCGGCCCTATTATCTTTCATTGACTCATATGCGGCATCATCTACAAAGATGTGAGTATCTCCTTCGCCATTACGACGAGGGCGAGTTGTATAACTGATAATCTGTTTTAGGCCAGTTTCATTACAAAGTCTATTTGTTAATGTATCTTTGCCAGAAGCAGATTCTCCCATGATACAAAATAACTTATGATTACTCATTAGTCTCTTCCTCGTCTCCAAACTTTGGAGTCTCTACCTTATGATCTACGGCTGTCTTGCAGAACTTCTCAATCTCCTTGATAAGTCTGCGATGGTCATTTAGAGTGCGCTTACCAGGCACGGCATAAAACTTCTGAATCATGTTGTAAATAACTGTAGCCATTGTCTTACCGCCAAGAACCATTGCTTGATTTCGTAGCTTCTCCACTTCCTTCGTGAGCTTATCTTTTAGCTCGGCATCAACCTTTTCCTCTGTTACAATCTTCTCTTCGTCCATTGTAATAACCTCCTTAAATTAATTTTGTACTGTGAGTATATCACAAATATTTGAGTTTGTCAATAGGGCTTATTGGTGTTTAGACACCTCTGCTCATAATCATTCTCCAATCATTTTTATGAAGTCTTCTTCACTAATAATAGGAATATTCAAATCAATAGCCTTCTTATTCTTTCCACTTGTGCTAGCCTTATCATTGTTGATAAGATAATCAGTCTTCTTGCTTACACCAGAAACATATTTGCCGCCATTATCTTCAATGGCTTTCACAAGCGCATCTCTATTAGAATAATGTTCAAGACTTCCAGTAATACAGAAAGCCTTTCCACCAAGGTCTACTCCAGAACTTTTTGTCTCTTCCACAATAAAGTTCATTTCTTGAGCTAGTGAATAAACCTCTTCTGAATTGTTCGACATATAAATATCAATGCTTTGAGCGGTTGTTCCACCGATATCATCGAGCTTTGTAAAATCAAATCTATTCCAAAAGGCATTATTAAATTCAATAAAACTTCCCTTAAAGTAATTAGAAATAGTCTTAGCCGCAGAAAGACCAACGTTTGGAATACCGAGAGCTGTAATAAAATTCTCTAGCTTAACGTTGCGGCTATTTTCAATGCTCTCAAGTAGATTATCAACAGACTTTTTACCCATGCCATCTAGCTTATATAGCTTGACTTTATGATCTGTCAAATGATAAATATCACGATAATTATTTACAAATCCATGAGAAATTAATGCTTCTAGGGTGCGTTCAGACAACCCATCAATATTCATACACTTGCGACTTACAAAGTGAGTAAATTGCGCCAACTTCTTTGCTGCACAATCTGAATTTGTACACATGAGAACTTTGCTATTGTCAGTATACTTAACCTGTGTCAGATGTCCACAACAAGGACACTTATTAGGAATCTTCAATGTATTACTACGAGTTAGATTATCTTCAATCTTAGGAATAACCATGTTTGATCTATATACAGTAATTGTATCTCCAATACCAAGTTGAAGCTGTTCAATTACAGAAAGGTTATGAAGTGTGGCCCTTGTTGTTAATGCTCCATCTAAATCAATTTCGTCAAAGATTGCCACGGGAGCAATTACTCCGCTTCTTGTGGTGTTCCACTCTACGTCTCGAAGAATTGTCTCATACATTTCATCTGCCCACTTAAGAGCCATACGGCAACCTTCATGATGTGCAGTTGCTGGTAAAGACCTAGAATAATCAATATTATCCATCTCAAAAATTAGACCATCAACTGGATATTGATAAAACTCTGGTTGCATCGCTTCTATACAATCGTCAATCTTACCATGGCAACGACTAACAGTTTCAAAACCAAGTGTAGATAGCCAACGTAATGCAAGTTCTTTTGAATCACAAAGACCATCAATAATATTCCACACATCGCTTACGCATTCGAATACGATAAAAGAAAGTTTTCTATCTCGTGTGATATTTGTATCTAATTGACGCAAACTACCTGCGGCAAGATTACGAGGATGGCTATAAGGCTCATCAAGAGTTTCATTAATCTCATTAAAATTTTTCCAAGAGATAACACATTCACCACGTAATTCAAGATAACCATGGTATGAAATTTTCATCGGAAGATTTGTAATCATCTTTGCCTGAGCAGTTACATCTTCACCAATTTCACCATTGCCACGAGTTACGGCCTGAACAAAATTACCATTCTCATAACGAACCACTAACGTCAAACCATCTAGCTTATAACTGCAATAAAATGGCTGATTGCCAATAAACTTTTTAATCTCATTTACGTCCTTAGTTTTTGCTGCAGATAACATTGGCTTACTATGTTTAATCTTTGTAAAACAATCAAGCACTTGTCCCTGCACTTTACGAGTTGGACTAGTAGCAAGCCAGAATCCAGTTTCGTCTTCAAGAGTTTTAAGCTCATCAAACTTTTTATCATAATCAGTATCTGAAATAGTTGGAGAATCTAAATCATAATATTCATGGCAATATTGTAAAAGCTCTGCGGTTAAACTTTTAATCTTTTCAACATTCATACTTTTCTTTTAACCTCTTTAATTCTGCCAATTCCTTTTCTTTAAGAGCCTTTTCTTTGCGAATTCTTTCTCGTTCAATTTCTGCACTTGCTAGAATCTTATTAAACTCTTCAATAGTTTTCTCAGATGGTTCGTTGTCACACTCTGACAAATACTGATACAAGATGACCTGTGCAATATTTTCTGCAAGCTTTCTATTGTTTTTATTAGTGTTTACTCTAACAGCAATCCAACCATTAAACCCACCAGCCCAAATTTGTAATGAATTACTTCTTAAATATTCAGACTGATAAAATTCATACCCTTCTGGATCTACTCTCATTTCCCAAGTATTGTTTTTACGATCAAAAACTACTCTGTATTCATATTTGAGTTCTATGTTATGTAAATCCTCTTTCCCATCCATACATGCAAGTTTCTCAACATGTAATTCCATATTTGGATGTGCTGCACAATATTTTTCAGCTTCTAGTCTATCGCTAAAGTATCCATATAACTGCCAGTCACTATAATATGCATACATGACAGCGTATATCGTCTTACTCATCATTTTCCTCCAATTCTCCAAACAATTCTTTTTCACGTCCACCATTAAACCAATAGTCATAATACTCAGGATCTTTTTCTTTAATAATTTCAAAAAGTCTTTCGTTGCTGCCTTTAACTAACTTTCGCCATTCGTCCCAAGTAAAACAGCCATTATGATTTTCAGAAGCAGACATGAATCCATGGTCTGCGCAATGATGACATACCCAACGATGCCATTTACCATTACCAAGTTTATACCATCCAAAGTCTTTTGTCATAGAAGCATATTTTGCTCCAGTAAAGTATGGGGCCTCAATGCATCCACATATTGCGCATGTATAATGAGCCTTCTTTTTACTATAATAATGTCTGCTAATTGGTTCTACTACTTCATTTTCAAACCAACAAGAAAATTTATCGAGTGGATTATTAGAAAATGTTAATAGCATTTCTTCTCCCTCATTTCATTTACAGCATCTATTAGTTCGTTGATTTTGTTTTTAAACATACTTTCGACATCACATGCCTTCATTTTTTTACAGATAAAATCATCAGTGTAGTTGATTCGCTCGATTTTATCTTTCTTTGTAAACTCATACTGTCCGATACGAATAAAATAATCACGAATATCTTTAACATAACCATGAAAGTCAAAAGATCCTGAAGTGCATAGATTGCCAGATAGTTGATAAAAATCTTTATCAATAAAATCATCTACTTTTGTGATATAACCAATGCTTCCATCCTTTGTTTCAACATAATCGCCTACATGAAATTCGTATTTCATAAAAATTCCTCCGTAAAATAATTACCACAGTATTCACACCGTTCATCTGTTTCTTTATGAGGTGCTCCACAGCTGGGACATTTAAGCACCTTGTTCCCGTATTTTTTCTTTACGGTAGCTTCTGGACTAGCATATATCTTATCAAAATGTGAATCATTGTATACATACAAACTATTTGTATCAGAACAATATACAATATCACCTATGTTTCTTTGATGTTTATTACAAATCATGTCAATATATGTAGACTCAAAATAATAACATGTGTTAATCATATTCCAATTGTCCCATCAATACCAACGACTGGTTTGCTCATATAATCCTTAAAACTCATAAAAAATGGACAATTTTTGGTGTTTTCACAAGCAACGTCACCATAATTGCAATGCCACCAATGATATTCCATATTGCCAACTTGTTCAGAATAACGACATTCCATTGGATATTTAGGCATCTCGTCAACTAAAATCTTCATCAATCGATTCTCCTCTTATGAGTGATGTTGTAAAGAAAAGTTTTAATTCTAAACCACATTCTCTGTCGCCAGTTAAATCCCATAATCTTCAAGAAGTTCTTATTGGAAACCGCTATTTCCCCAAAAAATATTGTTTCTTTGTTGAGATCAATCTTTAAAGGCTTTAAATTGCTTGGCTTATCTTCTATTGTTTCTACCTCAACAAGCCCACTAATTGGAGTATTGTTTAAATAAAAAGTATCCTTTGGACGAAAAGTCATATTACACATTATCGTCCTCCATGTTACTAATTAAAAAATCATATACATCGCCCCAATCATTGATTTCAATAGGCTTATCATATACAGTAATATTTCCTAGCTTAAAATTGTGTAGCCAATTAAGTTCCCACACAAAATATCCAATCCAGTTCGTTTCTGTGTCTCCAAACATCTCTTCAAGTAGATCAATTGTAATATCAAAAATGTCTGTGATATAAAACCCGCAAAAATCACGATTTAGTTCCTTGAATGCAGAATCTACGGCATCCATTTTCTTGTCTAGAGCCTCAAGCCGCTCCATGGTCTTAACAAAACATTCCTTAGAAATCATTATTAATCCTCCTTAATATTCACCTTATAACCAAGCTCCTTCTCAAGCTGCTTCTTTGATACATCACGCTCAAGAATTTCATATGTATAAAACTTACCATTTGTTACAAGAACCTTAAAATCTAAAACGACTCTCTGTTTGTATCCACAAAAATCATGTATCTCACTATCCTCTTGCTGAGTCACTTGCGTAAATTGAAGTCCGACCTTTGGAAGATGAATCTTATATTTACAACCATCACTCATGTAGCATGTGCCAGTATAGTCTAGATATGGAGTGCCGTCTTCTGTATAGATTTTTACGTCAGTTGGAGTTAATGGGCTTTCGATATATACATCATTCTTCATTTTTATTTTTCCTTTCATTTAACCAATCACAATACTTCTGGCATTCTTCTTTAGATTTAAACCCAATACGTTCTCCATATTTGAGTTGTTTTTTCTTCTCAATAACATCATCACAGAACTTATCATATACAAACTGGATTCCAAAGTCTTCATATGAATAATCACTCCATCTGTTGTTGCCAGTGTATTGATAACTGTTATCGAGACGATAATATCTTTCAGATGGGTAATTGCTGTCCTTGATTTTATATTTTAACGTATCAATCCATGTTTCTTCTGGTTCATACCAATAATCTGGCTGTGAACATGTACATCTCTTACTTGTAGTTGTACCATCAGGCCAAGTCAAAACCCAGTTTCTATTTTCATCGCATTTATCACACTTAGGCTTTTCATGTGGTTTATTATCTGCAAACCAGAGCTGAGATTGCTCAATGGCATCCTTAAACAGATCATCAATAGCAGTCTTATAAAATTCTTTTTCTACTTCTCTGCGAAGATTTTGTGCTTTGTATTCCAAATCACTTTCTTTTCTTGATACTTCTCGTGCTTTATCTTCAAGCTCTTTATTCCGCTTCTCAAGATATTCATTACGACTTTTAAGAGATTCCATGTCATTCTTCAAAGAAGCTTTTGCTGCATCAACAAGTTTTGATTTTAGTTCATCAAAAAGTTCATCGGCTTCTGAAGGTTCCCACATGGGTTCATCATAATCCCAATAGCCCATTATACAATCCCTCTTTTCTTAGCAATCGCTCTCATTGCATATTTGACTCCATATTTGCCATACTTCTTTCTGCAACGGTTATAAATCATCCAATATAAATTAGAATGTCTCATACGCCACCACTAATCTTTTTATTATGAAGTGGATTAACTGGAACAAAATCTGAATAGTTATTGTTTCTATTACAATTATTGTGTGTACAATCTCTCTCGCACCCATAAACATAATATGAGTGTTCGCAGAAGTCACATACGTCCATGCACTCAAGCATAATAAGATACTTGGTTCTTTCAGTAGAACTCATGTGAGATGCCTCATGCAGTCTGCACTCCTTGAGACTTCTAAAATCCTTTTTACAACAATCACATCTATAAATTGTAGTCATAAGTCACCTCAAATTAATCTTTCAACGTAGTTTCTGTCCTGAGTAAAGATAGGAATCTCATTGTCAATTACCCATTTAGTAACAGGATATGCACCATCTTTAATATCTACATTTGGATCTTGCATAGTTTTCTTAATACAGCAACTACCACGCTTTAGAGTTGTGGAATAGTCATTCCAATTGATGTTCTTCTGGATCATAAGCATATCCTGAATATCTTTAGTGGATTTCTTATACATCTCTTTATCACTAAAGTTCGCCTGACCTACAGACTGAATAGAATTGCGAGTGGCGTCCTGCTGTCGCCAGATAAGATAATTACAAACCTCTTCCTTGGGAATTGTAAATACACGAGAATCAAACATAGCAGTATCGTAACGAGAGGTATAAGTTTCTGCTTGCTTCAAAATATTATTATCAATAGGTTCATTAGTGCCACCATCTGCCCAACCTGGAAGAATGTCGTAAGCCCAATTGTCCACATTCTCATAGTAGAACTTATTAAATGCTAATGTTGCCATACTAGCAGACACGCTACACATTTTCTGTAGATTGTTCCCAAACCAGGCATCAGTGGTGAGCTCTGCGTAATCAGTTAGAACAAGAGAAATCTCATCACTCTGTGTATAACCAAGAACACAGCCCTGAATGTTTTCACAGAGATACTTCATGGTTTGCTGCATAGTCTTTACAAGAACGTCGTCAAAAGGCTTCTTAAAGCCTCTGGTAAAAGTGTGAAATGCCTTTCCATCAATACGGATAATGACTGGCATTCTACGAGTTAGATAGTATCTGGTGATATTTTCATAATTGTTTTTCATGCGGTCGCCAATCGTAGTCTTATCCATCTTTAATCCTCCTTAACAATTTCTTCTAAACTATTAGTTTGTACGTTATAAATATAAGGCATCCCATTAGGCGCATAATAAGGAGACATATAACCGTAGCCTAAATACCCTTCACATTCATTAAAAAGAATATATACGATTTTTGTAGTTGAATCATAATATAGATTTTTCATTATTGTTGGTTGAAGCATACCACCAGTATTTTCTGTATAATTTTTAGAACCAGGGTTTGAGCATCCAACTAGACAAAAGACAAGAAACATAGTTAGAATCAACGCAATAATTTTATTTCGCATTATTATTGCTCCTTTCAATAATTTCATCAAGTGTTCTGGGTGTATAATTCATCCATGGCATCATGCAACCAACGTTAATAATATTGCCACAATTATCACTATTGGACTGTTTGGTATCTCTTAGTTCTTTAGTCCACTTTTCAGTAAAATCTTGTTCTCGTGTTACATGAGTATGTCCATGCAACATATAGCAATTTGGATTGTACGATGCTTTATAACACATAATTGGATAATGGCACATGATTACGTGCTTCTCGCTATCTGTAATCTCTTTGTAGTCAGAAATTTCTACAATGTATTTTCTGACATCAGAACCAAAATCTCTTAAATCGTGGTTGCCTCTAATGATATGAATGTTGCCATTTAATAGTTTTAAATATTTAATCCAATCATCTTTTTTACCCCAACAGAAATCACCAAGATGATATACGTGATCCGCATTACTTACAACTGAGTTCCAATTGCTAATTAATGTATTTTCCATTTCTTCAATAGTATTAAATGGTCTATTGTCAAACTTAATTACATTATTGTGTTGTAGATGCAGATCTGAAATATAGAAAATCTTACCCATTCTTCTCCTCCTTCTTAGGTCTTCCTCGTCTCTTTTTAGGAGCTTCTGCATTAGAATTTTCCATCTTTGGAGCGTCAGGGTATGGCATCCAGTATGCGACCTGTAGATAAGTGGAAAACTTTGCATTTCCCATATGTAGAGATGACTTTACGATGCCTTCATTTGTACAAATAATTACTTCTTGATATTTCTCAGGCCATTTATCATTGATGTTAATCCAATTCATTTCTACCTCTCAAAAAATTAAACATATCCTTGATGTCATCCATGATAGGATAACGGTCTACTGCACAAGAGTTACGAGCAAACTCACTCTTTACCATGTCTACATACATAGACGCCGAAGTCATCTCACCACTATTATCATCCCCCATATACATCTCATCCCATGCTTCCTTGGACATAATTCTCTGAGGGTTGAGCTGCTTGATAGCGAGGTTGTCAAAACTAACGACATCAAACCAGCCGTGACCTACAATCTCTGGCAGATAATTGTATAAGTCTTGTTTAAGGCTATCAATACGCTCTTTTGCATCGGCATTCTCATAAAGCTTTTCGCCACGGCGAAACTCCTTATAGCCGAGAATTAGAATTTTAAGACCATAATAGCGAAGTTGCTCAAGGTCTTGCATCGTTACAATACCATTGATAACATGAATGACCGCATTAGGAAACTCCTTCACGGCATCAACAAAACCGTCCTGCCACGGGTCAGAAAGAGAAATACCAAGACCGTAAATCAGACCCTCGTCACGAAGCTTACGAATAAAGTTAAGGTTCTGCATAAAATGTTCCTGACGGATAGTAGTATTGCAAATAAGTTTGAGATTCTTGCACTTAACAAGGAAGTCGTAAAAGTCAGGATGCTCAAGAACATTACCACCACCTAGTGCCAGTTCAGTATAAGGATGGAGTCTGTCAATAAAGCTTTCGGACATGATGTCTCCATGAGCGCCGTCACACTTACTATCCTCGTGGCACATTGGACAATTCATATTGCAACGATTGGTGATCTTGACATCCATAGATTCAGGAAAGGCTGCATCGAAAAAGTCTAGGTCGTTTTCTCTGATTTTAGTGCCAGTATTCAAATCAATGCTTACAATATAATTACCATTTTGGTATCTTACCCAATTACCATTCATCATAATAGCTCCTTTTCGGCATCAGTATATCAATAATTTTTTCTTTCTGCTCATCTGTTAGGGTATAGTAGTCTAGTGTAAAATTTTCACACCCATACTCAGGATAGGCAAGACCATCGTCACAATCCCAAGAATAACGACTCTTACAATAATCACAAAGGCTCATAAACTCTCCAAATTAATCATAACCATAATATCCAAAGGCAACAATTTCATCACCACTTTTAGTCTTATAATACTCAGTATATGTGTCAAGACAATCGTGTCTGCTACGCCACTCATCGTATGTTAGATACTCATCATAATCTTTCTTCTTTTTATTTTTTAGAACATACTCTGTAGTATAATCCTTCCGATCTTCTGCACTTAGTTCGTCCCAGCTCTTGTAATATTTACTCTTGCAAGATTCATACTTAGCTTTAGCCTCCTCATAATCATAAGGAGTTAGTTCTTCCGCTTCAATAAAATCTTGATTCCAATCTCCAAATAGAACCTTGCCATCGCGCCACTTGTCGTAGGTTTCCTGTGGACAAATAGTGATTGAATGAGTAGAAGAACTGTTCGTTTCAAATACTCCACGTCTAACCTGCTTCATGTTATTCCTCCTTAATAATAATTGTCATTATCTGTATGAACAACTACACCATTATCAAACAAGAACTGATTAATATCTACGCCGTAATCGTCTAGGAAATCCTGTACCGAATCATAGTCTTCGCAAGACTGATGGTCGATATAACCGTCATGATCAAGATAGCAATATGTCTTGTTGTCCCACTTATAACAACTCATCTTCATGTTGCTGTCAATCCAAATACCATCACAGTGACAATAATCGGCAACTGCTTCATTAATAAGCTTAAAACCCTTAGTCTCAAAAAAATCACTTGTAGTCAAAACACTTCGACTTTCAGTTTCTGCAAGCATAGTGACGACATACTGAAGCTTCTCATATGGAGTTCTATAGCTATCAATTTCCCATCCGAACTCGCCAAATCTTACATGAACCTTATTATCATAATCGATGAAAGAGTCTAGACAGTTATTCCCACAATAATCAGAATTCTTGCTAGAAACAGAAACACTGTGAGTACTGCTTGAATTGGTCTCAAATACATTTCTACGAATAGTCTTCATAATTTTCTCCTTTAATCTAAAATCATAATCTTTGAAAAGCTAATGCTGTCTTCGTCGTTAATTATTTTGTCGTCAAAGAAATGAGGCATAGGTTTTGGACTAATTACAAGATATAAGTCTCCGAACTTGTTCATTTCAGTTTGCTGATACACGTTAGGAGACCCAAGTTGATCTTCTACTTCTTCCTTATAATTAACCCAATACGTCTCCTCCGAATCGTCATCATAGATTACGGTAATTGAAGTAATATCGTTATATGTCACTATACGGTCAAAAAACTTAACCTTTTCGTCGCCAAAGCCAGAAAGATATTCTCCATTACCTTCTGAAAAAATTTCCATCACTACACTATCCACGCAGTCCACCCTTGAGATAGAGTTACATGCGACACGCTGAATACGAGTATTGATGTCTGATAACTGAAATGCTCCAAAATACTTTGCGTCAATGCTGAAATATTCGCAGTTCTCAAAACCGAATCCAATGGATTTAACATCCTTCATATTTGTTCCTCCTTTAATTTTGTACTGTAAGTATACTATGGATTTTTTATTTTGTCAATATGTCAATATGCATAAAGGGCACGACTAAAATGCCGTACCCTTTTGGTTAATGTGCTGCAAGGTCTGCTTCATGCAGTTGATCCACCATTGTTTTAAGATATGATGGTAGATTATTATAATACTTCTCGTTAAGGAATGGGGCCATATGCGTACTAATAAGCCAAAGAACATTAATACTACTAGTTAGTCCACAAGCAATCCATGCCCCAGTACATTGATGCTGATAATAATGTGCTGTTTCGGTAGTTTCGCCTTTAGTATTTACAAAACTCTTTACATACGGTTTGCCACAATCGTGCAAACTTGCAGCGGATCTTATTACCAAACCAAAGTTGTGTTCTGCAGCATATTTTTCTGCAAACATACAATGATGATAAACATCAAGAGTATGATGTGGATTATCATGTGGAATCTGCATAGATGTCATGATGTCTTCATAATAGGATGAGTAATTAAAATTATCTGGTTTAATAATCTCAATTTCGTCGATCCCTTCATCATAATAAGGCATCTGAAAACGCTTTAGCATTCTGTCAATAACTTCCTTACCAACAGTGCGTTCTCTTGTGGCATCTCGTTCAATACAGATTTCAATAGGGGCCCAAACAATATGGCATTTAATTCGTGCAAACTTGGGACACTTTGCAATAATACTAGCCCTATCTTTTCTTGTGATATTTGTGGCATCATAGATGACATCATATCCATTATTTAAAAATTCAATTGCTCTATTCTGCATTAAAGAGAATACTTCTGATGGATTACCTTGTATGTTTTCATCTCCATATAACTCTTTTCTAATAGCATCAGAAGACAAATGAACAATATAACTATAACTATCCTTTATTTTCTCTGCATAAAAAGTTTTCCCAGAGCCAGGAATTCCGCAAAGGAGTATTAGTTTAGGTCTAAACATTGTTCTTCTCCATTTCAATCATAAAATTCTTTTTAAGAACCTTAACAAGAGTATTGTTCATGATATTGGCGGCTTCTTGGTTAATGACAACCTCATGAGTATCCATATAGTCTTGCTTCATATTCTGCACAACGGCACAAATTTCATCTGCCATCTTAACAGCTTCATCCTTGGAATAGATATAAGATGACTTGATATCAATTAAATCTTGTGGAAACGTAGGAATAAGACATTCTTCATAAGGAACGCCATCAATATATCTTCGCAGAAATTCTCCACAACGTAAAATGTGATGGAGCTGTTTATTGTCGTAACCATACTTTTCAATCTTTTCTCTGAGACCTTCATATGGATGACAAAGAGCCTTCCTCTTCTCAAATACCATACCAGCAATACAATTAACTGCTGCAAAATTATTATAATGAGCAATATCTTCTGCGTGAACGAACATTGGCAGATATAGAGCCTTAAAATCTGGATTCAAATAACGATACTTTGTAAATAGAATCTCAACAAAATTAATGTTTTGCTTACGGAAACATTCATGCATTAAACGAATGTCTTTAAGATCAATATGCTCATTAGTAGGAAGAATCAATGTTGTGCTGACTGGCTTTCTATTAAGACAAAAATCTTCAAAGGAAGGAAGAATGATTGCCTTAGTATCAACATCAGAACCCTCATATGCTAGGTTATAGTTCTGGGAGCCCTGTAAAAAGACTCCCAAAACCGTATAGCCAAGACCAGACACGTATGAATAATCGCTAGTGATACGCTTTTGAATCTTGTCGTTCATATTTATCCTCACTTACTCGTTGTATTTGTACTCTTAAAGCAACTACCAATTAACGCAAGCGAACCACATACAATCGGTAGCATGTCAGGTGTAAATCTAGTTGTGCCAAATAGCGTGTTGAAGCCAGATGCTACAGCATCGCCAACAATATTCATTAGCATCCATCCACCAAACCAACCACAGAAAAACGTAATAACTGGTGCAAAAATCAGAAGAATAATTACTGTTAGACAACCACCTAGAAGTGCGCTATTATCCTTATTCATATTAAACATCCTCCTCAATTTCTTCCTGAGCCTCTTCCATATCGGGAGCATCGGCCTCAGCCTTTACTAGGCCCTCAAGACACTTAAATGCAAAATTCTTATGCTTATAAGCACAGAACTTAGGCTTGTTCACAATGCGAACTACAACACCCTCACGCACATGAGTCTTGCCGATGGGATCTGGGCCATCGTAATACTGTTCTGCAATGTTTTTAACCCATTCACCAGGAGTTCCATTGCGAGTAGTTTTCCAGGTTCCCCAATCGCCGTTACAATCGTAGTTCTCTTCTAGAGATTCATCTTCAGGGATAAATCCTTTCCACAATACAGGGACACATTTACAACCCATCTGTTCACAACGATAACGCATAAATTCTGGAGTATATTCAACAACATCTCCATCTTCATTAGTCATAGTCATACGATAGACATAGAAATCAGACTGGGGCACCTTTCTCTCGGTGATACCAATACCTTCTTTGCCATCTGGATTACAGCCATAAGAGAAAGTCGTAGTCTTACCATACTGCTTTACAAATTCCTTATCGTTTAGCTTCTTGTTGTCAGCAGTTGACATAATGGGAGCACCAGTATGAGTAAATCCAACCACCTCATAATAAACCTCTTCGCCCTTATGAAGCTTACCTTCAAAGAACTTAGAGTGCTGCTCACGGAACTCATTGGAACCATAATACCCACCATCATAATTCTCTAGAACAGTACGACGAGTACCAGATACATATCCCCAATTATAAACAGGACTAATTGCGGCATTGGCCTTCTCGACAAAATGCTTAAATAGTTTAGGATGCTTGAGCACACTAAACGCCCAAGGAGGCCCAATATAATCCTGAAGCACAGGTAGATAACCAGTACGCTGAGAAGTGCCATGCATTTTTAGAGTAATCTCAATCTGATCACCAGCCTGAAATGCACCAAGGTTATAAGCTAGCTGCTCAGTATCCGCATGCTCAGTAAATAGAGGAGCAATGGGAGCCTTCTTCTTGCGAGTATGATTACCGTTTGTGGCACGACCACTACGAGTATTTCTGCGAGGAATATACTTGGTGCAAATTTCATGCCCATTGAACGTGGTGATGACATCTCCAACCTTTAGTTTAGAAATATCACCAAAAGAACTCAGGCAAGATAGTGGTAGAAATAGTCCATCAGACTTCTCGCCACGAAGCTTAATGGAAGTCACATTACGCTTGTCTGCGTCCATATAACCGCCAATGTTATTGCCATCGGCATCCTTCTTGCGAAGTAGATTATTGGCATCTGCAAATTCAACAGAAAGCTGACCATCAGTTGGGAAATATACACCAATCTGATTGTCCGTATATTCCATGCTTACGCAAACGGTATTTCCAAAACACTCGCCAAGCTGTAGTCTGTCTGCGTTAGGATGCTTGCGCAGGTTTTTAATTGTTGTTACATATGCGTTATACATTTTGTTCTCCTCTCATTAATTTTGTGTTGTATTACTTATCTTTAATCTTCTTTACAAATTTAGCAATTCTACGGTCAAATTCAGCATTAAACTCTTCCTTAGAAATCTCTTCATAATTATTAATTACATCATGTCCAACGCCCCATGCTCCAGAAAACAGTGTATCAGCATAAAATGGAACTCCATCGTCATTAGCAAGCCAAAGCGCAGGATACTGATATTCATTGAAACGAGTGCCAGTCTTAGTTTCTTCTACCACTGGGATATCAAGAACCTTTACAAAAACACCATTTACTTTAAAACATCTACCAATATTATTCTTAGCAACCTCAAAAAACTTTTTTCTGTCTTCAGCTTCTAGCCTATAACGTTCTTGCCGAAGTTCCGCAATCTTTTGATCAATTTCTTTAATTGTCATATTTAACCCTCACACATATTAAATAGCTTACTTAGACTCCATCCGTTTGCTCTGGAAAGACCTGCAGCATAATTACAAATACTTGCATCGTCAATTGCGCCAATACTATTCAGATAATCAGTTAACTTATTATAAGATTCCTTCTTTGCGCTCCAGCCAATTAAAGATTCCTTATTAATAGTCACAAGATCAAATAGAGAACCGCCAGTACCATTAGACATCATGCACCATGCACCGTCTGTATCAATATCACCATTACACATACGCTTAGCATCCTGCTTCTCTAGTTCAATAACCTTGTATGTATCGCCGCTGTATCTTTTGTTGAAAGAAATATTATTGTCCTTTAGTACCTGCTCAATGTTTCCACGGGTTAACATTTCAACCTTCATTTTTATCCTCCATTATAATTCATCGTCGAGTTCTGCTGCAAGCTTCTGTTTGACTGCTTTAATCGCATTTTGAACATCTGCTCTACCAATGTTCTCTTCCATCCAATCTACATAATCATCACCAGCACGACATAGATCAATTAACTTTTCACCCTTATGTTTACCGAAGGTTAGTACATAATCTTCTGGCTTAGATTCAACTCTGGGAGCCTCAATATTCTCAAAATCCATTGCAAGACTCTTGCGAGATGCCAGATAATCAGCTAGATGAACAAGCTTTTGATATTCATCTTTGGGCTTTGGCAACTCAATATTGGTCTTTTTATCAAAGGCCCACTGCCCCATGTGGCTCTCAATACAATGGGCAATAAAATCACGCTCACTAGTATTAAGACCATCAGTAGAACGAACTACCTCTGCCATCAAAATCGGATGATTAAACTTTGTATATTTAGACTTAGTATAATCTTCTTGTGTACCAGATTTCATTCCGTCATGAATTAATGCCGCTGTTCGCATCAAATCTCTTTCTCTGGAAGTCATTCCAGCTCCATACTGTTCAAGCTCAAGAAAGAAATTTAGAAATCTAACAACTGCCATCTGGTGTCTCATAAGACCACCTTCACCAAGACTATAAGCTGGATGATACTTGCCAGTGCTAGATGCTCCTACATGCCAGACATATTCTGGTAGATTATTAAGTAGTTCTATAGCAAACTCTTTAATGTCTTCATTTTCAAATGTGTTTAAAATTGGTTCTAGTAATTTCTTGCGTTCAGAATTCATCTTCGTCCTCCTCGATATAATCAACTAATTTTTCTGTCTTGCCACAGTTGTCACACTTTTCTACATACGGCGTAAAAACAATTCGATCAATATGCTTCTTAGATAGCTTGTGCTTCTTTAAATAGCACTTCTTACAATACATACCAGTATCAAAGTTGTCCATAATTCTCTCCTTAATTCCAACGTTCTTCTGCGAAACCATTTTCGACAGTATAATAAATTCTTTTAATGCCAAGGCTTCGAATAAGCTTTTCACAGCTCTTACAAGGTCTTGCCATTGCTGTTCCGCCATTGCGGTGTTCTCTATATACGTAAATGCTACAATCTTTAAAATTTACATCTTTTCTATGAATCAAAGGCATGAGCGCCTTTACTTCGCTGTGATTAGAATGTGGGGTATCTACATTAAATCGAACCGCATTAAGTTCTTTCTGCAACGGAGAAGTTTTTGTCTCGTTGTAACCACTTGAAATGATGCGACTTCCGCATGTTACGACGCATCCAAGATGTTCCTTATGGAAATCAGAAAGCTCACTCATTGCTTTAGCCGCTTTAAAAAAAGATTTGTTTCTTCCAGTCATGTTATCCCTCTCATTAATTTTGTACTGTAAACATATCACATATTTTTTGATTTGTCAAGAGGTACGTAATCTTTTGATTAGGCCACTTAAAATTTCTACAATATAAGAGATATCATTATCGTTTAAAGTTTCATCAACTGTAATACGAATTGTACTTAGAGCTTCATCATTATTTAATCCAATAGCTTTTAGTGTACTGCTTGGAACGGATTCTCCACTGCAACAAGCAGAGCCAGCAGAAATATAAATTCCATATATACTTGCGAGAGTCACAAGATCACTAGCTTTTACTCCATCAATACAAATTGATAGATTGTTAAATAAACGATTTACATCAAGCTTGGGCCCATTTAGATGAACTCCAGGAATTTCAAGCATTCTTTTTGCGAGATTATCTCTATTCATGCTAGTACATGCATTTACATAACTATGTAAAGCTCCACGATTAATTTCAAGAGCTTTTCCCATTCCTGCAATTGCTGGAGTATTATAAGTTCCTCCACGCAAACCATTTTCTTGCGACCCATAGATTAGAGGAGATAGCGCAATACCATCTCGACAATATAAAAATCCAACACCTTTTGGCCCATGAAATTTTTGTGCAGATACTGACATCAAATCAATGCCAAGGTTTTTAACATTAATGCTTCCCTCTGGAAATACTTGTGTCGCATCAACATGCAATACAAAATCACGACCATTAATTGCATTTGAAATTCTAGCAATGTCTTGAATAGTACCAATTTCAGAATTGCCATATTGAATGCTAACAAGTGCAGAGTTATAAGTCTTTAAGATGTTTTGAAAATAATCAAATGAAATATTTCCATATACATCTACTGGAATATATGATGCACTTGTAAATGTACTACTTTTAATAATTTCTTCAATAGATTTATGTTCTAGATGTGTTGTAATAATACGATTATATCTTGTGCCACAAAGAGCAAGACTATTGGACTCGCAAGCTCCAGACGTAAAAATAATTTCTTTGGGCTCACAACCAATATCTGCTGCAATCTGTTCTCTTACATTCTCAATAATATTCTTAGCATCTTGGCCCATTTCATGAATTGAACTTGGGTTTCCGTAATGATTTCTCATTACGTCCGCCATAGTTTCAATTACTTCATCGTAAGGTCTTGTTGTACTTGCCGAATCTAAAAAATATATTCTCATACAAACTCCTTAATTACAGTTTGATGCCCATTATGAATCTCTACAAAAAGACCTTCCTCCGCAAAGTCACTATGAGAAAACATATAATTAAATAGATTATATGGAGTTAAAACATTCTCTGTAAAATCATAATAGATTGCATAAAAAGAATCTCCTTCAGGATTATTACTAATCATTGCTAGAATATTTTTATTGTTTTTCAGAACGTTTGCGAGATACTGTGCCTTTGTCGGATCTAAATTTAAAATTAGTTTAGAGATAATATTTCTTTCTTCGTCTTCAATGTTCTTGCTGAAAAGAATAATATTGCCATTGAACTTACACACGCTATCATAATACTTAATGTCATTTGCTGGATTCTGATTAACATATTCAGAAAAAACAAAAAGCTCTGCGTCTGCAAGTTTATAAGTTTTGCTCATGGATTAAGCCTCCTTTAATTTTGTATTCTGATTATAACATAATGCTTTTAATTTGTCAAGTAGCAAAAAAGCCGCCCCGAAGGACGGCTATTATATTTAATTAAGTAGGATGAATTGCCAAGTGTTCTTTCCAACGATTCCATCATCAGACATGTTCCCCGACTTCTGCAGGGCCTTTACAGCCTTTTCGGTGTTGACTCCGAACTCGCCATCAACGGTTCCACAATTAAAACCAAGAGAGTTTAGAGAAGCCTGTAGAACTTTAACTGGATTACCAGAATCGCCCTTTTGAAGCTTTTGAGCATTTACAGAAACATATGTAGGCTTGTCAAATTTCTTGGCGGCAGCTTTATAATCAGGGAGACAAAAACCACGAATATAGCGACCATTAACATTAATCTCTCTGTAGGCAACAGAGTCACTCTTATTGCCCTCAATAACGGTAATCTTACCATTGGAAACCTTTGTTACCATACCAACATGATCTGGAGCACCTTTGTTGTCGCCAACACCATTGTCTCCCCAATCATACATTACAAGATCACCAGGCTGAGGAACATATGCATCGTTCTCCTTCCAGCGACCAGCCTTCTTATATAGTTCAATCATGCGACCACAAGAACATTCTGGGAGGATATATTCTGTAATACCAAGCCTAACACCAACCGCACTTACCGTGGCTGCACACCAAGCATCACTATATCTCACCTTATAACCTACAGGAAGTGGCTTTTGACTATTGTATAGATCAATAATTTTCTTCTTCTTACCATTGGCCCCGCTATATCCGAGCCATGATTCTAGTATCTGTACTGCGTTTCGTCGCATCTGTAATTCTGTCATAATAAAAATCCTTTCTTTTAAATTTTTGGAGCGGGATGCGGAATTCGAATCCGTACCTCAGCTTTGGAAGAGCCGTATGCTAACCGTTAAACACCAATCCCGCATATTTTATTCTTATGTTTTTGTTTACGAGAAAAAGAGCCCTTGCCCTTCTTTGCTTTCACTTTACTACCACGCTTGCGAAACTTAAGAAACTCTTGAAGCTCTTCTCCTGTTTTCTTGAAAATTGTTTTATCCATAATAAAATCCTTTTTCAATAAAATGGTGGGCGTGAAGAGGATCGAACTCTTGATACCTGCATTAAAAGTGCAGTGCCTTACCACTTGGCTACACGCCCATATCTGGACAAAGTTTTATTTATCCAGTAAAATGTATTTCTGCATGACAATTTGCACAAAGTAAATCACATTTATCTACTTCATTAAATAACTCTTTAATAGAAAATGAATCTCCTACTCTTACTCTTGCTATAGTAAATTCTTTTTGCGATGGATCTCTGTGATGAAATTGTAATGCTCCTTCACATTTACTATATCCACACTTCTCACATTTTCCACCCTTATACTCAATTAATTTGTGTTTTAGTGCTTGTTTCTTTGCTTTTATTCCATCAGCATCGTTTAATCCTTCTGGACGACAATTATAGCAATATTTTCTAGATGGGTTTGTTGTTATAAATTCTTCTTCGCAAATTAGACAAATTAATTTTCGTTCAGTGCTAGCATTATTTTTTTTACATCCACAAGATGTTGTTATACCATATGTTAAATGTCCAGTTTGAATATCTATTTCTTTTCCACATATACATCTACATGTCCAATATGTCTTCTTTCCTTTGTTTGGTGCTCTTTTTATTGCAGTCAAGTATCCAAACTTTTTACCAGTGATGTCTAAAATATTTGGTATAAATGTCACTTCTTTCATTAAAATTATATAAATAATGGCACCGCTATTTGGACTTGAACCAAAATTATGACTGCTTAGAAGGCAGTTGCCATATCCATTAGGCGATAGCGGCATATGCATAAAAGGTTTTATAGGATCTCGTCAAACTTTAATATAACATAACCTACACGCAAAGCACTTGTTGTGCGCACAACAGTCTTAGTTTCCTTCGCCACCAACCTCGGTTATGCTTTTTGCCACCTTATCCTACTTTCGGTGACTACAACCTTGTTCTCTTTCGTCGTTGTGGGTCAACAACTTAGCCGATGGGCCAATTCTTCAATCATTCCTATGGCGAATAATTGCATCAAATTGGTTTATTAATCCATCATGTTAAATATCGCACGAGAACCCCAATAGGCGGTTTGGTGGAAGATGTCGGTGCCGCCCCGCTACTCAAACTCCCAAAGTTCGTGTGTTACTGTTACACTACATCCTCCATTAATTTTGTGTTGTAGTAGTTAAGATCGTATCTTTAATACGTTCTATATGACTGACACAGCCACTCAGTCTGATTACATGGCGACGGTGAAGCGATTCGAACGCTTGCAGGTTTTTACGCCCCTAGAAGTTTTCAAGACTTCTCTCTTCAACCACTTGAGTACACCGCCAAATTTACGATAGTCTTGCCAACTCTCTCATAGCCTTCTTAATAAGCTTATCATTCATAACTTCGCCCTTGGACTTAAGCTTTGCAATGCGGTTCTCATAATGCTCCTTGGTTCGGAAATTCATAATATGTACCTCCTTAAAAATTTCATGGCACGGGATAGTGGACTCGAACCACTGATCAGGGAGTCTGGTCAAGGATATTGGACTTGCACCAATATACCGCCGAAACAGTCTTTAAACTAATCCATCGGATTCTGCTTGAATTAATCCTTGAAAGTCCCTTGCCTTACCACTTGGCTAATCCCGTATATAATTGGTGGCTGTTGCACCTTGCGCTAGGCATTGAAACCACTAAACAAGTCCGATGTAAACACCAGTCTCTGAAAGGCAAACCCTTTGTTCCGCAACATTTAATTCTCACTTACTTGGTGGGCCAGGCTGGTGTCGATCCAGCTACTCCCGAAGGAAACGGGTTTACAGCCCGCCGCAGTTGCCGATTTGCTACTGACCCATATGGCGGAGAAGGTGGGTGCCGACCCCACTCACGTATTGCTACGCCTATTTGTTTAGCAAACAAACCTCTTTGCCATCATTGAGTACTTCTCCATATTCCAGTTCAGCTTTATCTCGCCCTTAACGACTACTGGTGCGCCGCCTACCATACTCGTAGGTTTGCTGCTTCTAAAACAACTTGTTAACCATGAGCAGCGATAGTTAACAATGTGGAGCTGGTGGAGGATTCCGAGACCTCGACCTAGGCATTACAAGTGCCTCGCTCTGCCGCTGAGCTACACCAGCAAATAAATGGCACTAACGTAGTTCCCACGCCCATATTGTTGCTATACTAGCGCCTTTCCATCTCGTCAGCTATGGTACTGAGAATGGGGCTGGCGGAAGATATAGGACTCGAACCTATAACCCTGCGGTTAACAGCCGCATGCTCTACCATTGAGCTAATCTTCCATACATGAGCAGTTTATACGGTGATGCTCAGCACCGTGCCCATAAGAGCGCCAAAGGAAAAGCGAGCCTGATGGTACTCCCAGTCGGGAACGATCCGACATTTCAACCTTGAAAGGGTTGCGACCTAACCAATTAGTCGATGGGAGCATTTGGTTGCGAGAGGGTAGATTCGAACTACCGATCTTCACCTTATGAGGGTGACGAGATGACCACTTCTCCACTCCGCAATGGTGCTCCGCCCAAGGATCGAACTTGGAACCTCCCGATTTGGCGTAAGAAGAAAGATTCGAACTTCCAATCTCTATAGCTAGACTATAGCGGGTTACCATTCCCCTATTCTCACATAAGTCGGGTGCTCTAACCAATTGAGCTAGCGGAGCAAATTGCCTAGCGTTTCAGGTACTTTTTAGGGTTGTTGCGCCTCGAAGAGGGCTGTTTAGAATCAAAGCTTCGATATTTGGTCAGTTCCCCATTCACGCATAGTCCATTAGTACCATGGGCTATAGGACTCACTTCAAGTGGCCGAATTCACATTTCATATTCCCTACCCTTGAAGGATGTTTACCGTACTTTTATACCGCTGGCACACATCAGGCGGTCTATGCTGTCTTTCCAAGCTGCCAATCAATTCCTAATCAGTTTATTAAGTCGTATGTCATTGATAACCAGTAGACTTTGGTAGCTCTAAAGAGACTCGAACTCTTACGCCGAAGCAATGGTACTTGAGGCCATCGTGTCTACCAATTCCACCATAGAGCCATATTACTCTCATGAGTAATACTTATCAATTTTATATTTGATAATTAATTCATTTGCTCTCATATAATTTCTGCCTTTTGCTGTAAGCCCAAGCGTTAATAATGCTTGCCTTATATTATCGGCTTCACGTAATGCTTTTACAAATTCTTCTTCAGGAATTATTCTATCTCTATTTTTTATGTTTTTCCCTTTATATGTATCTGTCATTGCATGACAATTTGGACATAACAATTGAAGATTCTCTAATGTTGAATTTAATTCGTCTCCATCTTTATGATGGGCTTCTAATGGAATTGGTTTGCCCATCCATTCTTTTAATCCACAACATTCACATTTTCTACCTCTTAAAGCAATTATTGCATCAAGCATATTTGCGCTTCTAATCTTTTTTCCATATATAAATCTTGAATAGTCAAAATTATCTTTATTCCATCCTTGGAATGTAAAATGTGATATATCTAAATCTAATTGATTTATCATATCCTTCATTATTTGTATTTTACTTCCGCACTCTTTATTATATCCACATTTTCTTGCTAATTCTGAATAACTTTTGCTTTCTTTAACAAATTGTTCTATTTCTTCTTTAGTAAACTTTTCCCATTTTTTCATTAATGAATCACCTAATTCTTTAATTAGATAATTCTTAAGTATCTTATTGAATTTTTTATAAAGAATTACTTTTTTATTTATGTGGTGCTGGATAGGGTACTCGAAACCCTACGCTTTTCAGCAGCGGGACTTAAATCCGCTGTGTCTACCAATTCCACCAATCCAGCATAGCGTCGGGCAGCTTTTTTACAGTGATGCCCAGCACTATCGGCATTTTATTTGGTGATTGCTACCATCCAGCCTTGTGGATACCTAGGGCCATTGAACTTGAAACCGCAAACCATTCGTCAAGGATTTTGTAAAACTTTGTGGGCTCAGTGAACTATGCACGTCTTAGCCCTCTTTACAACTTTAACGTTTGACCTTTGACGAAAAATAAACTTTAAATCTTGATCTCTAAACTTTGATATTTAATCTTTAAGCTTTACAGTCATTATTAGTATTAAAAACAATTTACATTTGTTTTTAATTTAATAACTATAGCATGTTATTAAATATCTTTTACTTTCTTAGTAAAGATTCCAATTTAAAGACCAATTTTTTCATTATTTTACATCAATGTATCGGTCAAAACCATCGAAGCAAATCCGTTCTAGGTTTTCGGATGGCAGCAATGTTTATTACTTAATACTCGATGTCGAGTACAGTAATGGCATTAGACACGCTAAGAGCAGCATCAACCTCGGTGAGGAACTCAGACACCTCAGTATCGAGACCATCAATAACATTCTTAACACCAATGGGGTCAATAATGTCATACTGATTATCCTTGATGTACTGAGCACGAAGGTTCTTCATTGCGTCAGAATCAACAGCCATCTTGGAATCCTTGGGCTGTGCCTGAATAACACTTAGAACATACTGTTCTGCTCTCTTCTCAAGAGGATCACCACTGTTTAGATCGAGCTCATTCTTAGCTCTAACATACTGAGTGGAGATTGCTCTCATGAAATAATCCTTGAACTCCATTCCATGATTCTTCATCTCAATGGCCTCAGCAACGGTGTACTCGGTGTCTCCCACCTTAACCTTGGTTACTGCATTAGAAGCAACAACCGCTCTCTTGATAGCATTACGACGAGCAATGAGATCAGAAACCTTCTGGAAATCAGCCTGCATCTGAGTCTTAAACTCATCAATGGTCATGCCGTGAATCTTCTGATTGGAATGCTTGTTAGCAACAACGTAAGTGCCGCTAGTAATCGCCTTATTGATGCGATCATCAATAATCTTGAGCTCAGCAAGAGCCTTGTGGACAGTCATGTTCTCCTTAGTCATAATCAAATCTCCTTTTGAACTTTAATTTTGTATTGTTATTATATCACAGAATTTCTTGTTTGTCAAGACCCTTACTCAATTCCATAACCAAGTCGATTATGCATTGAAAAGGCTGCAGTGGTAAGATCATTAGCGAACATGTCTAGCTTCTTATCAAGCTGCTCATAGTAATGGTCAAGGAGCTTAGCCTTGGCTCTCCGCCGACCCTCTTCTGCATCGTACTCATCATCGGGATGACACACAACAACGGCACGATAACTACTGTTCATCAAATACTTACTAGGATTAAAGCACAGAGAATTAGTGTCACCAACGACCTTTGCGATCTGATTGATTGCGTCGTAAGCAGTGTTCTCCAGAACCGCCACGGTCTTCTTCTGATCAGGGATGTCGTAATACTTAATCATCTTTTTTGTCCTTTCTTGTTTTAATTTTGTACTGTTATTATAACACAAGCTTCTGAATTTGTCAAGTACTTTTTTAAACTTGCCAGAGTAAAAGTTCTTGTCTCATTCGGTGTTTTGTATTATAACACATCTTTTTGAATTTGTCAAGCCCCTACGTAACCAACCAAGGTCGAGTTACTCAACTCATTCATTGTTTGTATTATAGCACATTAATTTTGTTTTGTCAAGAGGGTGAATCTTCGTCCAGAAGTTCTTGTCTCTCTCAACTGACAGGACTTATTATAACACATTAATTTTGGTTTGTCAAGAGGGTAACTCGTTCATATAATTAATAACATCTCTTGCGTACTGATTATATCCAGGACTACCACTATTATAGTAAGTTAGAGCATTCGGCAAATCATACTTCGCCAGAAGTTCTGCCAAAAAGTCACAGCCTACTAGAAAGTTGCTATACGGATCAAGCAAATCAGTTACTCCGAGACGAGCCATGCGGTCTTTGTGCCATCTGGGTTGCACCTGCATGTATCCATAGCTCTTACCACCATCGCCCATAAGATTCTGGAAATGCGTCTCTCTCCAAATAACAGATACCGCAAGGGCCATATCTAGACCAGTTGCTTCACAAGCATCATAAAGCAACCTTTGCGTCTCTTCATCAAGAGGAATATCATACGTGGAATAATACGGCTCTTCTTCAATAACCTCTTCCACTACTCTCATTTCCTCAACAACCACATCTACAGTGTATTGCTCTTCTTTGATGCTTTCATCAATCTGTGGCTGTTCAGTTGGAATGTTTTTTGCATATGCAAAAATCATTAGACTAGATGCTACCATAAAGGCAAGCGTTGTGATTGAGAAGATTCTCATACCTTTACTAAACTCTTGCTTCATTCTCTTCTCATCTCTTAGAGTCTCTTTTGAAATAGTCTTTTCCTGTTCAATTTTCAAAAATGTCTCAAATTCTTTCATACGTCCTCCTTTATTTTTGTATTGTAATTAAAATAAATAAAGGCGACACAGTATGCGTTGTCGCCATTATCTATTATCCTGACGATTATGTGCGTAAGTTCTGTCTTTCAGGATATTACGTATTATAGCACAAAAGGAGAGCTTTGTCAAGATGTAATCAAATTGTAATATTTGCTATGTATGCTGTAATCCACAATTCAGTTTCTGGTAGCTTAATCCAATGACCATTTTCGTCTTTGCGAGACTTGTTGCGAGGCTCTGAATTAAATTGAATTACAGATTCATTATTAAATGGCTGTTTCTCGTACATCTTCTTTTGAATCTTATATGTGCCAATTTGCCCATCCCATAGCTGATAAACCTGTATACGAGGGCTCCACTTGGTATTCAGATCCATTACATAGCCATAATTCTTCTTCTCTGGCATGGTTAAATTGCAATAGCCAAGGCATTCAAATTGCCACTTTATTCTTGACTGAATTGGAGCATCAACTTTTGGAATCATTGCACATAAATCTCGCATAAGAGCATCAGAATCTGTGATTTTAAATTTCTTCGGAGTTTCAGTACAATGTTTTTCAATAATGTTTTGTGGTAATTCACATTTCTCTTTCTTTAATTCCTTACGTCCAGCAAACTTATCATACAGTTGTACTGTTCTGAGAAGAGTACCAGATGGCCCAAAATCAGAAAAATAATCAATCTTGATTAATGTATCTATTTTCCCAGAATCCATACTCTTTAAAGACTTCATTGCAGTAAGTAAATCACAGAAATTATCAAAATGTCTACTCTGAGACAACTCATATAGTTCATCCGCACAAGCTTGACTTAATCCCTTAATAGAAAGAAGAGACGGATTGATAGTATGATTTTTCTTATCTGCCACAAACTTTCTATTATCTACTCCAAACTTATATGCGCCCTCTTTAATTCCAAATGCCACCTGCATCTCCTGCTTAAGAGCCTGAACCTTATCTTTTTTACCCTTATCAGAAAATACTTGCAGCAATACCTCATAAAATTCATATGGATAATAAGCCTTTAACCATGCACAATATAAACTATCTAGAGCCATACAATAAGCGTGGGCGCTATTAAATCCATATCCGCAAGAATCGTCAATGATTTGCCAAACTCTTGCGCTCATTTCTGCGGCTTCCTCTTCTGGAATATGATCGTCCTCCATAATCTTCTTCTTAAAACCTTCAATGAATCTTGACTTTAAAGGACGAACTTTTTCTGGATGCTTCTTTGCAATGGCTTTAATAATGCCATAACATTCATCAAGAGGGAACCCCGCATAGTTTAATGTATTCATGGATTGCTCCTGATAAAGGATATAAGAATATGGGAATTGTGGAGTTTGAAGAATCTTATCAAAAGCCTTAATTCCATATTCAAAATGCTCTCTTGATTCAAACTTAGAATACATGGATTTAAATGCGGGACGAATTGCCGCTATCCATGCGGCTAACTCTGAGATATTTTGTGGTTTATACTTTCTGAGCTTTCTCATGGCGGATTCTTTTTCGCATTGATTGACACCGATAGTATAACCATTGGCATAAATATCCCAAACCTTTTTGTCTCCATCAACAAGATTACTAATCTCATTAGCAGTATGTACGGGTATACCAATACGCTTATAAATTTTATCAATAAGTAATACAACATCTACTTTGAGTAGGTCATTCTTAAGGAACTTATACTTCTCTGCAATTGCTCCATCAATAACCGTGGTAATATACTCACGTTTTGTACTCTCGCTCTTGCATTTGATTAGCCCAATTTCCTCTCTGATACTTCCCTGGTATAGAAGGTATGCGCAAGGAGCCTTATTCTTATGGTCAATTACTCCCCAATACTTTCTGCTCTGATCAATATACGGCTTGTACTTCTCATCGATGAAATCATAAATGTTGATATCGTCCTTATCTTCATCATCCGCATATTTAACCGCTTCTTCGTACTTATCGATCTGCTTAGAAATCTCATTGGCAATCTCATAATCTAGGTTTGCTGCTCTAGCGTATAGTTTGAATGCAGATTTCTTTTTTAGTGTACCAAACGCAATCATAGGATATGCGTGATCTTCTCCAAGGATTTCTTTCTGAGCCTCTGCAAAAGGCTCCACTGTGCCTAGGTTCATGTCCAAATCTGGTAAGGATTTAGTCTCTAGAATTCTTGTCTTGCTAATAAAACGCTCTGGATATAGCTTAATAGGAGACGTAAATCTATCAACCTTAGAAAATCCACAGAGAGTATTAGTAAAATAGCCAACTGCACTACCACGGCCAGTAGTTGTAATTAGGCCCCCCTTTTCAATACCACGTTTAATAATGGCATAGTCCATCAAAGGATAGTCTACCATGCCAGTCTCTTTATATACTGATACTTCCTGCTTAACACCATCGTAATATTCCTTATATTTGTCCTTCGGAACATTCTTCATATAATCTCTGAATAGACCAGAGATTAATTCGCTATAAATCTTGTTGCGCTCTTTTTGTGTCTTTTCAGGATATAGAGTAGGTAGTTTAATATCTTGTGTAAAAACTGGAACATTATCATAATCATCAAATGTAAGCAGAATATCTGTATTATCCATTGCTCTCTGTACAGTCTCTGCATCGAACACTCCCTGTTCTGCAAATCTTTGACGTACAGTATCATCATCTGGATAATCCATGTACCATCCAACTTCATTATCATCATACTGAATATTGCGCCCAGCTAGAATATCATCTCTTTCTACTGACTGCTCTGGATAAATATAATGACTATCAAGGCCAACTATCATCTCAATGCCGTATTTTTCTGATAACTCTTTGATATGTTTATTAAGAACAATTTGTCTTGACGTATTATGATTCTGGATTTCAAGCATAAAATTATCCTTAAAATAATCATGCATACGCTTTACAATATCATCACTATCTTCATACTTCCAAAATGCAACACATGCTGTAGTAACAAAAACATCATTTGCAGGAAGAGAAAAGATTAAATCAAGATCAATCCTTGGCTTATAATAATATCCCGTTTCATTAGCATCAGATAAAATACGATTAATGGCCCTTCTACCATTCTCATTTTTAGCAAGTATAATAATATGGTTATTAGACTTGTCTTTATTTGTACGAACAGTACCATCTTTGTTTTTAATGACTTCGCCAGTCTCTTTATCATGTTCCTCATATTCTTTCTGGCGATCCTTAACCCAATATGCTTCAGTGCCAAATACAAACTTTAAATCATATTCTTTTGCCAATTCAAATGCTTTGTGATAATAGCCTTGCCAACCATGCTCAACAGAACTGATAACCTTGTGACCAAGTTCTACTGCTCTCTTAGCATACTCTTCTGGCATTGCTGCACTATCACCTTCGCTATAACTTGTATGGCGGTGGTAATTTTGCATTATATCACTCCTTGTTATATAAAATCTTTATAAAATCTACATGCTTAGGTTTCCAAAACTGCCACCACTTCCGAGGACGCTTCTCAAAGCCAACAATGTGAAATGGATTTGACCAAAGTCTACTATCTGAGATAAATGTATCTAAAGTTGTAGAAAAAATATCACCGTTACTTAACTCAAAAGCTCTTATATGTTCCATCTCTAACCCCTCCTACATTAATTTCGTATTGTTATATCATAAATCTTCTTCTTTATTAACTATAAAGTTTTGAATGGTATTTTTTCGAATAGGATAAGAATCTACGTTAACAACATCTCTATGAAAATCACCTTGATTAAGATTATAAACATAGTCATAAGATACATTACATTTATCTGCTATATCTTTTAAACTCATATCTGTATATAAAAGTAAATTTTTAATTTCTATTATTGTATCTAATGAAAATTTAATTTTTCTAAAGGTTCTAATTGGATATTCAATATTGTCTTTACGAAAATTCTGCCCATTATTTATTGCAGTAATAGCAGTTCTTGAACAATGATATTTTTCTGCAATCTCTTTTTGTGTTAAATCTCCACGTTGTAAGTCATTAATAATAAGCTCAATTTCTTCTTCGGAAAAACAAAATGGTCTTGGATTACATAATGGATATGTTAACGAATCATCTCTCCAGACCTTCCCCTTATTTATTTTTGTAATGTGGCCACGTCCAATATCTGGAAACATATCACATACAACATCAATAGAATTTGATTTCATTAAAATATCTCTAATTATTTTTGCTTCTTCTCCACTTATTTTACATCCATTAATATGAGGAGGTTCTTCACCACCAGACATAATATTATATCCATATTCGCTTATATTGGATTTATAATAAGATATCCAATATTTTTCTCTTTCATTATAATTCTCTACACACTCAATTATTTCAAAAGTAAAATTTTCTTTCCCATATATATTCCAAGCATTTTGTAAATGAAAATTTTCATGTTTGTTTTGCTCTAATTGTCTAATATGAGATTGCCATCTTTCTTTATAGTTTTTTGTTTGTCCTATATAGCATTTATTATTTATTTGATTTGTAATTTTATAAATATATTTTTTCATTTAAATCATTCACTTTATTTTTATATATTCATTCATTGTAAGCTGAAAGAACTTATTACGTCCATAATATGGAGCAGTTAATGTTCCGACTCCAATAAACTCTCCGTCGTTATTCATAGTCTTCCATGACATATCGTTCCACTTGACTAACAAAAGTCCACTCTCGTCAATTACCTTAAGATGTTTCTTAGTAGAAAACGTACTTACTTCGTAGCTATCTGTTTTAATAAGTACCTTAACAGAAGGACAATCTTTTCCGCTAATACGATTAAAAGCATTAAGTTGTTTAATAAGCTGATCATTTACTTGCTCTGCTGTAATTTCAATATCTGCCTCAACATCAATGCTGAATTCAATATCGTTTAATTCATCTTCTATTACATTTCTAAATTGTTCAAATTTGTCTTTATTACAAGTAAAACCAGCAGCCGACTCGTGACCATCACAACGAGCAAGTTCTGTATTATTTACCATTCCCATAAAATTTGGAATTCCAATGGATCTCATACTGCCTGATATTGTATCGCCGTAATCTCTAACAACTACTAGCGGACGTTGAAATTCAGAAAGTAATCGATTTGCCACTAAACCTGTTATATCTGCATCTGTTTCATCAATAAAAAATATCATAAATTTTTTATCTAGTTGTTTCTCTCCTTGCTCCATGAGACTTGGTAACATTTCATTAACAATTTCATTTTGTTCTTCACGACATGCTTTAAGTTTTGGATAAATTTCATTAATTTCATATTCATCTTCTGCTAAAAACATTTGTGCAGATAAATCATTATGTCTGGTTCTAATTGCAGCATTAACCAATGGTGCAATACTGAATTGAATGGCTTCTGTATTAAATTGATATGTCCCTACCATTTTCTTAACAATAAGATTTTGATATTGACTTAGCCCCTTACTGACAATATAACGATTTTCTGGTTCTGCAAGGGAACATACATCGGCAACAATTCCAACTGCTCCATACCACCACAAATCATCTGCATAATTTGTCATATTCATTTCATCGAAATATAAACAACACTTTAGCACTACACCAGCACCAGACAACTGATTGTTTGGATAATCTATCGCACTACTCACAAGAACAAATGGTAAATTACTATTTAATAGTTCTACACTAGGAATATGATGATCCATTATAATTAAAGAATGCCCAGCATCAGTAATTTTTTTATATATATTAGGGTCATTATTTAAACTATCCACTACAATAATAATATCTACACCATCAAAAACTTCCAAATCTATATTTTGTAAACCATGCTCCTTTTTATTATGCACAAAATATGAGACATCTGCTTCTGCTCTTTGCAAATATTTGGTCATAATCGCTCCAGCAGCATGGCCGTCCTGATCTTCATCCCATACTACACAAAATTTTTCTCCTATTATAATTCCATCATCAATAATTTCATATGCCTTATCTATGTTTTTTAATTTCTCAAATGGGATTAAGGAGTCCTCACTTGGATGCAAGAACTCCTGTAAGTTTTCTATATTTCTATCATTAAGTATGGTTTCTATAATTTCTCCATTATCCATACTACGACAATCGTATTTAGCTGTTAAATTTTTCTTCATTTACATCACCATTAATTTTGTATTGTTTTAATTACTTTCTCCTCATCACAAGCTTAAACTCCGTACTAGGATAAGTAATCGAATACTCCTCATTACCGTCCATATTGCCCATAAACCACTCAAATACGGCTCTAATTGCGCCGTCAGTTACATCTTCCTTTTTACCAGTCCACATATGTTTTTCAGTATCCTGTGTACCGTAATAAATTATATTTGTAATAGGGCTTACACCAAATCCTTTTGCCATATTAATCACCATCCATATCAAGTTCATAACCCTTGGTGACAAAGACAATATCACCCCTAGTGATACCATAAGCAGACATCGCCCAAAGGATCTCTTCTTTGGTTGGTTCGTGGTCGAAGTATACATCCTTTACGAACTCCAACTCGAAATTTCTGCGTCGAGCGAAGTAGTCTCGGGTAAACATTTCAAGAATCCATACGTCTTTCAGAATCGTATTGTCCGTGTAGAGCCCTACCGTTTGCTGAAACGAACAAAATTCATCATCCACAATTGCAGAATCATCAACTGGAAGCCTCTTACCATTTTCTGTTACAACGTACATATTATTTCTCCTTTACTAATTTAATTTCATATTTTGTACCATCATCAAAATAAACATACAAGCGTCGGCGCTCTCCATAGCCCCAATCATCCTCTTGGCAGTTACAACATTCCTCTTGACTCCATAATAGTGCGTCAAGAGAATACTCCATATCATTTATATCCTGTGGGCTAAAAATCGTTTCATCATAACATCCATGTTCATCACAAAATGCAAGATTATATTGTTTAACCTTTCTCATATTATCATCTCCTACTTTTGTTCCATCGTATCATCTCTAAGCTGAGGCATAGAAACAAAATCATATGCTGCAAGGCCATCCAACCCCTTCACTGTGGCATGTCTTCCATTTGCCAGCATAAGACTCATGAGTTCTACTCCTGGCATTTCTACTACAATAACCCTTTTGCCAGTACCAAAAGCATATCCTGCTTCAAAATTTGTACCAGCAGAAGAAATTCTTCCATAGCTTAAAGCGATTACAGTGTCTGCTTCGTCAATGGCCTTAATATCTGCCTCGAAAACTTTGCGTCCCCATTCATGATTAGGATAATCCCAAGCATTCTCAATCTTGTGTTCCAAAGGAAGATAAGTATCAATTCCAGAACTGCGTAAAATTTCAGCGGCTTTAATTGCATTAGCCCTATCAGAATTATCAAAGAATGGAGAAGCAATATAGGCACGAGAACAACAGGTATAGATATGATCCCAACCTTCTTCATAAGAAGGCATTTCATCCATGGAAAAATATTGAACAATACGATTCCAATCTAAGTTACGATTTCTGTTAAAGAATCGTTCCATACAAACTGACTTTGGAGTAGGTAAAATTACAATAGTGCGTTCAACGTTATAATCCTGTAAAGCTCGTAGAAAATCCATTCGAAAATCCTTACGCATATTAACTGCGTCATATACAAAAGATTTCCCAGCCAATAAAGTTTCCTTCATGTCTGCAAGTAATCCATAGAATACTTCTGTGGCATCACCATATCTATCTTGACTACCATAAAGTCTACGTCTTACTTGGTCTGCGCTAATATGACAGAAGTTTTTATGTGTCTTAACATAATGTTCTGCAAAAGTTGTCTTTCCTGCTGCAGGTGGGCCATAAAGAAAAATAATCTGTTGCATACCTACCTCCAAATTAATTTTGTACTGTAATTCTATCATACGATTTTTATTTTGTCAAGTCTATAGCCAATCCTCATCCATGGCATATTCGTCCCGACTAAATGCTAACTCCTGTCCCATGGTTCCTCTGTCTGAATTAATATAATCACGAACCGCTTGCAGCTTCCTCTCAAACGGGTCAATTTCACTTCTTAGAAAATCAAACTCTTCAAATGTTGGAAAATAATCTGTCATACTATCACCTTATTTAAACCTCTTCGCAATAGCCTTATCAATTAAACCGATAAAATACTGCTCATTCTCTTTATCAATCCTAGTAAGTTCAGAAGCCTTTGGAGTAATTGCAACAAGCTCTTTCTTTGCGGCAATTAAAGTTGCAACCTGATTTACGACACGATTAATAATTTCATCTCTGTTTTCTTTTAAGATCTTTTTAATTTCATCATTGATTCCATTCTTCCAGTCATCATATAGTTGAGAGTCAATCATCTTATTCGATACAGATTCAACAACATTTTTCCGTAAAAGCTCTTTAAAATCTACTGGAACTTCTTCTTCATTCCAATTATCATATTCAAATAAATCTTCGTTATTAATTTCAAATTCAAACTTCATATTATTCACTCCAATCTAATTTCTGCCCACAATTAGGACATTCATCATATTCTTCTTTAAAACTCTTGTAACATAATGGACATTGATATCTGATATCTGGAAAAGGATCTAAATCTGCAGCCACATTATACTTAATCCAATGTTGTTCTTTCTCCTCTGGACTGCCATGAATTCCAAACAGCTTTCCATCCCACAGACAATCTCTTGCTTTGTTGGCCATGTCCACTAATTCATCGACGAGTTTCTTTAAATCCTCAGCGGAATGATTGCCGTCATAATCACAACCAATTGCCCAAATATCAAATAGCCACTCATCTACACAATCTGGCTCACACATCTTACAACCAGTTTGTTCGTCAACCCAATGTTTCATAATCAATCTCCTTTAGGTTCATACATATCACAAGCATCTGTATATTCATAACACAAATGTCCAAAAATAAATGTCTTTCCCATTTCCCGTTCTTTAGGTGTCGGATGACGAACCGTACAACATAGATTCCAATCACCGCCGCCGATAAAGTGTTCGCAAGTTCCGCATTTATCCATTGTTAATCATCGAACCCAATCTCCTTTGTAAAAAATAGATACATAACTGTAGAACCATATGTTTTTTTTACAATTTCAGTAGAAACTAATCTATACCCATATTGACCCCATTTGCTCAATACATTATCAAGTTCTTCGGTAGCATAATTACTTACAATAACAACCCTATTATAAAACCTAACCATAATAACCTCCTCATTATTTTAATCAAAAATATCTGCAAAGGATTCTTGATATGCTTCATAATCCTCTACAAAACAATTATAATAAAGCTGTGCAGTACATCCATCATATTCTTTATCTGAAAAATTAATTGCCCAAATCTTTCTATTATTTTCTTCCCACAGCTTACAAAAATCCATAAGCTCAATTTCATCATCTTCAATATCAAGAATAGTAAATGCTGCTTCTAATGCACTTTCGCAATAATTACTAATATAATAGTTGCCATCATTGTCTGTTACTGCGTGACAAAATTGCATAATCATTTTAAAAATTGCATCCTTAGCACGAAGTAATTCAAGATCCTTATCCATAATAACCTCCATCGGGTGCATCTCTCTTATAACTCTTGCAACCTACTGGATTACCATTACAACCAACTTCGTAGACGCACTTGTGACAATCTCTTACGACAACGTGTCTATTGGCTTCATCAAGTTCGCAAAACGTTCCAATCCAATGAGAACACTTTGTATTTGGAGCAGTGCAACGTCCACGTCCATATTCACATAACATAATTAGTCCCCTTTAACATCCAAAACATACTGAGAGCATTCAGCAAGACCTTTTATTGAAGCCATAGCCATGCCCCATATTGCTCCTCGTTTAAAATCTGCATTACCATTCTCGCAATTATCAATTAACTTATTAAACTCATCTGAGCCAATAAAATCAAGGATTACTCGCCCAAATTCCTTTGTATCTATAAGAATCTTTTCCATTTTAATTACTCCTTCGGTAATTCAATATATGCCCAACGGTCTGTATTCTTCACTTTATGATATCCATTTTTCCACAGATTCCAATAACCTCTAATGTAGAAAGCAACAAATACTTTCATGCTTGGTTGTTCTGTAATTCTATTAACTAATATATATTTATTTTCAATTGGTGTTTCACACATATTGTGCCAAATCATAATTAATTCCTCATTCATCATATACATATGGTTTAACATCAATAAGTTTCTCATCTATTCCTTTGGCACTTTTCATGTGAGCTCCACAATGTGGGCAACGCTTATAATAATCAAGAAGCCTATCGTAGGAATCATGTAAAGCAAACCAATTACAGTTCGTACACCTAGCAATGACTTCTCCAGGGTCTGCCATATTGTTTTCAATGGCATAATCTCGAATCCAATATGCTTCAACGATTGGCTCAGCATCGGTTACTGGCTGTTTCTTCAAAAATTCTATAAATTCTTCTCTTGTTGGGCTGATATCATCCCACTCAAAGCCAAAATTCATGATCGTTCTGTCACGGTTAATATATTCAGCCATTATAACTCCATTTCTCTACGCTGAGCATTTGCAAGCTCAAGCAAATCTCTTTTGCACTGAGCTACCTCTTCATCGGTAACAATGTCAAGTACGAACATAGCACGAGAGATAGCCTCCTTGAGCTCGTCATCGTCTTCAATACAAGTATAAACTTCGCCTAGAATATCAGCCGCTCTATCATTAGTCATTATTATTTTCCTCCTTCATATATGCTCCACATTCAGGACATCTTTTTGAATCCCAATACTCCTCAATATTCCAACCACAGCGAGAACATCTAGTTACTCCACAATCAGGATATCGAATCCATTTTGCTTTAACGTTTGGTGTAACGTCAGATAAGAGATTTTCATACCAAGCAAGACGGTCAATTACTTCTCCAAGGTCAGTGTCTGGGCTATAAATGTATCTGCCAAATTCATCTTTAAAAGTTAACCTCTGCACTTTTGATTGTACCACCTTTCAAATTCTGCTTCTTCTTCTGGTGTAGGTTCTGTATCCTCTAGCCCGAACATGCATCCAGAATCAAATGTACACCACTCTAAGTCTTCTCGTGTTTCAACCCAGTCTGGATACTTAATCCAACCATATTGGCATCCCTGACAATATTTTATTACTGGATCAACGCAACGTGTAGGTCTATCCATTTCTCAATCTCCTTTAATTTTGTATTATAATACTATCATATGATTCCTGATTTGTCAAGAGGGAGACAGTTTCCCGTCTCCCCCTATATTCATGCATACCAAATTGCATTCATACTAAATAAAATATCAGTACCTTCCTTGTAGCCCAACGATTCAAGACATTCACGAATTAAACAATCCATTTCCAAATGTCCTTCTTCTCCTGCATGGCCTCTGTTTTTATCATAAATTTCCTGTGCTTTCTTTTTAAATTCTTCAGGTGTCATAGTCTACCTCCAACTTCACTTGTGAGTTTTTCTGCCATTGATACTTCTTTTTCTGCTTGTTTACGAAGATTGTCAATATCATTTTGAACAAGTTGTAGGACTCGTCTCTTGATTTGATTGTCTTCATAGTTCTTTTTATTTTTTCTTTGAATCTTACACCAATAATAAAATTTAACAAATGAAAAGAATTTAAATTTAATCTTGATATTATTTCCATTTCTTTCTTTCATAATAGCTGCATTTAATTTTTTATCCTTATAAAGAATGTCATATCTGCTTGGATTCAAATTATAGAAATTTTTAAAATCTTTAAAAGAAAGAAATATTTCTGTTTGCGGCTCAAAATAACCTCTCTCATTAAAATAACTTTGGCAATCTTTAATCTCACAGAACCACGATATAATGACGACTAAAATTAAAATTAAAAAACAAATCGCAATTAGCATAAATACCCTCCATAAATTGTCTGTGTTGCTTCTTTTATTGCTTGCTTAGACATCTTTTCTGTCCAACGCTCGTTGCGAATTCTATATTTTACAACAAGTCCTTTTACGCCCATTTCAGACAAGACAGTTTTAAATCTTTTTGCCAAAAAATCTGAGGACATTTCATTGTTATCTACGTCCTTTTTGTAGCTTGACTTTGGAACTGATATAAAAAGTTCCAATTCATCTGCTGACTCATTTACTTTGTCAATTTCAACTCCAAATGACATCCATGTGATGTAAGCTGCTTCGCCAAGTCCTCTCATAATTCATCCTCCACAATTGTTTCTTTTATGTTTTCTTTTAATATATTATCAAGGATTTCCTTTCCTTCATCAGATGGCGAAGACTTATCAGGAAGATCCAGGCATTCAGTCCAATCAAAATAACTTATTTGTAAATCACGCATAACCGCTGCGTTTCGAAGTGTCTCCATGTCTCTCTTTGTATTTTCTAATGGTAAGTTATTATCAAGCATAAATATAACCCTTTTGGGATTCAATGATAAAATCATTTTTGCCTGATATTCAGATAAACTATTGTTCCCCAACGCCACCGCATTATGATATCCATAGCTTGCGCATTGTAGAACAGACTTCTCGCTTTCAAATATCATTACAGTTTTGCCGTACATGTCGCTATAATTATTGCTATAACCAAAAAGTGTTTTACTCATTTGGCATGGCACAAGATAAAGATATTTTGGGTCTTCTTTATTGTCCGTTTCATAATTTCTTCGGCCCTTTACACCCATAAGCGACCCATGTTGATCACGAATTGGAATTGTAATTCTATCTGTCTCTGGATCATACCCAATGCCAAAATCCATTTGCGTCTCAAGCGATATGCGGTCACGTTGAAATCTTTCATTTGGAAATTTGAGATATTCATCCAATATAGATTCATCATATATCAGTGGTGGAGCATCTTCTCTATGTATAATGTTTTCATAGATTCCACCAAACAGAAGACGGCGATTTGGAGGTCGCCAATCATCTGAAAGGTGTAGAATCTTTTTGATATTGATTAATACTTCTATAAATTTTACGTTTTTCTCTTTGCATAGCCAGGAAATAATGTTGTTGACTTCGCCATGTGCATAGTCTTTTACAAAACACGGGTCATTGTTCCGAAGTCTAATAGATATATTTAAACCACTATCTGGATCGTTACTTCTTGCAAAGCGAATCTCTTTTTTATTTACTTTTATTTTGCCGCACTCATAATATTCAAGGAGCTCGACAATGGCATCTGGATTTTCGTTTAGTTTTTGTAAGATTTCGTTAATCAATCATTGTCAAGCTCCTTTCCGTTAATTTTGTATTGTTATATTATCATAGGTTTTTTAATTTGTCAAGATAGGCAATACCAGTCTACTCCCTTGCTTTCCCCAACTCCATAATTCTCTGTATAATTTCTAAGAGCTCCAATAATATCTTTGCTTAAATCTATACGGTCAACCAACTTAAATGTCTTTACATATGGATCAAACAAAGTTAAGTCAGCGGGTTCAATACAAATTCTTTCATCTGGATGAAATCCACCTGGCCTATGACAATAAGAACTCAATAGCTCTGTGGTTTTAGCTTCTGCTTCCTCAAATGTGTTTCCGTTTATAGCCCAATGCTCTTTACATTTAGCACATTTATAATAACAAACTGCGTTTACCAACATTGAATAATTATATTTTGTTGGAAGCTCTTTTACTAATTGCAACTGACGACAATAATTAAACCACAAAACAATCTCGTCATACATAGATAAATCTAAATTGTAGAAATCATCTTGCTTTAAAATTCTTGTCAATGACAATATTGTAGAAACATCTTGATAATGGTTTTTTATTTCCGCAGCAAGTTTATCATCTGTTAGAATAAAAATACGCACACCATTATTATAATATTTCTGCACAACTTCCATTGTCCCACCATTTTGCATCAAAAGAGCAACTGGTGCAATTTTCTGTAATTCTATAATATGTTGTATATATTTATCCCAAGTGTTTGGAATACTACCAAATAAATATAATGCTTGTCTTGTACAAAAAGATTCTTCATTTGAAAAACATGGCAAGTAAAAAAACTTAATATGTGGTATTAAAATTGGATTTGCTTTAATCATTGGAATAAAATCCGATGCAAAATTATATGGCACTTCAAATTTATTCATATACTTCACCCCAAACTTATGAACCATTCACTGTCTTATGAGTAGGTCTGCATCGAGCCGTCTCAAAGAAACTACAGTAATCACCATCATACCTTACTAAATAAGCAACACCAGAATCTCCAGAATCAATACCTCTTCTTGATTTTTCTACAAATAGACAACGATATACTTTGTCTAAATTCGGTGTATATGTTTTTTCAACCCATTTGCCTTCTTCGTTCTTTTGAATTCTGAATGGTTTAAAATCAATATTTGAACCAGGAATCAATTCATCTGGATAAACCTTTCTAAATAAAATCAAATTAGAAAGCACTTCCTTAACTGCACGGCTATTACTCAAACAAGATGCGTCCATCCACAATCTGCCAAGAGAATTAATTGCCAACTGAATTGTCATTAATCCAATAACGTCATATCTCTTTGCAATGGCATCCAAATCCTTGCTGTCTACAACTAGCTGAAGCCAAAAATTATCATTAGTTCCATTAGAAGTTGTAATCTTGAATGTATCTACTAAGAATGTTGTAATACCATCTCTTTGAATATGTTTTTTAATAATACGACAAGTTAGTTTTGAATCTGCATCAGACAAGGCAACCATTTTAATTTGCTTTGCATAATTCTTGCGCCAATATTCTCTTGCTTTTTTAATCATCTCTTTATCTTCATCAGTAAGTTTCCCACTTGCTAATTTCTTCTTTGGAAGCTTTTGATAATCAAAATAACGTGATAGAATCCAAATCAAGAAACCAATCTTCATGTCTGAGATTCCCATTTCGTTACTTACAATTAAAATCTTTTCTCCCTTACTGACAAGTGCCATAAGAATGCCAATCATAAACGTTGTTTTGCCAACACCGCTGTGTGCTCCAAAAGCACTTAAAGTCCCCTTCTTTAGACCAAGGATATTGTCAGACAAAAATGGGAAAATTGAAATTTTATTTCCGTTTGCATCCAATCCAGCTTCTGCAAAACTTACGCCAACCTCCTCTCCGGATTCAAGACCATCAATAAATGCCTCATCAAAATCAATATATCCTTCACCAATAATTTTGTTTGAAGATACCGTTCCAAGTACGCTTAATTGACTTTCATAAAAATCAAGAACTTCTTGTGAAGTAAATTTTTCAAACAATTTATATGGAACAACTGATTTGCCGTTTTCTAGAGTAACTGGTTCCAAAAGATTAAATCCCTTATCCGCAAGTTTAAGACAAACATTGCTTTTATTTAAGTTATCTAGAAAAACATCAAAGTTTTTATCGTTACAAGCATCGATTACCTTTTGTACTGCTTGCCATCCACCAAATTCTTCAAACTTTTCCTTTACTTCATCTGTGGTATTCGTTAATACAGTAATCTCATCCGCAACAGTACAACCTCTATCTCTTAAACTCTTTAATATCGAGAATAAGAATCTGCCATCTTTTGTGATATAATCAGTAGCCTTTAGCATGGAATCATCAATAAGAAGCAAGTCACCAGCAATACATCCAATTGTGTTTCCCTCAATTTCTCTACGTTTCTCTAATAGTGCATGGTCATATTTTTCCCATACTCCAGCAATAAAATCTTGTTGAATACTCAATTAGGTCACCTCGTCTTCAAGTTCACTTAACCCTCTACGTTTCTTTTTCGTAGAAACCACAGGCTCATACATTTCATAGTTTACAGTAATTTTTGTAGGTTCTGTTTTCTTTTCTACTTTATAATCATGTAGGCTATTCTTCAAAATCGCAGACAAATAACGAATACGAGCATATTCTGTGCCATTTGTCCGTTCCATTTTGCTTTTAATGTAATCCTTATTCTCTTGCAAATAAGCAAGGATCTTTTCATCGTTGGAAAGTTTATTCCAAAGAATCCATTCCGTAAATAAAACACTGTTTTGGACTTCATAACCAAATATATCACACAGCTCATGATATACTGCGTCTCTCTTTGTTTTTCTTTCTGCGGCAGCTTCCTTTGCTTTTTCAGCATCTTCTCTTTTCTTTTTTTCTATAAGATATTCTTCTTCATTACAATAATAAAAGCCTCTCCTTGTTGTATCTTTATATGCTTCGCTTTTTTCAATATATGTTCCGCAACGTCTGCACTTTACCTTCACGTTATCACCACCTATAAAAAAATAAGGGGAGGTTGCCCTCCCCGTTATCATTAGGCTAGAGCCTTTAGGATTTCCTTTAGAGTATTCTCGTCATGAATATCTGCAAGCTTAGAGCCATTTAGGATTCCCTTAATAACCTTCTTAGTTGCTGCATCTGCATCCCTAAACTTTGGACGAATCTCTGCCTTTACAGCATCTTCATCAAAATCACTGTCGATGTCCTCATCTTCGTCGAATAGGTCAAAAGGTGCCTCGTCTTCATTTTCAACCTGCTCGTTGATCTCTGGAATTTCTTCATCTAAAACAATTTCATCGGTATCATCTTCTTCAACAGGCGCTGGCTCCTCTTCTACCTTAGACTTTTTGCTAATTTTCTTTGCCTTTGTAGGAGCAATATCTGTGGCATTACAAGTTTTACTCTTCTCCATACCGTCCTCAATAATCTTAATAAAATCCTTTGCCATATTTGGCTTATCAAATACTAGATATTCAGGTACAGCACCAAAAGCAAATCTGCCACCAGCATCAATCTCAGGAGTTCCACGGAAATATAGCTTACGAATCGAATCAGTTGCATATCTCTTAGCGTCACTTCCCTCACCAACGGTTTCAATGTTACGATCAATCATACCAGTAACAACAACATCAAAAATGTCACCTAGAGCTGCTTCGTATGCTGCAGATAGATTGCTTGTTAGCTGCATATAACCCTCATTATCTACGTTTGCCTTATCCTTAATATTCTTATACTTGGAATGACCTAGCACCCATACCTGGATTCCAGCCTTACGAATTTTGTCAAAATAATTCTTCATAAGAGTGGCCGAATACTGTTCTCCAGCGGTGTAACCACCCATGGCTGCTTTTACAGACTTTACTGGTTTCTGAGGGTTCTCAATATTATGCTGACGAATAGTTTCCTTATCAAATAGAGGAACAAGCTCATCTGCAACATCAAAGCCAACAATTTCAATATGATGTTCAGTTCCCTTACCTTCAATCAGCCACTTCTGAAACTCAACAAGATCCTTATATGTGTCTAGATGAAGAGTATTGAGATTGTCTAAAAGTTCATCGCCGTGTTCCATTCCAATTTCCGCAAGGCATCCGTAAGTTGGATCTCCATACTTCTCCATAATTACATCTCTAAATAGGGTTGACTTTCCGAACTTCTTTACAGAACGTATATAAATACTTACGTTTTTTAAGTCTGGTTTAATTGTCTTCACAGTGGGTTTATTAAAAGCCATATTAATTTCCTTCTTTCATTAATTTTGTATTATAAAGGGATAAAATTTATTATCCCTTAAAGTTCATCTTCCTCTTCTGAAAATAAATCGGTATTTTCTTCATTCTTTGCCCTAGCAGGAACCATATCATTCATCGTATAAATAGTCTCCGCAACTTCCTTCTTATGGGAGCTAATACGGTTAAAAGAAAACTCCTTTACCTTATCTCCAACTTTATTTCCACCAAGAGCCTTGAGAAGCTCATCAAGATCAAGTAGGCCACAATCTACATCTGCCTTGTCTTCATCGGACAAATCATCATATGTCAGTGTGCTAATTGCAGCACCATCTACAATGTCTGCAATCAAACCGATATTCATAATTTCTCCATCTCCATTTAACTTACGCTTCATTACTTTTGCCTTATTAACATCATGTACTGCAAGAGTAATTGGACAAAATCCAATTGTCTTTGTTCTGCTATCATAATACTTAGAAAATCCATTAATATAAGCAGTCTTTGTTTCTTCAATATCAGAATCATCTACTGGATTTGCACCAAAGTGAAAATCAACATATAGTTCTGCACATGTCTTATTATCATAAGGAATTTCAATCTTATTTACGACATAAGTACTATAAAAAGATCCCTTTTCATTATTATATGAACGATCAACTGTGCCAGAAATACGGAAAACTGTGTCCTTTACCTTGTCACTAGCCAGGACTTTCTTCATAAATTCACAAGCGTCATAAGTATCAAGAAATACATGGCGACGCTTATTGCTCTTTTCGAGCTCTACCTTAGCTTCATCAACACTAGAAACTCCTGCGGTTTCCATGTCTGAATCTCTCGCCTTACCATCTACAATATTCTGTAGTGCTCTGCGAATAGTGGGATCACCTAGGTCAATAATTGTCTTTCTGTAATCAGGAATTTGCTTAATATATTCCTCATCAAATCTCTTATCCCAAGGAATCTCAATCTGCTCTCCTTTGATAATGTTACCGTTTTTATCCTTTTTACTAGCGGTAAATGTCTTGATAACATTACGGCCAGTATTCATCCAGCGACCGCCACTCATATTACACAAAATTCTATTAGTGCCAGATAACACATTCCAGTTGACTTGTAATACTTCCCAACCGCTATCAAAAGTGCGATGAGAAATAGGTGCCCACTTATCTGTTTCTTTAATTGCTGCTAGCTTACCATAAATAACAAAACTGTCCATAATTGTATTTCCTTTCATCCTTTAATTTTGTATTGTTCAATATAAATAATAATTTGGGTCTACATTTATATCCATATAAATAAATCTATCTTCTGGATTTTCTCCTACCCATAACTGTTTCGTATCAGTTTCACACCTATTACAATATAGTCTATTATATATTTCATCTTGATCGATTTTATATTCCATATCTATGTAGTGAATCTGTCCGCATTCTGTACATTGAAAATAGTGATTTTTCCTCATAAACTTCGCTTCACGTCCAGATCGACATTTCGCTTCCTCCCTTCTTACGATATAATAAGAGTACTCGTTTAACTGTGCTCTTATTATACCATACAAAATTATTTTTGTCAAGCCCCCTTGACAATCACAATCGTCATGTCTTTTCCTTTAACAATTACCTTAGAATTTTCAATATTGTATCCAACAACCTCATTATCCCCTATATAAATCGATTGTCCTTTACAATGAAATCCAAAACCTTTTTGTGTCTCTGGATCAAACTTCATTTGAATATGTTGACTACCAAAAAATCTGTGCTTCGTATAGATATCAACATATTCTCCCCTCATTTGTTCTAGCGCATCTGTTAATTCTATCATATCTCCCGCCCCTTTTACATTAGTTATACAAATATATTAACATATTTACCCATGATATGCAAACGTTTGTTTGGTAATTTCCTGTAATATCTTAATTAATTTTGTACTGTTCCGTTTTAAAATATAAGCAATACAATCAAATATATTGCTCATATTTCATGCAAATATTGTCTACCCAATAATCACCAAATCCATATTTCTTGGCAAGACTTTCTCCTTGCTTAGTTTTTAAAAATTCCCTAAGCCCTAAATTTTTCTCTTTCATACCTAGTTGAAGATAGTGCCAAAGACCACTGCTTTGGATATTCTTCATAGTAAGTCCTGGAATATCTAAATAATCTCTAAACATTTGTATTCTGCGGTAAAAGTAACGAAATCTACTATCTGGTGTATCAACTCCACGTGCATTTGCTCTTTCTTTATAGATTCTCCCTTTGCCATTTACTTCGATTATTTTAGCAGATTCTCCATAACTCATGATCTCTTCTTCTGCAAATGCTTTTGGGAGAAGCTCTTTTAAATTATTAGTCATTTTATACTCTTTTCCATTAACAAATAATATATCCCCTTGAACACATTCTTGTGAAACAGAGAATATATCATTCATACTTGGCCCAGCAATTCCTTCCCATAGAAGTTCTACTATTGCCTTATCTACCCAATTAAGGAGTTGTGATTCAATGTCATCTAAATCTTCTCTTGTAAGTAAAATTTTTGCATCTTTGTCTACAAGCCCTACCATGTCTGCCTTTTCAATTAATTCATATGCATTTGATCCGATGCCGTTCTTTACAAAACGAGAATAATGCTTAAGAATAACGCAATAATTTAATAATGAATTAATTGATTTTGCCTTGAATCTAGCAAACATATCAATGATTTCATCTTTTGTAAAATCTGATGCGTCTTTACCAAATTCTATTTCAAATGGTTCCGTTTTTCTTAATATAGCATAGAGACTAGTCTCTGCTATTACTTTGCTTCTTAAATATTCTTTTATAAAACTTTCTTTTTGTTCTTGATTATACATCCCCTTCGTCACTCCTTATGGTTACATTATAACAATACAAATTTAATTTGTCAATTATCAAATTATACTATCCATAAATGTAACTTTATTTTTTTGTTTCTCTTCATCGACTGAAATATAACGTTTTGTTGTAGAAATATCGGCATGACCAAGATGGTTTCCTACAAGATAAATATCCCCAGTTTTATTATAAAGCTGATTTGCGCTAGTTCTTCTTAATGTATGCGCACTTACATGTTTATCCGTTACTCCTTCTGCATATTTTGCCAAAAGATTTCTAATTGCGTTATTTGTAATTCTTCCTTTCTTTTGGCTTAAAAACATTGCATTATTATCAATTTCCCCAAAATATTTTTTTCTATCACTTAAATATTCTTCGAACAATCCCTTTAAATTATCTCCAAATTCAATAACTCTATATCTGTCTCCCTTTTCAACGACTTGAATCTTTTTATTTTCAAGATCAACATCTTCAATATTAAGCTGAGAAATTGCACTAACTCTTAAACCAGTAGATACGCCAAGACTAAAAATTAATTTATCTCTACTAACATTCTTGTGGTATGGATTTTGATCTATCTGCTTGCGCATGTTTTTAATCTCTTTTGTAGTCAATGCAGGTTTTTTCTTTTCATCTTTAATTTTAGGACGTTCTGTTTTAAGAACAATATTTTCTTTAATCATATTGTTATTATACAAAAAAGAATAAAAAGCATTCAAACTAGACCATCTTGCGGCCATAGAACTATCAGATTTTCGTTTAGTTTCATTTCCTTCTTTATAAGTCCTAATTGAAGACATATATCTACTAATATCAATTGGTGTTGTATTTTTATAGAATTCATTATTTGCATTTCCATTTGTAATAAATTCCATAAAATCACATACATGTTCTATATAATTATATCTCGTAAGATAAGATTTATTGCTCATATAATAATAAAAATCACTAAAAACATGAGGAAGACTCGCCAAGCGAATCTTCATTTTTTCTTCTGCCTTTAGTTCTTTTTCAAGACGACCATTCATAATTTCACCTCATTTTTTCAGTTTGTTACGTCTCCAAGTGAAGAAGTAAGCACTTACGGCAATCCAACCGATCCATCTGTCTTTGAAAATCAAAAGAAACAGCATGGCGAGAATATAAAGAACCCATCCAAATTTCACATCATCGTTTTCGGAATCCTTTTCATATTGCGGCTCAATCTTTGTTGCCACTACAGTTTTTGGATTCTTAACAATTTCTTTAATCCATTTATCTGGGCTTGCTGTAATTGTATGATAAATAATATCTTTGTTTAAATTATATCCATTAGAAATGCAATAATTTTCTTTTCCACAATCCAGACAATGATCTAAAATAGTTACTTCAGTATTATAAAACCCACTCCATCTTGAATTATAAGGTTCCTGAAGCATTACAACAGTTCCAAGAGGATAACGTTTTCCTTGATACTCAAAATGATCATAATAAGTCACACCTGGAAATCTTACATTAAATTCATTTGAATTCATTTTATCTCCTTTACAGACTTGCATCATTTAAATGTTCAATTGCCTTTTTCAAATAGTCTACCCAATCATCACTATCTGTTGCTTCTCCAATATAATCACACGCATAGCTCATATTGTCACATGCTTCATCTGAACGTTCATACCTACTTCCGCCCTGCATGTTCTCTGGAATATTATCTCTATAATCTTCTTCTTCATTTTGAATATACTCAATATCCGCCAAGATATCAATCAATACGTCTTTATCACATTCGCCTTTTTGAATAACGGACAGAAGTCTTCTAATGATTACATAAATTTCTTTACGTCTAAATTTATTCATTTACACTTCCTCCAATCATATTTTCAATTCTCACTTTTCTATCCTTACGCTTTGCTTTAGCTCTTTCTCTCTGAGCCCACCACTCATGCTCCTCATTCTTCTGCAGATACCAGCAATTTTTTGCCAAGCATTCTTTCCCTCTAATTTGCTTTGCTGTAAGTCCGCACTGATGTCTACGACAGTAGCCAGCGCAATTTTCCGAACACGTTCCAAATAACACTTCCATATTATTTCTCCTTTTCTGCATTATACTGCATTAATTTCGTTTTGTCAAGATAACATCTTTCTAATTCTCCAAATAGGAGCACTCTTCGTACCTCCCACAAGCTCCGCTTTTGCACCAAACACAGACTCAATTGCATTCCGCAACGTTTCCGTATTCAAACTAATCATCTTTCTCGGAGTGGTTGGATAATTACAAATGAATTCTCCATTATTGGCCAGAGCTTTATTAATCTGATGCAGCGTTTCAAAAAGCATCGTAATAGAGCTCTGTACATTGAGTACATTACTTGCAAACACTACATCATACTTCTTATTAAGTACATTTCCATTGTTCAACCAAAGATCATACGCAGTACAATTAAATCCATTCTGATTCAACCACTTCGTATGAACCATATCTTTACCTGCACCAAAATCAAGAATGCTTTTGCTTTTGTCAACATTTTTCTGCACAAAAATAGGAACCACTGCACGAATAGTTCCATCTTTATTGATTGCAGAAGCTCCATTGGATCTGCTTGTCTTCATAGCAATATTCTTTTCCTGGACAGTCATTTAAATCTCCTTTCAGCGATTACCATTCGCCCACGCATAAGCTTCCTTTAATTTCTTGCTACTATATACAATGTCTTCTCCCTCTTGTGTTTCGCATACATCATACCAAGTCTGGATGCGCCCAACTTGTTTGCCTTCATAGTCTATATGCTTTTCTCTTGTTTTATATATGTTATATTCACCATTTGTTTTTACTATATCTGAACCAATTATTTCCTTTTCCATAACTTCCTCCTCATTTTTGCAAAATCTTTGCAAGCTTATAGCAATCTTCAAAACTCAAATGCTTAGTTGCCTTGTAATATTCTCTTGCAGTTTTGAATGTTTTAATCCTACGTTTCACCTTGCGGAACGGTTTACTGATAACACTCTTCATCTCACACAGCCAACAAACTTCCGTAGACAGACTATCATAACCATCAAGTGTATAAAAGTAATCCGTATACACTACATTTAGCTTGTGCCACTTGCCACACTCGCTACACTTATAGTCCCAAGTACTCCACTCACGGGAGCTTTTAGGAATCTCTTCAATCATGTAATCATAAGCACCATAATCATTCTCCTCTCCCTGAAGAACAGGACTTTTCCACCAATTATTCATATTCAATCTCCTTTCTTATTCACGAGCTTTAGCCCAGAAGACAATTTATAAACAGATTCCTTTCTCTTGGGTACTTGTACCGTATTCTGATACGCAAAGAACTTAACATCAGACCTATGCTGTAGCAGCGTTTTAGTAAGCTTTACAATCTTCGACGCTTGTGCTGCGTTGAGATTTGCCATTCCAATAATATGATACAAATCATCTCTGACAAGCTTATCAGAAGTTTGCTGTACTTTTCTGCAATCAAGAATAGTTGTATTAATGTCTTCAATAGTCATTTTGCTAAAGTCTTGCGAACATGCGTTATATACAGACAAAGCTCTCTCACATTTACTGATCTGATCTGTGATACTATCAACAATGATCTGATAATCTGAATTTTTCATAATTAATTTCCTTTACTGATAGATGATTCCAATCTTCATATACGTTACGTCGGTTCTATCGTTGAACCTATTGAAGATTGCTGCAGTCATTCCATCATCGTCAATATAAGCATTCGTGTCCCAACCATTCTCTTCCTTGTCAATACAAACCTCTTCATTGAACGAATCTCTCAGGAACTTCTTTGCTTCATCAAGCGTATCGAACAAACGCACTGGAATCTCATCATCAAACGTGTATTCAAAAATAACTGCATAGTTTTTCATAATTAATCTCCTTTAAAACCAGTCACATGCATCACTGCACATCCATTCATACAAAATTTCAACATTCTCAAACATAGAGATATCCATATCTTCTCCGCCATACGATACACTAATGATTGGATCATCAAAAGAAATTGCAACATCAATATCATCGCTTTCACAAGCAGCAAGAAAATCAGAAGCCGTATCAAATTCCCTTGTGATAATCATTCCATCTACATTTATCGTTTTTATAATAAATTCAAACATTTTACTCTCCTTTACAGTTTCAAGATTTCCTCAAACAGAGCTGCTGCTTTCTTATCTTCTGTATCATAATATACAATTCCCTCATGATAGCCGAACTTTTCTGCAAGATAACCAAGTTTTGCTAGCTTCTCGGCAACGTCATAGAAATAATATTCCAAATCCTCTGGATCTCCCTCTACTATGGTTTCTAAAACATTAAAGAGTTCATGTGCAGGAAATTCAACTCCATCAATAATATAATATCTTCTGGGAACCATCTTAGTAATCATAGAAATCATTACTCTCTCCCTTTCAAAATCTCAATCACATGAGCAACCATTACATCATCAATGTCAATATTCCTATCATACATTTCCATTAGCTGCTCACAATATTCAATTGCTCTCTCTACGTTATTCATATTTTTCTCCTTAAATCAATTCGTCTTCAATCACGAGAACGTTTACTTTTTTCGTATAAGCTACGCAACCATCAAGCCCGATACAGCTATCATGCTCAATGATGTCAAAGCATGCATCCTCACCAAACTTGCTTCCAATTCCATTTCGCCACCAGCCAGTGCTATTGTGCCAGTGGCCATGCACAATTGTCTTGCCAGTTTTATTCCCAACTACTGATGCAATGTCAAATGGATTTCCCCACATGGCCTTGTCCCATTTACTTTGAGGAGCACATCTCCAATCAACACCTCCAGGAATCCAACTGTGAACAAAGATATAATGCTCTGTTTCATAATAGTTTACAAGCAAATCCATATACTTTTGATACTCTGGATCATCTCTAAGCTCACCAAGAATCTGTGCATGATTCATTAGACCAGCGTTTTCCTTTGTACAAAAATCATACGCTGTATGGGCCGTACCATTGTGAATGTCATGGGACAAGAAACACTTTCTCTTGATGGCATCTTTCATAAGCTGCTCGTGGTTTCCCTTGATTAACACCTTGTTTGGAAGACTATTCAAGAACTCAATTACCTGTCTTGGCTGACTGCCACGATCCATGGCGTCACCACAACTGATAAATAAATCAGTTTCTGGATTAAAATTTGCTTCCTTAAGAGCGGCCATCATTTCATCATAGAATCCATGAACGTCGCTCACTGCTACAATTCTTTGCATTAATATTCCTCCTCATAATTTTCAATATCCACAGCAGTTGCATCTCCCCAAAAATTGGTCAATATTTTACTTTAGCAGCTCGTTAATAACGTTTGCCTTACCGTACTTACGATAGCATTTAAGACAATCTTTACACTTTCGACCGCCACAATTAATCTCAACGTCCTTTGCCGCTTCCTTATCGTATACCGTAAAGCTCTTAACCCTCATACCAAGGTCTTCGAACTGCTTTACATCGACAGGTGTATTCATTAAAATACTTGACACGACAATGTTGAGATTTCTAGGCTGCTTATGAGTTGCAAAGAATTCCTTAATGATATTATACTGCTTAGTCCACAGTGCAAACTGACAATGCGGATTCTTTTTGCAGATATTTACATAATTCTCAAGATGAGTAATGTTGTGCAAATCACCATGACTCTCAAATCTGCAATACTTTGCGTTAATAAACGGAAGTTGGTCTCGTGGGATAATACTGCTTTTCAAAATTTCCCCATTTCTCTCATAGCACTTTCTGACATTCGGTCTGAAACTAAGAGCTTGATTAGAATAACAATGCTGACAAATTGTGCCGTCACACTGAGCAAGTCTCTGACAATGTTCATTGTTGCTCATTGCCGTAGTTATAACAGTCATACCTTCCATTTTACCAGTTAATCCATTACTTACCTTTAACATTTCCATATTAATTCCTCCATTATTTTTGTATTGTTGTCAATAGAAAAGACGTAGATTACTCCACATCTTCATAAAACTCTGCTTCAAAGATTCTATCGTCTACATCATCAAAGATGTTATCGCAGTTCATACAATAAAAGTTTCCATCATAATCCAGTACAAATATTGACCCAAGGTCAAAATCGCTTTCAAGATAACATCCACATTTGCAGCAGTCTGCTCTATGTGAATGATATAAATCTAATAATTTGTCTATGTCCATTTACATTTCCTCCTCGTCGTCTTCTGTAATATACTCTACTCGAATCGCAACAATTTTCCCTTCCTCATTATGTGCAGTCCAACAACAATAGCCGCCATCTCCATAGCCAGAAGAAGATGCAAAACCAAGACCATCAATGGTGTTTCCGTCACTAGTTTGAATCGTTGGCCAACTTAAATTTGCGTTTTCGCTCCATTCTCTGTATTTTTTTAACTGTTCAGCCATATCTTCGGCGTTATAATCCCAAACGAATGCTACATAATTTGGATTTTTCTTAGTCGTTATTGTGAGTTCACATACTCTCCAATACCAATCGTCGTTTACGTGTTCAGCTTCATTATCATCACTATGATATTTCTTATAATATTCATAATCAAAGATACCAGCCTGACCGCTATCAACGCCAACCTCGAAGTTTTCCTTACTGTATTCAAGGAACTTCTTCATATAATCTGCATGTACAACTTCAATTGCAGAAACTCGCCTACCCCATTCACCTTCATCGGAAGTTTCTACCGTACACTTGTAGTTGCCTTTCAGCACATTGTCAACTACACCTTGGCACCAAGTATTCATTCCATAACATGGATCAGAAACCATTACCTTATCATCAAGAGCAATAAAACCTTTATCATTAATTTCAATATTATTCATTTCCATTCTCCTTACTTATAATTCACAAAAATTACATTTGTATCGGACATTTCATTTACTTTTTCGTCCCACTCGACAGACTTAATTTTCTTCGCCAGAAGTCTTGTCGGAATGAAACTCTCCTTTACGGAAGGAATACACCCGCCTTCATTATCACTAATGCTCCAATCTTCATCTTCCATGCGAAGCACATACACCAGCTCGTTCAGAGACATCGGATTACTTTTTGCAATCATGGGATGCTTTGCAATAATAGCGTTAAGCTTTACAAAAAATTCAGATTTAGTCATGTTAATCTCCTTTCTTTATTTAGGGAGATTTCTCTCCCCAATATTACCAACTACTATGATAGCAGATTGCTTCTGTGCCAAAGTCCGTTTCCGCAAGAACTCGTTCAAGGACATCAATCGTATAATTGATATCCTCCATGTAATACTTATCGTAATCCGTACTACCGAAGAAGAAACCGCTCTGAGTGGGAAGAATTGCGGCAACTTCATCTGCATTTACAATCACTTCACCGTCCTCATAACAGTTTTTCCATTTTCCATTCTCAAGAATCTGCCCATTTACAACCTTAGACTTCTCAAGCACAGCAATTCGCTCAACTTCCTTACACTTATAGAGCAAATCTTCGAGCTGCTTTTTACTTACATCATAAGTTCCACAATCATCTACACCATGCTGAACATAATCAACAAAGTAATTGTGAATTTCATTTGCTTTTCTCCAGTATGCAACCTCAGTAAAAATGGTGTCGTAAGCAAAAGTATCATCTTTGTCCCAATCAAAGCGACGAATATATTTCTTTTGCTTATAAAAATCAAGCAAGTCAGTACGAATTTTGCTTTCGTCACCGCCGCACCATTCTTCAAAAGTACAATTATGACCGTTCTTTTTCCAATCCAGATAATTTTCAATCATGTTAAAATCATTTGCAGTAGCATCCTTGTAACGAGGATACTTATTCAAGTACATATCCAAACCCATTTTTAAATCCTCCTTTAAGCAATCAATTCATAAATTTCATTTCCATTGCGACAAACATAACCAGGGATATCTTCAAGATTTGCAATTACATCGTCGATATCTTCAAGATCAAAATCTCCAATCTCTCCGACTTCTGGAATGTCTTTCAACGTAACAGGTTCATCTTCTCTATCAGTCAACTCTTGATTATACTCATCAATATCACTGTAGCGCCAGAAGACTTCATTATGCACAGTCATGTCATCGAGGTTGATAACAATATCTCCCTCACTCCAACTCTGCATATCATCCATTTCCTCTTCTGAGATGCCAATTAGACCTCGATTTCTATTGATTACATCCGTCTTAAATGTCTCATTTGGATACTTAGAAGTGATGTAATCCCATTCTTTACCGCCATATCCGTTACTGATACCGCCACCATTCTTCTCGCAATACCTAATGAAGTAAAGAATTGCCTCGTCCTTACTCTTTGTCTCCATTGGAAACTCTGCCATCATATCTCTTACTTCCATTAGGGCTGGAATTGTATATGCACTCCAGTGAAAGTACATCTTACACAAATCCTCTCCCATACTATTTACTGTAACAATTAATCTTTGTCCCATAATAAATCTCCTTTAAATTTTGTTTTATTTATATACTCAAGAACTCCGTAAGCTTTCTTTAGCAGTGTCATATTATGCTGCGTTTTCCTGCGATAGCAGGTCAGTCATCTCCGTTAGGAGATGAATTACCTGCTGATCCAGGAATAAAGGCAGCATCATTGAATCAAGTTCCCTTATATATAATGGCGCTTATACCAAAACGTACTCTGCATTTCTGTAGATATTTCTTTAACTGTGTCATATTCTGATCCGATGGATGAATATACAGCGGATTTGGCAGACCGATAGGCTGCGAAATTGGCTGTATAGTCATATCTATGGATCAAGATTGAATTGAAATGCCTTGTACTTTTGCAGTATCTATCTGCATTTAATTACTTGTTGTAGACTTTGCTCATTGCCTTAGTAAAATCGAAGTTGTTGTCTGCAATTACCTTTTTCATGAAAGCAAACATTCTCCAACCTTCACCCTGATATTCATTGAGTTTTTCCTTCAACACCTCCATGTTTGCGTCTACACCATAAATTCCGATTGTAGGATACACGTCCTCAATAGTACAATGATGAAACATAATTAAGTTTTTCAAAGTGTAATATGCACCCTCTCCCTTATAAGCATCAATCCATGCTCTGCACTTAGGAGTATTATAAGAAATCTTAATCATTTTTCTGTTAAACGCACTCAGAATCTTATACAACTCTGTATAATTTCTTGCGGTTCTCATCTTAGAAATCTGAACATGAAGCGGCATATAAACCTTCTTGTCCAAATCTTCACAGAAGATATTCGTACCACGAACCTTCTTATAAGGAACTCCCTTACGGTTATAGGTATTAAGTGTCTCGATGTGTGCTCTAAGCTTCTCAACATAATCCTTACAAGTCTTTGTAATCACCTCTCTAGTGAAAAAAGTAGCTCTCTCTTTGAAGGTATCAGAATCTCTTACTTCAAGCTTGCTAAGAACCCTTACCTCTTCAAGCATCATCTTGAACTGATAATCATATCCATAACGATTTCTAAGTGCAGCATCAAAACCAGATTCACATCCGTCATAAGACACATAGTTCAGCATTTGGAACATCTGAGCCATTACAAAACGTCTGTGCAGCTTAGTATTCCTTACGTAACCATCCTCAATGATTTGCGTTGCAATCTTGTCAACAATCACAGGCTCTCCATTTTCATTAATCTGTACAGAGATAGTGCTACCTGCCTTCAAGCCATTCGGAAGCTCAATGTTAAAATACTTTCCAGTGTTAATACCTGCCTTGTTTAATGTATTCATTCTTTCATTCTTGTTCATAAAATTTCTCCTTTACATAATCCATTTTTTTAATATTACAAGGTCTGGGTCATTATTTGATTGCCAGAACCACTTACCCATTGTAAATTCATCCCATGTAAGTTTTCCGTTAAGAATCATACATAGAATAAATCCCTCAAGTCTTGCACGAGCAACTTCTCTGCGTTCTCCACAAATTAACTCTTCATCAGTTAACTCATTTGCAGACAGCGCCTTGAAATAGCCACGGCGTTTGTTTTCACTTCTTTCACTTGGAATCGAGAACTTGTACTGACTATACAAATTCTCAATTATATCAAGCGGGTTATTTGTCTTGATACTGATTAGCTCTTTGTCTCCATACTCGCCATTATCAATGACTTTCTTCTTACCAATCTTCATTGTGCGAGTCTCGAAGTTAATATTAAACATCGAACCTTCGCTTACTTTTTGAATTAACTCTTCATATATTGTCATGTTTCTCCTTTCTAGACGCTCGTAATTTTGACATGTTTCTTTCTGCGTTACTCATAACATTGACGTATTTCTTTATTTACTTCATATTAGGAAGCCCATGCCTGTTAGGGGACGGGATTAATCAGGTGATAACCTGATGTTTCCCGTCATCTTACAGGTTAAAGAGCTTCATTGTTGAATTTTGCTACCTTGTAATCACTTGCTACGTTGCAATCATTTTTACATTTGCCTTACTAATGTATCGTACACAGCTCTTCTCGTAAGAATCGCATTCTGCATACAGTGGATACTATAGTAATTTTCTATCTCTACAGAAGTCTTATTTCTATTAGAGGTTACATTTTTACCAACTCCTCTCATAATTGTGAAGTCATCTTTGTCGTTCACACTACCAAGACCTCCAACCTTTTTCTTTCCAGTTGCACAAGCTCTGATACAATCCATTACGAATTGGTTAAGAGTATCAACATCCTTTTCAACATTGATAATCGGTAATACCGAAGTGGCCCACGAATAAGTTCCATCTCCTCTGTATAGATAAGAATTTACTTGATTGACCGCTCTCCTTTCAGAAATCTTGCGTTGCTTTATTGTGCGAGATTCAATTTCTTTTTGAAAACTTTTCACACGAGACTTAGACAATGTAATCTTATCTCCCTTGATATTGAAACCAAGGAACTTGATCCACCTATCCTTTCGCACAGTTTCAATCTTCTTAGGATTTAATGTCATCTGCATTTCGCTAAGCATTCTGCTGACAACATCAAGTCCAGCTTTCCAATGGTTTCCAATAATCATGAGATCATCGGAATACCTTACATAATAGACATCCATCTTACTGACCGCATCATCAATCGGAAACAGAACTGCGTCTGCCAAGAAACTTGCGACACTGCAACCTTGCTTCAACGATTGATAATGTTCAATAAGATTTCCCTCAACATCGAAGCACAAGTCTGTGTGATAATACTTGCGAACAATGTCAATTACTTTTGACTTTCCAACCTTGGTTTCCATTCTGTCAAAGATTTCATCAATGTACTCAATAGGTACAGAATCAAAATACTTCGACAGGTCTAACTTCTTGCCAACTTCTACTCCAGTTGTCTTGACCATATGCCTTGACAACTCTTGCACGATTTTCCCGCAACCAATCCCGCTTTGATACGACTTGCAACTCTTATGGATGAACTCTGGAAACATCTCGAAGAACAAGTTGTTTGCAATAGATAGGAAGATACGGTCAATATTCTCATTAACAAACACGATTCTCATATCTCCATTGTCTTTCGGGATCTGCACTTCATGCGGCGGAGCAATCTCATATTGGTCATTAATTATTGCATTATATAATGCAAGTCTAACCTCTGGAGATGTCAGTTTCCTTAGCTCTCCCTTGTCGATATGCTTACCGACACCGACTTCCAAAGCGTCTTCCCAACGCTTGATTTCAAAGAATTTCTGTAACAACATATCGGACATCTTAACACCTCCATTTTAATTTTGTGTTGTTAGTTAAATGCAGCCACCACAACATCCCCAAGGAACATTGTCATTAAATACTCTATCAATCTCTGCTGCATATTTGCGGAACTCTTCAGGAATTTCATCTGCGTTGATTTTCCATTCACCTTGATGCACATCAAAGTTCCAGTCTTTATCTGCGCAAATATTTCCGCCACTATGCCAGAACTTATCACAGTTGTTGTCTTTAAATTTATTTGCCTTAAAATCATAGCTTCCGACTTCATGCCCAAAGCTATATTCAAGTCCATCAATTCTCAACACAAGAACGCCGCTACACAGATTGGGATATCCACCGCTATAAGAAACAAATTCAACATGATTTGTTTCCTTGGGAGTGTTAACTAACATTTTACTTCTCCTTTTCTCTTAACTCCGCAATATGTTTTTTCGCTTCCTGCAAATCTGCAATCAAGAAATCAATCCAGTAGTCAGAAAAACTATGTTTGAAATCGCTAAAATACCTTTCAAAACGCATAGTTCCATCATCTTCAGAACCGAGGACTACACCATAATGTTTTCCATATTTGAACACCTTTACTGGAACAACACCATCACCAGCAGACATGAAGATAATGTCATGCTCGTCACGCAACTGTTTGAGAGTTTCCTTATCCCAACTCTGATCTTCAGCAGTAATTTTTAAGTACCCTTCTCCCCAATCATCTGGAGTAGGAACTCCTTCTTCCCAGTCATCATTGATATAATCATCAACATACTGAATCATTTTATTCTCCTTTCAGCATCTGCTCAATCAGTTCCATTGCCTTATCGTCTTCCAGATAGAAGCCATCACTTCCAATTTGTGTCTGAAGATTACACACCAACTGCATAAATCTCCAATCGGGAACCATGTGCCAGTATGCTTTTAGCATCTCACAGAATTTGTCAATTCTATTGGGGTTTCTCATTGTTCGTTCTCCTTTTTTATCTCTCTTAGTAAAACAAACTGTTCATCAAGTTCTCCATAGGTAAAACCTTGATCAAAATCAATAATCTCATAATCGAGGTATGGGTCAAGTTCGCTTGTTTTATTAAATTCGTGCAATAGAACCTTTTGGTCTCTTCCCCAAAATTCATCTTCATATTCAAGGACTACACGACAGCACCAAGGTTCTATAAGGTCTGGTGCAATTTTAATAAATTCTCTTAGAGTTACCACGTTATCATCTCCTTAAAATCCTGTTCCAACATTAAGTCTATGTTGCGGTTTTTCTTTGCTGATTATATATTTACCTTTATTTTTACGCACCCAAAGTTTACATTCTTCTTCGGTTCCGTGAAACGCAATTTCCCATTTTCCAAAGTTCCATCTTATCCAATGCCATACATAAAACATATCCATTTTCCTTACCCAAATACGACGTCATCGGAAAGTGCAAGCTGCACAATCACATCTGCAACATCTGCATCAATCTGGCAACAATCAAGTTCTCCGTCAACATACCAGTCATAATCGCTAAACCAGTTATCTTCAATTGCCTTCTGAATACCATTGAGTAGCTTCTCAAGATTGAGTTCCCAGTGGTCACTAGACTCTGCATCATACAGAATCAGTGAACCACCACGACTAATCTGGTCACTGGCATACTCACCGAGGTATTCACCAACAACTTCTGCCTTGCGACACCAATAGTTAATGCCGCCATCTAATGCAGTAACCATAATATCATCAATGTCTTGCGGAGTGACAGTGTACTTCTTATTGATTTCAACATTGTAATTTTCCATTACTTACCTCTCCTCACGACTTCATATTCATGTCCAATAATTTTGCTAGGATAATAATAGCCACCCTTTACCCATCGGCTGACATTTCCAATCTTCATCTTTTCTACTACCATATCATCTCCCTTTTTGTTATGACGCATATCAAACGGGGCCTTAAACTTTACAATGCTTCCAACAGGAAGATTACTCAAAGAATTAGGATTTCTTTTCTGTGCAGCCTTTTTTCTGCACTGTTTTCTCCATTCTAACGCATACTCGTTATTGGTCGGAGACAACAGATTTAGGATTCCAACAGGGCAATCATGCTTGAACGGATTGCACGTTTCATCCATATCCTTATAGAAGAAATTGTAGGTTTCATCAATCTTTGTAGAAGTCAAACAAATCGCCGCAAAGATAATTGCCTTGTCTGGCTCTGCAAACTTAGTTTTCTTTACTGCTGCATAATAAGTTCCGCCAATTACGGAAGACTTAATGACTTCGTACTTGCCAATCGGTTCCTTGGATTCCATTGTAACCATCGGCTGATTGTAGAGCTTGTCACACTCCTCCTTTCTATCAATATATGCCTTCCCATTTTTATATTTAACTTGTACATTGGTACTAGTCCAACCCATGTTTATTCCTCCTTATAAGTTGATTCAAACTGTCTATCATAAGAAAACGTGTAGCCAGAAGGTTCATAATTGAGCCACTTCTCGATATTATCTCCAATTACTTCATAGTATCCATCATAAAAAGACATCACACGACTGTCACTTGCATCAAATCGAATCATGTCTCCATCTGCAAAATGAATTGTTCCAGTCTCATCACCAGAAAGAACAGTCACACAGATTGCAACAATTTTCTTATCTGGAATTTCAACCAGAACTGCCCTATTGTTATAATCATAAATAGTGATAGTTCTCATTATGATTAAACCTCCTTGATTTTCTTCGTAAGAATTTCCATTGCCTGTTTGAAACTCAAACCATAATGGCCCTCATACAGTCCGACCTGATTTCCGCTTGTGTTTGCAAGCCAGGTGACATATTCATTGTTGTTGCTTGCAAGAACAAGATACAGATAGTTGTCGTCTGGATGATTAGATGCTCGGCAGACAAAATCTGCGATATAATGGTTTCAATTTACCTCATCGACGATTGCGTTATATGTGCTGGTCTTGATGTCGAGATACATATTTATTCTCCTTTCAATTAATGCTGTAATCTTCGACCATACTCATGCTAGCTTCTGGATAACTTACAAAGAAATCAAACCATGCATCTGCTTTAGTCATGCCATATCCATATCCAACCTTCTCCTTTCCATCGTCCGTATAGACGACTTCAAGCTCAACTTCCCTATCTTCTTTGATGTGCTGTAAAACCTTGCTACTAAAAAGACTGGTCTGCCCATAGTTTCTATCAAACCAATCGCTGTTGTATTCGGAGACTGCATTATAGTTGTAAGACTTTGCGATGTAGATGAACTTTTCGCTTTCCGTCTTGATAAGATTCTTTGCACACTCAATGATATCCATCATCTCATCATAGATAACATATTCGCTTACGGTGTGGGCATTGTAATATCCACAAGAGACATTGACTGCCGCAGTCTTCAGTGCAGGAGCCAGAATGGAGATATCAGAGAAAGTTCCAAAGCTCTTTTTGAGACCAGTATTGTCACACACAAAGTCTTCAAATTCCTTATTGTCACAGTTGTAAAACACCGCATCATTGTTACCCTTGCGGTCAAACTCGATGATATAATTTACATCTACATTATCACTGATAAAAGACTTCACGAACTTGTTTGCACCAACTCCGCCAATCTCTTCATCCTCGCAGAACAGAACGGAGCAATGCAGTTCCTTTACGATATTCATAATCATAAAGATGCCGCATCTATCATCACCACCAATGCCCTGCGGAGAACTAATCTTGCCCTTTTCCTTTACAATGTCAGTGCAAAGCTGCTTATGAACAGTATCCATATGAGCCACAAGAAGCACATGAACATCTCCCTTTGCATACACAAAGCCATCATCGACAACGGGAGAATACTTTGCGGAAGCCAAAAACTTCTTTGCATATTCCTTAACTTCCAACTGGGACATCTTGCAAATATCAGTAAAACTCTTCATATTTCCTCCTTAGAAATTAAAGACACGTCCATCGACAAAATCAACATTAATCCAAGCGCCAGAATCGGGATCAATTACATATTGCGTAGGAATCTCACAATCAGCATGAGAAAGTCTACTGCTGTTAGTAAAGGTTTCCCCACAATAAGGACAAATTCCTTCATGCCCAATATCAATCTCACCAGCAGGAGCATCTCCAAGTGCCTTCAAATACGTTTCATTGCACTCATTGTTATACGCATAATCTCTATAATGAGTACCGTGAGAACGAATGTTGTCTCTTGTGCCATTCTTTCTCTTTACCCAGCGATTCTCAACACCGAGCATCGTTGCAAGTTCCTTCTGAACAAAGCCACGGAACACAGAATACAGGTCAGTGTTACCATCATTACCCTGCGGATACACACGACTCTGAACAAGAATGTCGTTTCCGTAATGGAACATGCACCGATAAATCTTGCCGTCTTCCCAGTTGGTGGGAATGTGATCATTCACAAAGGTAATGATAGAAGTATTGTCCAGCATATAGGACATCGTGCCACCGCAATACTGACCGCTGTAAGCATGAGGCATGCCACGCACATTTCCCTTATCAATCGTATGACAACTTGCCCAGCTCACACCAAAGCTCATCGTGAGATAGTCCATAGGATTGACGCTGATGAAGAACTTAATCTTTCGCTTAAGTCCACTAACCATATCTGCATACTGAGCAAACAGTTTGTTGTAATCTGCACACTTATCAATCTTGTAATAGGCACAAATTCTGTTGAATGCTCTCGCAGTCTTCATGCCATCAACTACCTTGTAATCACGACCATGGTTAATGGTTGCGGCACTTCCTTCACCAATAGTGGAACTATAAATCATCGACATGTTCTCAATTGCCATAGTGAAAGCACTATAGTCCAGACTTGATTTCTTGGTAGAGCCATCGTTCATAAAGTTTGCCTTCTTTTCATTGTTGACAATGAGCTTCTTTGCATTGTCTTCAACAAGCAAATCCTTTGCGCTAATATGACCGAAACCAACTCTTACATAATCACCAAAGGTCTTGCCATCATCGTCCTTATACTTAAGGATTGCCTTCTTTGCACCAATCTTATTAGAGAACTTGCGGCAAAAGGTGAAGACTTCATCTCTATTGCTGTATCTCTCAATTTCCTCATCAATACAAATCCGCATGTCGCCAATATAATGAGGAGACTTCTGGAACATCTTAATCAGCGTCTGCTTGTTCGTGAAATACTCATTGAGCATCTTACAAACACCGTGTTCACTATTACGATGATGATACTTAGTAAGCAGAGCCATTACATCATCGACCAACTTATCAGTATCGCAGTATTCTCCCCAACTTGCCTTCAGACTTGCCTTGTTCATTTTTTGTTTGCCTCCTTAATTATACAAACTGGAAATCTTCTTCTTGATGTTTTCTACTGTGCTTGCTGGCATATTCCACAGGCCAGTGAACTCCTTATATGTTCCATTGTTAAAAGTAAACAACTTGTTCAATGCCTTAGAATAAACAACGGTGCAGTTGTCGTTTCTATAACTGATACCAAAGCATTCCACAATATTCATTGCGTTTACTTTTACAACAATAGTGTTTTTTGCCTTCAACTGATAGTTAGTAGAACCATCTCTCAAGCTATACTTGTTGGTAAACCCTGCATCCATAATCTTGTCAACAGTAATCATGTCATCAAACGCATCGGGATGCTCATCGAAAAATCCCTTGACAGGAGCAAAGGTTGCATTCTTACACCCTGTATACCGACAACTTTTTCTTGCTTCATCAGACATAATGTCATAACGATGATAGTAACTACAGTTGCAGCACAGCGTGACGTTTGCTTTGGCAGTTCTGCGGAAGGTGCCATCATCGTTTAACGCATAACTGTTGTCCTTGGACTTAACATTCTTTTCGGCAAGATGTCTGCAACTCAAACAAGACTTCCAACTACAAGAGACATTCTTGTGAGCTTCAATGGCTCTCTTTCTGTTGGGAATGATTTCCCCACAGTTAGAACACTTAACGTACTTGGTCTTTTCCGCATCTGCCACGGAGACAACGGAAGTTTCCGTTACTACTTTTCCGTCAACAATATAGCTACCACCTTCTGCCCTAGTTGCTTCCTTCCATACATAAGGCTTCTCTTCAAAGCTCCGCATTAAGACTTTCATTTTGCGCCCTCCTTAAAGCACTCTAAGAATTCCGCCGCCAACATTTCTAAAGGTGATTGTACCAAACTCGCTACAGTCTGGCATGTCGTGGTTTACCACATAGACACAAGCACAGTTTTCCGCAAGGTCATCATTATCCATTGACCATTCCTCCTTATGGTCGCTTACATAAAAGAGACTATCCATTGTGCCGAGGTTTGTGTAAGTTCTCACCACAAGATACACAAGTGCATTCCATTCATTTTCAAAGTCCTGCACCATTTTCTTTTGCTCTGCATTTAACCAGTATAAACCTCCAATCGGCGGCTCACTCATCATCACCGTATGGTCTTCTGCAAACTGCTTAATTGCGGGAGCGAAGAGGTTCATCTTCTTCATTCTCTTGATGGCCTCTAGCCTTTTATCATCTCTTAATACTTTCATATTTATTCCTCCGTTTCAAAATTGTCGGTATACATTTTTGCACATCCGTGACACTTAATATGCGACGGACAATCAGATTCATATTTGCATCCAACACATGTATTTCTCAAACTTCTAAAAACTCTTTCGTAGTCTCTCTTGTCCATGACGATGATGCCATTTGTATAACATGTCTCGCCATGCTCAATAATTCTTTTCGCTTCATCTTCGGTGAAATCTCTGCCATCATACAAAGCCACTTGGTCTACTTTGAGGTATCCATAACGCTCAGTGAACTTAATCATTTTAACGTGATGCATTTACTTTACCTCCTCATACTTGTAACCAGTAATCCATTTGAATCTCAACTTATCCCACCATGTGAATCTGTATTCGGGCCACATGGGTTCTCCATATCTGCATAGCTTACTCAACATATGGTATCTATCAAACCATGTCCAATATCCTTTGCGGATACCATCGGCTGGAACATATTTCAGTTTCCAACCGCAACAGAGCCAACACTCAATACGGAATGGAAGCTGTGAAAGAAACCACATTACCTTGTGTCTGTTGATGGGATTAAATTTCTTTTCAATGTTCTTGTATCCCTCAGAGGCCACAACATCCATACCATGGATTCCCTTTGCAATTTGAGTTTCATAATAAGCTGAGGAAAGTTCAAAATAATCATCTGCTTCTTTTCTGTAGATTTCAAAGAACTTATCGGTTCCCCATCTATGCCACTTATTCAAGAAAGTTTTCTTATTGTAGCCGCTAACTCCAATGGAATCGAAATATCTCTGAGTGTTGATATCCATACTCATCTCCCTTTCTTTTAGATATTATTTTCTCCTTTCGTTTGTGGTTAAGTCCACACTGGAACCCACGAGAAACTCGTGGGCTCCGTCTAGATTTAACGCTCAGTCACAAAGGCCTTCCAGTAGTCAATCACATTCTCATCGGAAATCTCCTTGAAGAACTGAATTGCCTTAGCAACCAGAACAGTGTTGTTGGGATTCATATAAGTGTAATCACTACGCCGCACAAGAGCACGGACATGGAAGTACCGCCGATTGTAAGCGTAGGGATACTCACGGAAGCAATCCATAAGGTTGGCGCAAACGTGATATCCCTTGGAACCAAAGACCACGTTGCCATCGTAATGGTCTTCAACATTCATTGCGTACTGCTTACCCTTGCAGCACATGTTCTCGTCAGTTGCCTTGTAAGCAGTCACCCAAATCCAATCGGGATCGACCTCCTCAAAGAAGCGGTCATCAACGCTGTAACGCTTACCAATCTGCTCAGGATTCACATGGTCAAGAATCTCAATCTTGATGTTGTTTCCGTTATCCTTACGAGTGAAGACATCAACAACCTTTGCGGTACGCAGAACGGAATTGCCGCAGACAGAGTACTCGGAATCAGCGTTGGCGGTGGGACGGATGACAGTATTGATAGTAAACATATTATTTTTCCTTTCTTAATTCAAAAATTTGTTAATCGAACAGCTTGCCGAGACTTGCGAGGGTGAGCTTTGCGGTGTCATACTCAAGCTTTGCCTTAGAGTAGAGCCTGGTCTGAACTGCGTCAGCGTGATAGTGAAGTTCACTCACGTAACAGTACAGTTTTCCATCCTTTGCCTCCTTTCCATTCCGCAGTTTAGTGCTGAAATCATTATAGGGGAACTGCTTAACATCTGCGCATTCCTTTGCAGATGTGAAGACCTCACCAGTGTCAAGGCACATGACTGCCTTACCATGTTTGTAACCCTTGCTATCCACGATGTACCTTGCCTTGATGATTTTGATGTTCTTCATAATGTTACTCCTTCTGCCTGTTGGCAATAATGTTACATTATTTTTGTACTGTTGTCAAGAGAGCTCGTCGGTAATATCAACTCCGTTATAGGTTGCAAAGTACACAATATTGTTGTCCACATCATCCACCAGGAGCATGAAATTGTCGATGTCGAACACGGTATAAATCGTTTCGCTCAGCTCACTCATTGCATCGCAGAGGTCGTAGTATTCGCTTGTGCCCACGGCATAGTGCATACCATCGGCAGTCACGGCCACACCATACAGGCCATCTTCATATTTGCTTTCGATGAAGCCTTCACCGAAGCAATCCTTCATCATTGCATCGAGGTCACTAACGCTGAGTTCCAGCTCAGGTTCATCAACAGGAGCGGGTTCAATCTGCTGTGCCTTGTTGTTCCCACAAGCGGTCATGGACAGGACGATGACGAGAGACATGATGGCGGCAAGAATCTTTTTCATGTTCAATTTCCTTTCTTAATACAAATCTTCACTATAGAGTTCGATTTCATGCTTATCACGCTTATACTGACGAGTTGTTGCAGAAGTCTGACCACAATTCATGGCGTGTTCAAAGGCTTCGGTTCTGTTAAGGAACTCTCCCTTGTTTGTGAGGAATCCCTCCTCAACTTGACTCATGCCAATGTTTGGGTTAATGACATGGAGTGAAGCATAACCGTTTCCGTGTCTGATACAACCAATCACGGAATCAGTTCCCTTGATTTTGAGTGCTGCACAGATAATCATGTTGACCTCCTTTAATCACTACAAATTGCGGCACACAGACCAAAAGCTAGACCAAACATTCCAACAATAAACATTTCCATTACATTACCTCCACTTTGATGATGCTTACCATGTTGCCAACGTTTGGATACTTCTTCTTGAACTTTTCCGTTGCGAAGATGATTGCTTTGCGTTCAGTGTTACACCGAACCACGATGCTCTCAATGCGGCTTGCGTCCATGAAGAGCTTTGCCGTGACCAGATAGTTTTTCATGTTACCTCCTTCTTAGAATTTCTCTAACGCAATTACGACTTCAATTTGGTTGCTGCTTCCTTCTTCAAGCTTGTACATAATACCAATCACTTGATAAAGTGTACCACACAGTTTGATTTTCTCTCCTTTTCTAGGAAGAAACGGAAGAGTTGCACCACTAACATAGTTTTCGCCTACACAGAAGTAAACTTTGAACATTTATATTCTCCTTTTCTTTATGGTAAATGCAATGGACTTGCGGGGTTTGCAGGATTGGCAACCCATCGTGTTGCATTGAAATCTCCACTTGCGTTGAGGTTGCCAGTAATGAAGAGAATCGTTACGACAACCACCAACACAACAAGGATAGCAATCATCGTGTAACAAATAATTTCTTCGCTATAAAACTTAAACGCATATTTGAGTTTTTCAAGCAGTCTTTTCATTTGCCTTACTCCTCTCTGCCAACCATCTCGCAGCCTCCTTTAGCAGACACACACCTTGAGAACAAGATGCACTCGTCACATGGTGTTGCCTATACAGATTCCAAATAGGACTTGGTGCAATACGACATTCACTACCTTGGCAATAGAAGCCAGATGCGTTATCCCATCTCCTCATTTCAAGGGTATCGAGATGCTCGTCTTCTTTGGCGAGAGCTTTCTTAATCTCTTCCAGAGAGAATGGAATGAAAAGTTTGATTGCACCAAGACCTCCGAACCTCATGATTGCTCTGCGGTAGATGTATTGGTGCGGCAGTTCCACACCTGTTTCTATGTCGATGTTTGCGTTGCGAACACCGATGAATTCGTTAAATGTCATTTGGTTTCCTCCTCAATAAACTTAAGAATATCAGACAAGAAACTTTCTACGTCATTTCCCTCATCGTAATGCTTACTTCCAAGCTTTGTCTTATACTGGATATCCAGTCCAATCGGACGCATCTTGATTTCCTCATCGGACGTTGCGATTGGACTCATATACTGGGCAATATCAACATTGTTTCCATTCTTGCCAGTAATATTGATACCAACGTTTCCGTTGAAATTATCAGTCCACATTTGAAACTCAATATCTCTTTTGACGAGTTCTCTCATCATCTGGATGAAATCGTCGCAAACCTTAATAAACATTGTCTTCCTCCTTACAAGTCAATCTCGTTAATGAGTCGCTTCAACTTTTCCATGCAGGAATCACACAGGGCAAGCTCAGGGTCAGAGGGATTGTGTGCCCAGAAGAGCTTGAGAGAACCATTGTGGGAGATTTCCCACTTTGCGGTTCTCGCATCACACACACTGCACCAGCAGGTATTATTGTTCAGCTTCTTGATTTCCATTTGTATTACAACCTCCATTCCCCAACTTTGTTTCCGTTGGAATCCATGCAGACACCCTCAGTTTGCTTTCTGTAGCGGATGTCATTGCAAATCTTCATGAAGATGTCTTCGAGTTCTCTTGCCGTCACCCACATATCGAGGTTAGGGTCACAGTATTCTTCAGGTGCCTTGAATGCGGCATTACTGGTGCTGATTTTGATTTCCATTATTAACCTCCCTTCTATAGATGACCACTGCATCAATGGCCAGGATAATGAATGCCCAAATGATGTTGGACATAGGAGCGATTTCGTTTTCAATGCCACCCACAATTCCGAGGATGGCGAAGAACGAGAACATAAATAACATATGCATGTCTCCTTTCTATGAGCAAAGCCCATAAGTAAACCCTCGACGTAAGTCAAGGGCTTAATATAGATTTCACTTGAACATGCCAGGCTTGATGGTGTCTTTGTACCTCCATCCAAGAGAGGCAAGCAGTCTGATCACATCTGCGGAACTGGTCGCATTGAACTCTCCCTTGATGGGCAGAGGATTGATGGGACACTTGATGCGGCAGATGCACTTGCCTTCCTCATGGCGGACAAGGAGCATGAGCTGGATTTCCCTTTCCTTTTCATAGAAACGAATGTTGGTTTCGCTTCTGACAGGATGATCAACGTCATAGGGCTTACTGTAAAGCCACTTAAGCAGATTATCTCGCTTGGTGAAGCGGTAGACGGTGTGATACTGAGGTTTGGTTTCCGCATTGAGCAGAGCAATGGCATCCCTTGCCAGAGACTTGTCACAGCTCCCGTTGCCGTAATACGGACACGCTTCGCACCCCTTCTCAGAAGCACAGATTTCCAGAGCCTTAATCACAGTTGCCTTATCCATTGTCATTTCCCTTTCATGATAAATTTGGGCAAAGCCCTTAATAGAGCCTACAAGGTTTCCCTTGTAGACTCGATAAAGGTTTCACTCCTTGACGATTTCCCACAGCATGGCTCCCAGCTTCTCAGACACCTGGTACATCTGAGCGAAGGTGATTTCCTTTTTGAGAAGCATCTCCGACAGAATGAAAGCACACTCCTGGCGGCAGGTCTCATAAGCCTCGGTTTCATCCTTGGGCTCATAGACGACACCGCAGAGAGAAGCATTGATATGGTCACGAAGGATGTTCTTGGCCATCATTTCGGCATCAAAGTTCATAATCATTTCCCTTTCTGTAATAGTTTTGGATTTCGCTTATGGAATGACTCGTTTTCACTCGTCTGGAATGGGACTTTTACGGATGAATCCCTTAGAACCGCATGTTATTCAGTTGTCTTGTACCATTTCGCTTAGCGTAGCCAAAGTCCAAAAAGGCTCAACGGCCCCTCATTTGCCTTGCCAGAACGATAATGGTTATTTCCCTTGATGTTACATTTCCCTTAATATATCACCTCCATTTAGTCAATGTAGTATTCATCAGTTTGTCCGAATACTGTGAAATATCCAATGTGTGGATTCGTCTTATCCACTTCGATGATTCCATTGAGGACGGTCATACGCCATCCAATGAGAACACCGAGGATAAGAGCAAATGCAAGAGTCTTTTTCATTTGCCTTACCTCCTAAATTGCGTAGAGTTTGTTCCCATCAAAGGAGCCGCAACACTCAATGAGATTGGCTTTGATGAGTTCGTTGAAACCGTAAGCTCCAACTTCTCTTTGGATGATATAATCATAAACTGTATCTGCTCTGGGATGATTTGCCTTGACAAACTCATGCAGAACCTTGGGATAGTTATCAAGTGCATATTGAATATAGCTGTGGCACAGGCGGTCAAGGTAGTTCGCAGCGAACTCCTTTCCCTTTTCTCTTTTCTTTGCCTTGTACTCAGTCTCGATTTGCGGACACCAGGGGATTCCGAAGTCATTGAAAAGGTCTTTTTTTTCTGCAATGAGAGACATTTCCCTTATCATCTCCCTTTAATTTTGTGTTGTTGTGCAACGCAAAAAGACCCGTTTCCCTTAGATACGAGTCATTACATTGTGAAACATCACATTGATTTGCACCTGGTCGCCATCTGCGAATGTTTCAAAATTGTCCGCATTGACAACGGCAGCATGAAATTTTTCCATTTCCCTTACTGCAATCCAATCTGCCTTGATTTTGATTACAGCGTAACCATTGATAAGTTCTCCTCTTTCGCACTCAATGATTGCATTGATGCTTTCCCTTTCAAGAAGCTCCTTCAATGCCTTGTAGGAATTTGAAAACTCGATTTCCCTTTTAGGATTAACGACGAATGTTCTTTCTTTGGCCATGTCTTCCTTGAGATATGCTAAAAAATCATTCAACTCCAAACATCAATCACCCTTCCTTTCATCTTGGCAAGTTAGCCGCTGAGCATAATCTCAACGTTACCACATTCCACCACGAGGAGGTTTGCCACGGAATGCAAAATGGAGGAATGCCAACCATCACGAAAACATCCCTCCAAGAAAATGGTACGAAACCACCTTGATTGTACCAGAGTTCGCCCATTGTGTCAAGGAATTATTTTTCGTCCTTGTCAAAATAAGCAACCACCATGGAATGAACATGGCTAATGGCACATTTGTCACAGTCCAGTCTCATACCCATGTTGCAACAACAGTCGCAACTATAAGAGAAAGACTTTTGAGCTTGCTGCTTAGTTGCAGCGGAATATTGAAGATTCACTCCAACTCTCTCGAACTTATTCATAGGAACACCTCCAATCTGCAAGAATCGACTTCCTGCGACTCCCCGAAGGGAGTTTCGGCTGGTAGTCGTCCAGCCATCATCAGGCAGGGATAGTTATAGCCAACCAATGACAAAGTATGCATCCAATGTCGTTCAAGGTTGGCTCAAATTTTGAACCAGTGCATTTTTCAGGACACCTCCTAATAATATTGCTCCTACTACACCTGCAACCAATCGCTGCAGCCAACCCCAACACTCGTCAGTGATCCACTACCTCGTAGGAACTGGTCAATTAGAGCTACCCACCCTCGCCACGTGGAGGCTTGACCATGAGGGCGAGGCAGTTTATACTCATGCCCAGGAGTCCGCAATGGTTACTTCGCCAGCATCTGCTTGTAAGCCACCTTGTAATCGGCATTGGTCACAATGCGGTGCAGAACGTCAGCCAGAACCTTACGGAACTGCTTGTGGTCAGCCAGCTTGAGAGTCAGACGACCCTTGCTGTCCTTACGACCATAGGTGAACAGAAGCCATGCCACGTCCTGAGACTTCGCACGATACTTGTTCTTACCCTCGTTATCCTCATAGATAATCTTGTCCAGAACCTGCTGAAGCATCTTCAGCATCTGAGTGTTGCTGATGGGATTCGCCACGTCAGCGTTCTCGTCAGCCAGCTTGATTTCATCCTTGGTCTTGGAGATGAAGTAGCTAGTGCCGATAGAAGCCAGGTCAGCAACCTTAAGCTCATTCGCCACATGAATAGCACAAAGCATATTCATACGCTCAGCGAAATTGCTCCAGCTCTTGTTGGCGGATGCCGTGTAACCGCAGAAAGCATCGAACTCACGCAGGTCAAACTGACGCTCAGCCTCGATGATTTCACGGGTCTTGGTAGTGCTACCGCTCTCAGCGGAATCCTTGTGCTTGAGAACCTTGAAGCCCCAAGTCTTGATGGCCTCCAGCATCGGCTGTTCCTTGTCCTTGAGAGAAGTGAAAACCAGAGCCTGAGCAGTCTCAACGTAGCTCTTCTCCAGTTCCTTCATCTCGCCGTCAACGACAGCCATAGCGTGGAAGTCGTCATTCAGAGCGGCCTCATTGTAAGTCAGGCACTTGTTGTCCAGCTCAGTAGCGATAGCAGCACAATCAGCCAACAGTTCGGAATAAGTCTTGATAGTTTTCATAGATAATACCTCTTTCTGCCCCTTGGGGCCAATAATGTTGGTGAGTCAAGCCCACCTTGCGACGCACAAGAGATTGTACGCCCCAAGGAAGGCACCACCGAAGTGATGCCCACCCTGGTATTATCTATGAGGATAACACGAATATATCCATTAAACCGCACCAGTAAAAGGAGCAATATCCTGGGATACCGCTGTTGCCGACTATTCGGCAAACCTCCTGGGAGGCCCACCAGTCAGTAATACCAGTGCAATCTTATGTCTATACTTGCTTCTTTCGTAGTTCAGTCGAACCGCAACCATAAGCATGGTTTAGTCGTCAGTTGCCGACTAACTGTAAGGGTCATTCACAAGCACCGAACCCTGGGCCTAACTCCCAGGCATACCGCCGACTATTTGGTATAGTTAACCGCCTATGCACTTTAATCTGTAAAAGTGGGATATAGAAAGCCCTGCACGGCTACGGGCAAGGCGGTACATTGCATACCGCCGCACGGCTTTTTTACGGGATTTTTTCCGCCGTGGTTTTGTTGTGGGGCTGTTGGTTTTGCCCTACACTTTACTAGCAATTAAAACGGGAAAAGGTTTATGACAAAATGCACAAATAATTTATTATTTTTTTGTGCAAAAAATCATAAACTTTTTTGACTGTATATTGCTTATTAAGGTTATGCATAAAATTTCATGTTGACATTATAATTGTATTGTGGTATCATATCATTAGGGGATATATTGCCCTACACTTTACCCCGCTAAAGCGGGAGAAACGGAGAGTAAAAAAATGGAATATGTGTTTATTGTGGAAGTAGAGGCCCAAAACGTAAAGTCTAACCGCTATGACCAGTCTTTCCGACTTGTACCGAACTATAGCAAAGATATAGCGGGTGTTTACCGTAGCAAGGCCGCCGCCGTGGAACGTATGGAAAATTTAATTCTTTCGTTTGACTGGGACAGAGTTGCAGTCATACAAGAGGGCGGCGAGGAAGTAGCAAAAGCATTTTTCACGGATAGCAATTTTTCCGACAACGGTAAAATCAATCGTGAATATACAATCCGTATTTTGAAAATGCCCGTGCTTTAATTGTGTATCGGCAACGGCCTATCATTATATATGGTAGGTCGTAACGGCTACACAAGCCGGGAAAAGAGGACAAAAAAAATGGAAAAAGCAACCATCACAAAAACCATGGAAACATTGGCGGATATCGCCGCCGCAAGTGTCTTGAAAAATCTTGTTGGAAAATGGGCAGAGGAAACAACAACGGAGTTAAGATGGGCCTTGCAGATTGACAAAGCAACGCTTAAAAAAGCGGCCTATATCGGAGAGAGAACGCAAGTATTGGAAAAGTATGGCGAACAGTTGGCGGAACGTATCAAAGAGTATGCAAAAGAAATCCAGCTCTTGAAAAAGCGTATTGCCGCAGAGGAAAGCGAAAGTAAACGTTGGGAATTAGAAGAAAAATACAGTTACGCTTGTTTCTGTCTCCGGGATTGCAGAGAGGAAAAAAGGCAAAATAACGTTGAAATTGATATGTTGTATAAATCCCTGGGGGAAAGCCTGGGAGACGGCAACGATCTAAAGCAAGTTGCATTTTTGGCAATGTGGGAACACGTGGAAACGGTGGAAAAGTATCTTGCAGAGCATGAGACAGAAGAAAACGACGTTTTAACGATTGTCGGAAATATTGTTGTTGATAGAGAATACAAGACAGTTAGAACGGCCTACCGTGGCATTAGCAAAGAGGGAAACGCAACAACATTTTACAAGGCGGAGCGAAACAAAAATGGAGAGATTGTGAAAGCGTGGCAAGATATCACATTGCGATATATCGGAGCAAGGGCCGTGAATCGTTATATCAATCAATACCGTAGCAAGGCCGCATTAAACACGGTACACATTATCACGGGATACGACAGCGAGGGCCATGAACTTACTATACAAAATAGCAAGTTGGAAACCATGGGCGGCGTGGATAGCGTAGAGGAAAAACTATACTTTGAAACCGCATGGGCGAAAATTGAAAGCGTGTTGACTGCTAGACAATGCGAAATCATCAAGTTAATTTTGGCTGGATTTAATTATTCCGATATTGCGGAAAAACTAGGTGTTAAAGAAAACACAGTAAAAACCCACGTTTTTCAAATAAGAGAAAAAGCAAGGGAAGTTTTTCCGAACTAGAAAAAATAACGAATAGCAAAAGGGCGGGGAGATTTTCCCCGCCTTTTTCTTTTACCGTAAAACTTGACAAAATGCACATTTTGCAAAGTATGGGGGGCACATAAAACTAGTAAACCCCTTATATTTTGCCAACAGACCCTTAAGTGGTTATTTTATAAACTAACTAAAAAATAAATGCAAATTATTTTACAAACAAAATCTAGTAATTATATTTATCTAATTAATTATCTTAAATCAATAAAAATAAACTATTTTTTACAATAAAATACATTCATTCTTATATCTCTCAGCAAATCACTTTAATTCTGATTTTTTTAATTTTAAATATTATTATCGTTATCACAAAGCATTTCATTATTAATTCCAAAAAGTCAAATCCATGAACAAAATAAGCTAAAAACAATTAAATTTTTCATTTTATTAGTATTATTCACGTACTTATCATAAATAATAGAACAAATGATCTACTATTAACCATCCTTTTCCACAAAATCCAATTATACAAGCCCTCCTCTACCAAAAACTCGCCACCTTGACAAAATAAAAACTATGTGTTATACTCACAATACAAAATTATAGCTACGAAAGGAGTCCCTATGATCAAGAAAATATTTAGTATCCATCTCGCCAGACAATTAGGCCTAATGGGATGCAAATGCATCGGCACAGAACCAAACAGAAACAAACCCTGGCTTAACGTGTATCTCTTTATTGACGACGAGAAACTCAACAACGCCATGTCAAAAATCAACAAAGCTTAAAACAAAATATCAAAGGAGCCAAAATATGGATAATAATTTTTTAACAGTAAATAAAGATTATCTTAACTACAACTTAAAAAGCATAGACATTCTTATCATCGCACAAATTGAAGAATTCGAGCGAAACAAACTCAGTTGCTATATAACCAATCAACAATTTGCAAACATGTTTGGTGAAAGCGAAAGAACAATAAATAGGGTCATAAAAAAACTCGAAGAATTAAACATCATCAAAAAACAAACAATCTACATCAAGGGTAGCGGCAGAGGAAATAGACAACGAATTTTATCGATCAACAACACAAAAAAATGGAAGTGCCAAAATGACACATCCAAAATGGAAACGCCAAATTGTCATGACCAAAGTAAAATGGAAGTGCCAAAATGGCAGTGTCAAAATGGCACTACCAAAATGGATGTGCCAAATTTGCAAAATGGTAGTGCCAAAAATGCACAATGGAAGTGCCAAAATGGCACAATAAAAGATAATATAAAAGAAAATATAAAATATAATATATACAGTGACCTATATAATGATGTAATAGAATCGTATAATAATAATTTGGATATGGATTATGATGATTGGGCCAAAGAAATAGCTATTGACATGGAATGTAATGTAGAAGATATCAACGCTATCATTGATGATTATATAACCACTTGACAAAATTAATTTACTATGGTATAATCACAATACAAAATTAATGGGAGGTTCAATATGAAACATGAAGATGACAAATATAATTATTGAGTTTTTATTGAATAGTAAAGAGGAAAATTTTATTGATATGATTTTGACTCATATCAGAGATGGTATTCCTTTTGACGAAAAGGAGTGGAATGATGAATAAAACATTTGTCCTATTATGGATGTTATTTAATCATGTATTAGATGATTACTTTCTACAATGGTGTCTTGCTAATCTAAAGCAGAAAGATTGGTGGAAAAATAACTATCCTGATAATAAATATAAATATGATTATATAATGGCATTATTTATGCACTCTCTAAGTTGGAGTTTTATGATCATGTTGCCAATAGCTGTATTATACTCTTTTAATGTTGATTCATTTTTCTTTTTTATATTTTTTATAAACATACTAGGCCATATGTATGTTGATGATGCGAAAGCAAATGATAAATGCATCAATTTAATTCAAGATCAAATTGCACACCTTTGGCAAATTCTATGGACATGGTTCATGTTTTTATAAGGAGGAATAAATATGAAAATTAATAATATTTCTTGCGGCTTATTTATGTTTCGTGGTTGGCGCAATCTTAAAGATATTCCTATTTTCATTAAACGTATTTTCTTTACTCTTAAGCATGGCTATTCTCCTGTTGCTAAATGGGAAACATTTGCATGGTTTATTGATGTCATGAAAGAGATTCTTACTAACTATCGTTACAATAGAGATGGGACGCCTATTATGGATAATGTATTTGTGACAAATAATTATGATTCCGCCAATGAGGAAGCCTACAATAAGATTCTTGACCATATGATCGAGTTGCTAAATCAAATGGATGAAAATAATCCAATCTATGATAATATGGATTGGAAAGCTAAAGATAAGTCAATGAATGACGCCAAAGATGAATTCTTTAAATTATTCAGTGAACATTTCTATAGTTTGTGGGATTGAGGTGGTCAAAATGACGATGCAAGATAAAAAGGAATTATATATTCTGCTAAATGAATATTCTGATGAATTGGCCAAAACATGTAAATTCAATTGTTATAATTGTGATCTTGGTATTTTAGAAATTTATTATGATATGCATACATGCGCAATAGATACCGTTATGAGAAAGCTTGCGGAGGATAATTGAATGAAATATGTAATTGATATTGATGCTTTAAAAAATGTTTTAGATGTCATGCATAAACCATATAGTATAAATGGAGATGTTTGTGTCTATTTAGATGATGTTAAAGATTTAATTGATGCATTCCCAAAAGATAAATTTAAGGAGGAATAACAATGTTTGAAATTATTGATTTATGCGGAACAATATGGCCATGCTATGGAACATTCGTAGACAAAGATGGAGATATTCAATTTATTATTGAGTATTCAGATGGAACAATAGGCAGAACAAATGCAAATGATGGATTTTATAAAATTTATCATAAGGAGGAATCTTAATGACAAACTATATGGCAAAAGTGGCAAAGATGCTTGGTGTTGAATTGGGTGAAGAATTTATAGTTGGAAATAGCGATTATGGTTTTGACGAAACTAGTATTTTTAAATTTACGGAAAATGGACTTAAGAATTTATATTTTCCACATACTACAGAAAAACAATATTCCAATGTTTTTAATGATTTATTGACTGGTCATTATTCTATTAAATGCAAACCTTGGAAGCCTAGAGTTGGAGAACAATTTTATTTCATTGATATGGATGGAAAATCTTGTTGTTTAACTTGTGGCTATAATAATTCTTCTCTAAATCTTTATAAAATTGGTAATTGCTATCGAACTCGTGAAGCAGCTGAAGCAAATACAGAAAAGTGGGTTAAGTTTTATTCATCAGATAATGTTGTGGAGGTATAAGAATGCGAATTATTAAACATGGAAATTTAAACACAAGATTCTTTAAGTGTCCGCATTGTGGTTGTGAATTTATTGCTGATATGCGTGATTATGCCATGGATATAAATAAAATAAATTTTTGGGCCGATTGTCCTGAATGCGATAGACGATTTGATCAGCATGCACCGCTGTATAAGGAGGAAATGTTTAATGTCTGATTTAACTGCTTACGAGAAAGAAACAATTATCAATTACAATGCCGCAGAAAAGACCGCATCAATTTATACTCATGACAAATCTTTAATTCGCAAGCTTATGGCAATTGCCAATACAAGAGATGATATTATTATCAAACATCATGATAATGAATGCGCAACTTTTATTGTCCCAAAGAAATGGGTCAAAGTGAATGCGGGGCGTATTTTAACCGAAGAGGAGCGTTCTGCTAGAGCGGAGCGTATGAGAAGTATGAAAACTGCCAAAATTTCTAATTAATTAATGTAAAATTAATTACTGCTCTACTCTCCCCTTGTGATTTATCGTTTAAATTTTTTATTCACAATACAAAATTAATTAACAGGAGGTTTAATCATGAATAAAACATGTGAATTTTGTCAATATAATGGCCCATATGGAAGCATTATTAATCCTTGTGAGAATTGCCCAAATAATGATTTTATGATTAATGGCACAATTCCAATCGTACAGCCACTTCGTGAAACAACAGACCATATAACTAATACAACTTACACAACCACTACTACCGATTGTAAAACAATTACTGTAAATAGTAACGGTGTAAACACTGGTGATGTATTTGTAATTGGTCTAACAACTGACCTACCGACTGCTGATGAATACCGTGAATCTATTGGTGCCCCATATTATTATCAGTGTGAATGGTCTGAACAAAAGTACGTCTGTCCAAAGTGTGGCGGTGGAATGTGCAGACATGAAACTATTGTTTATACAAGTAATCCTCCTAAGTATGAATATCAATGTAATAAATGTGGCTATGTAGAATATCAATTTGGTTGAGGTGCTAAATGAAACTAGATACAAATCAGGAACAAGTAGTTAACAGTACATCTAAGAACATTATCGTGTCTGCTGGAGCTGGCTCTGGCAAGACACGTGTTCTTACAGAAAGAGTCAAACATTTGGTTGATAATGGTGTGCAGCCAGAAAATATTGTATGCATTACTTTTACTAATAAGGCAGCAGATGAAATGCGTGAAAGATTAAAGGACGTAAATGGAATTGGCGAAGCTTTTATTGGTACAATTCATTCTTTTGCTAACCGTATTCTAAAGGCTTCTGGCAAAAGATATGATCTTCTTACTGCCGAAAAGGAAATTGAGATTATCCGTTATTTAATTGGTAAGTATGCAAAATACATTACTCTTGATAATTATATGCACTATATGGATTTGTGTCATTTAATTAAACTTGGAGCAAAAGAAGAATCTGTTCTGGTAGAAGAATTTACTCCTTCTGAGATGTATGAACTTAGAATTTTTTATGGACAACTGTTAATAAATTATAATCAAAAGTTTTATCCAGAAAACATTTATACTGTTTGCAAGAAGCGTGGCATCATTACATTTGATGAGCTGCTTGTTGAATGCACAAAGTATTTTAAATCCATTAATGCAAAAATTGAATATCTCCTTGTTGATGAGCTTCAAGATATTGGAATCAATGAATATGAGTTTATTATGGCTCTTAATGCTGAGAATAATTTCTTTGTTGGAGATGACTGGCAAGCCATTTATAGATTTAAGGGTGGAGATGTTCGAATCTTCTTGAATCTTATGGAAAATCCAGATTGGACAGCATATTATCTTTCTGCAAATTATCGTAATGCAACAAATATTCTTGATGTTGCAAAGACAGTAATCATGCAAGCAGATGATATTATGGACAAAAATGTATATGCCACTCGTTCAGAAAAGGGTAAAGTTTCAGTAGATACTAAAGATCATCTTTGTAGATATCTACAACAGATTAGTGCTGAGGAAAATTATAAAGATTGGTTTATTCTTGTGCGAGTTAACAAAGATATTTATGAAATCTCTAAGCAGCTAGATAAATTTAATATTCCGTATGCCACATTTAAGCAGGGCGGTACTTCTAACGAAGAGATGGAATCTCTAATGAATGAGAATACGGTGAAAATTTTGACGGTGCATACTTCTAAGGGCCTAGAAAACAAAAATGTTATTCTATACGGTAATTTCCCAATTAAACCAAAGCCGTATCTAAGAAATTCAGATGAGCGTAAAGTAATGTATGTTGGTTGCACAAGAGCAATGGATAAGCTAATCATTTTGAATTGAGGTGTAATATGAAAAAGAAAATTTTCTGTCCAAACTGTAATGGACATGGATTTATTGCAAAATGTAATGAAAATCAGGCGTGGAGCGAAAAATGTACTGAATGCAATGGTATTGGAGAAATTGAAGTACCAATGACTAATTGGGATGTGTTCCGTTCTATGTCTGATGATGTTGTTGCTGGCTGGCTCTCTAAACTCGTGTGCCACGACTGTGCAACAACTTTTCACTGTCATGAATGCCATTCAGATGACGAAGGTTGTGCAGAAGAAATTTTAAAATGGTTAAAGAAAGAAGCAAAGGATGGGTGTTTATGAACAATAAAGAACTAATTGAACATTTTCCATTTTTGATGCCCAGAAATCGTTGGACAGACAAGATTCCAGATGACTTCGACTATTCTTATACAGAACTGGATGCCATGCCAGATGGTTGGCGCAAAGCATTTGGTGAGAGAATGTGTGAAGAAATTCGTGAGGCTTTGGTTGAAGACAATTGTCTTGACAAATATAGAATTTCACAAATCAAAGAGAAATATGGCACTCTCCGCTGGTATGACTTTGGTGCCACTCAGAAAGTATACGACATAATCTCTAAATATGAATATATTTCTAGGTTTATTTGTATGTTTTGCGGTAGACCATATGCCAAAGAATTTAACGATGGATGGACTAGCACTATTTGCGAAAATTGTGTTTCTGAGGCATTTGATATTTCACATCTTGATTGGGTTGATGCCACCGATGATTTTAAGCCAATCAAAAAGTCTTTGACTATCACCGGGTGGAAAAATGGCGAAGAATATACTCGTGAAATATATGTTTGGGATACTTGGCGTGAGATTGTTGAGGAGTATATGTCTGAAAAATATAATGTGAGGTGATTAAATGTTATCTAAGCCTAAATATGGTTGGGCCGATATTACAATCGGTGATTGGTCTGATAGGTGTAGCTATTTAACAGATGTTCCATTTCAGTTACTTGAGGCAATGTGTAGGTCTTGTAAAAATCACGAGCCAGTTGCCGCAAAATTTGATGCAGAGGGTTGGGAATATACAATTATATTTGATTGGCTTGAAACTCACATCATCATAGAAAAAGATGGCTTTGAATTAAGAACTATTGAAATCAATCGTGATGATTTGGCAAAAGAATTGGTTGAAGACATTCGTGCCAATGTCGACGAATGGGCTTCTTGGGATGATTATGGAGACATGACAAAAGAAGAAAGATTTAATCGAGCGTTTAAGTTAATTAAATTATGCAATGAGATAATGAAATATATTCCAAGTGATGATTGGAAAATTGTATATGTGGGGTGATTTTATGTTTATTTGTTCAGAGTGTGGTGCAATCTTTGAAGAACCAAAGATATACACAGAAACACATGGACTAGACTCTCCTCCTTATGAGACATTTTATGGATGTCCTATATGTGGTGGTAGCTTCAACAAAACATTTAAATGTGACGGTTGCGGAGAATGGGTGAATGATTGTTATGTAGAAATTCTACCTAGTGACGAGAAATATTGTGAGAATTGTTATATATTAAAAAATATAGAGGATTAAGTTCCAATGCGATTGGAGTGATTACTATTGGCAAAAGCTCAAAAAACACAACAGTTTATATATAAAATAAATTCAAGTTTGCTGAGGCAAAATAATTGGGACTTAAATCTGTCTTTATCAGATGCAAGAAAGATTCCTGGAATTGTTGTTTCTTTGGCGGATTCACAAATTTTAACTTGGATTAATGAGTTAAATGGAACCGAAGATTATGATTTTAGAGCAAAACAGATAAAAAAAGAGATAAAAGACATAAAAAAACAGCCAAATAGTTCCGAAAATAAGAATAAAATATCAGAAAAGTATGCAGAATTGTATGATTTACAATTTAAAAAGGACTATTTGTGCTTGGTTATAGATAAAAAATCAGATTATGATAGGGCCAATCAAGGCTTTAAAGTAAATGGAATTTCATATAAAAGACTTATTTGTACAACAAATGGAGTAAAAACTTCTAGTGTTGTTTATGCGGCAGATAGAATTGTAGAATATGATGGAAAATCAATTAATATTCATGATGAGTTAAAGAAAAGAATAGAAAATGGAAGAGATACAAGAGTTAAATTATCTCCAGCAAAGTATGGAGCTTATGAGTCTCTTGCGGCTAGTGCATCTATTCCAGTAAGTTGGCCAAGGTATGGCGAAAATCCTATTCCAGGAGGAATAATTGTAGTCAAGGATTGTATCGTTCATTTTAAAACTAATTTTATTGAAATTGATGATAGTGATCCAACAAAAGAGCCAAAAGTTACTGAAAAACACAACGAAGATTTTGAAAATAATATGTCAGATGGATGTTCTATGATGCTACCGTCTCTATCAAAAAGATGGAATGGAGAGTTAAATGGAGACTCAGAACACACAATGAGTGGATGCAATATGCGTTGTGCATTCACAAAAGGTATGGCCCTTACTTTTGATTTCATTAAATTTGCAGAAGAAATTGTTGGAGCTTCAGAAGAACATCCAGAAAAGTATTTAATCAAAGATTATTGGGGCCAAGAAAGAGATATTCGTGATGCTGATTTGATTTTGACAGAAAGTCAGCTTAAATTATGTGGTAGTTATACCTCTTGGGAAGATTATTACACAAAATGCATTGCAAATCATTATACTCTAAGAGTTACCAAGACTTCAGAAGAAGAAAATGATGATGTAAGACAGCTAAATTATCAATTTATTCAATCTTTGAATCTTACAGATGATGATATAGATGAACTTGTTGCTCCAACAGTGAACGAAATTAAAGATATTATGGAGTTAGATCCAAGAAAAAGCGTTGCATACTTGTGTGGAACTGGTTTGAACGAAAAAAATGTAATTTTTGCTGATAATGTCGCAAAAGCCATTATGATTGATAAAAATGCCATAAATGACCCTTATATTCGTTCAAAAATTAAAAAAATGATAAATCGACGCATAAAAGATGCTAAAATTGGTGTTTTAGATCTGCATGGTAACTTTCAAATCCTTTCTGGAGACTTATATGCTCTATGTGAAAGCATTTTTGGGCTAGAACCACATGGAATTTTAGAAAGTGGAGAAATTTATAGTAAATACTGGTATGACGAAAATGTTGATAGAGTTCTTTGTTTTAGAGCTCCAATGAGTAATGCCCATTCAATAGTAGCACAAAATATTTGCAAAAAGCCAAAAGCTCTTGAATGGTTTAAATATATTGATACTTGTATCGTTGTAAATGGTTGGGATACTATGCCAGCCGCACTAAATGGGTTTGATTTTGATGGAGATTTATTGTTTACGACCAACAATGCTCCACTAATGAGAAGACAAACAAATCTTCCTGCTTTGAACTGTATTCAAACTAAAGCTCCTAAAAAAATAGTTACTGAAGAAGACGTAATTGCTTCAAATAAGGCTGGTTTTGGCAGTAAAATCGGAGCAATAACAAATAAAATTACTCAGATGACTAGTTTGATGGCAAATTATGAGCCAGGAAGCAAAGAATATGAAGTTTTAAGATATAGAACTCAATGCGGTCAAGCATTGCAACAAAGAGAAATTGATAAAGCAAAGGGAATTTTGCCAATTCCAATGCCAAAAGAATGGCATAATTATGGTGTAAATGTGATAAAACCTGATGATTCTGATGATATTCAATCCAAAAAACGCTTTAATCAGAGCATTTGCGCCCACAAAAAGCCGTATTTCTTTATGTATAATTACGATGCGGAAAGAATTAAGTACCAAAAGTTTATGGAGGAAGCAAACTCAAAATCGGTTAGTTTATACGGTATTTCATTCAAAAATATGCTTAAAATGGATCATTTAAGTGAAGATGCAGAGAAATTTGTTCAATATTGTTCTTTTAAGTGTCCAATTGACACTTCTCCATCTACTATGAACCGTATTTGTTGGAAAATAGAGCAAGAATTTAATGAGAATTTTTCTTGTGAGGACGTAGAGTTTGATTATACGATTTATAAATCAAAGCATGACGTAAAAAAATCTTCATATCATGAAATTAAATCTTTATGCGAACACTATCTAATGAATTTGAAGACTTTAAATAGTCGAAAAATTAATAACGAAGAAGAAAGAAAGTTATTATTAGAAGATAAAAATAGGCTTCTTGAAACACTTATAGAAGATATGTCTACCATTTGTTCTAATGAAGAAGCTCTTTGTGATATATTATTGGACATTTGTTACACTGGTAAAATGAGCAAAAGCATAGTTTGGGATGTTTGTGGAAACCAAATTATTAAAAATATGCTAGAAAAGCACAATCATATGCTTACTTACCCAGAAAAGTGTCAGGATGCAGATTTTTGTTGTTGCGGAACAAAATTTTCTAATAAAACCGTTAAAATTGGAGGTGAAACAGCAGATGAGGTTTAATTTTAATGAAAAAAGCCGTATTTATAACATTATTGATGATAAAAATGTTGATGGAATTGGTATAAATCAAGCAATTTGGAATGCGGCAATCTACTATACTCAATTAAATCCAGTTGATAAAAAGGATGTATTCTGGAAGATTGTTGACTTTATGAGAGAAAATTATGATGGTTTTATGTATCAGGGATATATAACCACTATCAATAAAGATATCAATAAGGCTTATAAGTATAGAATTAAGGATGTTAATACAGTAAATATCACTAAAAATGAAATGGACAAGATTCTTTCACTAAAAGACATCAAGAAACAAAAGATTGCATTTGTAATTTTGGCATTAGCTAAATATCAGAATGCAGAAAGTCAAAGAACTAATGATACTTTCTACGCAAAAACATCTGAAATCTTTAAATTGGCAAGAGTTTCAGTTCCTGCGAAAGACAGAGATTTGTTTTTTGGGTTTGTTTATAAAGAAGGAATCTTAAAACAGAATTTTAGTATTGGATATAATGCTTTGACTGCCGCTTTTGTAGATCATGATGAAAAAGAAGTTGCCCTTACTTTGGATGAATATGATTATTTGGAGCTTGCGTATGCTTTTTTGAATTATAAGAATGGTGGATATAAGAGATGCGAAGTATGTGGAAGATGGTTTAGAGCAAAATCAAATGCTTCCAAATATTGCAGTTCTCATCGTCAAAATTATGAACATACAGATAGCGTTGAGGTTGAATGTGTTGAGTGTGGAAAAAAGTTTTTAGCGAGTCCTCTTGCCACAAAAACATGTAGATGTAATGAATGTCAAAACAAAATAAATATAGAATTAAATAGAATTGCTTCTAAAGAACGAATGAGACGTTATAGAAATCAGGCATAATGTTACGGTTAGCCTCAAAATAGACAACACAAAAATAATGTTAAAAATACAAGGCATACACTTATATTTTTGAGCCTTCTAAAAAACAATTTGGCACAAAATAGTAATGATATAAGGATATGCCTTGTATTAAATTAATAAAAACAATAAACGGAGGTACATTTTATGGATGATCTAGTAGTAGCAGTTCCTAAGACTGTGGAGAACATGCAACTTCCCTCTCCAGAGTTAGTCAACTATTATCGTGATGCTGAGGAAAGAGTATTCTATATTGACGATCAAATTGATGAGAATCTTCTCGAATTGTCAAAGGAGATTATAAGATTCAATAGGCTAGACAAAGATATTCCTGTTGAGGAACGTAAACCAATTAAGATTTTTATTGACACTCCTGGTGGTGACGTAATTGCCACATGGAGCTTTATCAGAATTGTTGAGATTAGTAAGACTCCAGTGTATACCATCAACATGTGCTGTGCATATTCTGCTGGTGCTGATATTTTGGCCGCTGGTCATAAGCGTTTTGCAATGCCTGGAACTTCTGTTCTAATTCATTCTGGTTCTTGCTATTATGGCGGAACTCAGGAACAGGCAGAGTCTATGAAGAAGTTTGGAGATAAGCTTACAAAGAAGGTAACTGATTATTTCCTATCTCATACAAAGGTAGATCCAAAGATTTTTAAGAAGAAGGCCCCATCTGATTGGTATCTTGATGAAGAAGAAGCATTGGAGAATGGAGTTATTGATAAGATCATTATGGATATTGATGAAATTATTTAAGGGGGACTTTTATGGCTACAAAGAAGAAAGCTGCTGTAAATGAATATTCTAAAAATATACCTATGACTCTTGATGATCATCCATTTTTTGGAATCGTCCCAGATAAGGAGCAGAAAGTATTCATAGATGCTGTTTGGAAGAGAGATAAAAAAGTATTTCTTGTTGATTCAATTGCTGGATCTGGTAAAACTCTTATTTCTACTGCTCTAGGAGTGTTGATGGTTAAGTATGGGATATATGATAAAATAGTTTATATAACATTTCCTGGAATATATGAGAAGACTCAAGGATTTCTGCCTGGTGATTTATTGACTAAATCTGAACCATACTTTCAGCCATTATATGATGCTTTGATTACTATTGGTGAATTGCCAGATCATGTTTGTAATACATCTGCGGTCGCATTAGAAAATGGAACTGCCTATATTGAGTGCGCAGTATCTACATATATGAGAGGAATTAATATTAATAATGCATTTGTGATTGTTGATGAGGCTGAAAATGCAGATCTGCAAACATTAACTAAAGTTATTAGCCGTATTAATGATAATAGTTCTGTAATTATTATTGGGAATATGATTCAATGTGATATGTATGACAAAACAAAATCTGGATTTTCTGCATGTATAGATTATATGACAAAAGAACATTTTGAAATTGCACAAAGATTTAGCCTTCATACTAATCACAGAGGTAAGATAAGTGCATTTGCAGATTTAATGTTAAATGAATATAAAGAACCTCAATACGGGTTTATTTATATGACTAGAAATAAAATCAATGGTAAGTTATATATAGGCCAGCATAAAAGAACTATGGACATTACAGATATTGATGATTCGTGGTATCTCGGTTCTGGAGTATTGTTAAAAAAGGCGATACAAAAATATGGTGAAGAAAATTTTGAGCGCACTATTTTGTATGAGTGCAAAAGTGCAGATGAGTTAAATTATATGGAAGAAGTTTTTATTGGATATTATAATGCTGTTGATGATGAACAATTTTATAATATTGCTAAAGGCGGATCAGGAACTGGTGGTTTAAAATTTAGCGAAGAAAGCATTGAAAAAATGAGAAAATCTCATCTTGGTCAAAGTAGACCAATGAGCGAAGAACAGAAGAAAAAATTGAGCGAAATAGCAAAAAATAGAAGCGAAGAAGTTAGAAAAAAATATAGTGAAGCAAGAAAGAAATATATTGAAGAACATGGTACCTGGCCTGGTGCTGGTAAGAAAAAAGTTGTGCAAATTGATAAAAACACGTTAGAAACTATTGCAATATATGATAGTGAAACAGAAGCTGGCAAAGCAATTGATCGTGAATATTCTCATATTGCACAAGTGTGTCGTGGTGAAAGAAAGACAGCATACGGATATATTTGGCGTTTCGCTGACGAATTAGAATAAATACAATACAAAATTAATAAGGAGGAACAATAAAATGGCTAAGGCGGCATTTAATAAGAGTTATAAGATTAACGCAAAGGGCGTTCTAAGTATTGATGAGGGTATTGTCTCAGTTGAAAATCCAGATACTGGTGAGCTTGTAGAGCTAGCAACTTTGTTTATTGATTTTGCAGACAAGCCAGTATCTATTTCTATAAGTTATGACGAGGATTATGAATCCGAGTAATATGGAGGTACAAAATGGTTCTTAAAAAAAAGGAGATCGCAGATGAATTAGCGTTAAGAACTGGTTTTTTTAAGGGCTCAATGAAAGATGTTGTGGATGCTCTTGATGATATTATTGTAGAAAAGCTTGGAGAAGCAACTTTTGACGAGGATGTTGAAATACAGATTGCCAAAGGTCTTACAATATGTGCTCGTAGAGTTGAATCAAGAGAAGCTCGTGACCCTAGAAATCAGAAGATAATTAATATACCAGAAAAGGTTATTCCATACGCTAAATTCACATATACATTTAGACAAAAAATTAATGAATGAGGTGCAATATGGAATATAAAAAGCTAAGTGAGGAAAATGAAAACCAATATATCTTGCGTATATGTTCCATGAAAGAGCAAAATAATTGGACATGGGCTGACATTGCAGATATATTGAATGATACTCTTGGACATAATTATGGAGAATCTGCATATAGAAAGAAAGTTCAGCAATTTAATAAAATGTTAGAAGACAATCAGCATATTTTTGTTAAGGAAGATGAGTATCTCAAGAAGATTGAGGAACAGAAATTAAGCTTAGAAAAAGAGCGTCAAAAGTTATATGCTACAAAGGTTGAAATGCAACGTATGATTCGTCAAAGTAGTAGGTTTGAACTATTTTACGAAAATATTCGTGATGCTATTCAGACTTTACAGATGCCTGAAATTAAATATAATACAAATATTAGATTTATGAATGGTAAGGAGTATTTGTTATCTATTGCAGATATACATTGTGGTGCTAATTTTGACCTTCCAACAAATCATTATTCCATTGAGGAATGTGAACGTAGATTTAATGTTTTGCTAAACGATGTTGCAGATTATGTTCAAAGAAATAATATTAATAAGTTGAATGTTGTATCATTGTCAGATGATATTCAAGGAATTTTAAGAGTAAGTGATTTGCAAGTCAATGAGACATCTGTTGTTGAGGCAACAGTTATTGTTTCTAGATTGATTGCTAAATTTTTGAATGAGTTATCTGCATTTTGTAGAATTGAATATTATCATGTGCCGAATGCAAATCATACACAAATAAGACCAATAGGCACTAAAGCGGGAGAACTTGCCACAGAAGACCTAGAATATGTTATTGGAAATTATATTTCTGATATGCTGAAGAGTAATGATTATGTCAATGTACATACTAATTTTGGAAATGATTATATAGAGATTCCAATTTTTAATTATAATATCATTGCACTTCATGGACATACTATTAAGAATTATGAAACTGCACTTAAGGATTTAAGTGCTCTTCATAGAAAGATGTATGATTTTGTTATTGTTGGTCATATGCATAATGCAAAGCAAATTTCTGGAAATGAAAATGATTCATACGATACAGAAGTTTTAATGTGTCCAAGTTTTCAAGGTACAGACCCATTCGCTTTTAATAAACTCGGTAAGAGTTCAAAAGCGGCATGTAAAATGTTTATTTTTGATCCAGTCTATGGATGTACTGGAACTGAAAAATTTATTTTGAATTAATTTTATTATTAAGTTTATATAGTGATTACGTTGTGTAAGCTTGCGAGGCGCACGATGGGCGGGGTTTCTGCGGAAGCCCCGTTTAATTATATTATGATCATACTCAGGTGGCCTACGGGCCCCTGGGTTTTATATTTAAATCAAAAAGGAGAAAAATAACAATGGAAGAGAAGAAAGCAAAGCTAGTTTTTAATGCAGGTGTCGTTAGAAAGTTACTCAAGGCAGGATGCAGAATTATTGACGTAAAGGCAGATCGTGATAATAAGGACAAGACAGTGTTTGTTTTTGAAAGAGACGAAGCTTTTGAGAAGGCTTTTTCAGATATTAATGAAGAGCTCAAGAAGGCCAAGGAAGAGAACTAAGAATTTTATAAAATGCTAAACGAAGGGAGGGAGAGTAGTTATGGCAGCAAGAAGTCCTGGAAAAAGAACAGTTTCTAAGAAAGAACCAAAGAAAAAATATCTTTGTCCGTACTGTAATACGGAAAAAGACGAAACTCAGTTCTATATGAGTTCTGATCCTCTTGTAATGACAGGCAAAACTTCTATGTGCAAAGAATGCGCAGAGAAAATTGCTAGAAATTGGGATGAAAGAACTAAAGAATATCACGATTGTACGAAAGCATCTGTCCAAGAGGCACTAGAAAGACTTGATAAACCATATTTAGATAAAATATGGGATGCAAGTTATTTTGAATATGTTAATGACAATTCTGGAAAGAAACGTACAAATATATGGGCCGCATATATTAAAAATATTGGAATGCAACAATATCGTGGTATGCGTTGGAGAGACGGAGATTTATTTACCTCATATAAAGAGTCTGCAATAAAACAGGCCAGACAAGAAGTTCAGAATGATGAGCTTCCAGAAGAAGATAAAGAAATCAATGAGGAATATGTAAAAAATAGAGCTGATGTAATTAGACTTCTTGGATATGATCCATTTGAACATGAGCAAGAAGAAGATAAACCACTACTCTACTCTCAATTAATTGGATATCTAGATACTAGCGGAGAGAATGACGACATGATGCGTACTTCCTCCGCTATTACTATTGTAAGAGGATTTTTACAACAGGCAAAATTAGATGATATGATTGCTAAAGCCATGTCATCTCCAAATGTTAATAATCGATCTGGAGAGATTAAATCTTATTTGGATTCCAAAAAGAATGTAGCTTCTACGGTGTCGTTATTAGCAGAACAGTCTTGTTTAAGTTTGAAACACAATAAAAATCAAAGCAAGGGCGAAAATACATGGACTGGTAAAATTAAAAAGATAAAAGAATTGAATCTTCGTGAAGGCGAAGTTAATGGATTTGACATTGCTACCTGTAAGGGAATGCAACAGGTTATGGATTTAAGCAATGCGTCTATTCTAAAACAACTTGCACTTGACGAATCAGAATACAGCAGTATTATTGCAGAACAAAGAAAATTGGTTACTAATCTTACTACTGAGAGAGATAGTTATAAAGAGATATGCAGAATACTGCTTAGAGAAAATCTTGATTTAAAGGATGTCTTGTCTGATAATAACTTGTTATCACAAGAAAACCTCACTGACTTGAATGAACTATTCTCTGCATTCAGTGATATCGAAACTGATGAGGAGGTGTCAGACGATGAGCAGTCAGATGAGAATCAAGATAGTTGAAGAAATGAATGATGAATATCTTTCAGATATCATGAACAATGGAAACATGGTATATGTAAAACCTGGAATTTATGCCATGTCTACACGTAAAATCGAATCACTTATAAAGATTGCGGAATTACAAAAATATTATCAATGTAATCCTGTTAGATTTATAAGTGATTTTTTTGGTATAGAACTACTTGATGCACAAGCATGGATTGTTCAAAGGTCTTGGAACTGCCCTAATGTTCTCGTTGTCGCAACTCGTGGACTTGGTAAAAGTACAATAATTGACTTGATAATTATGAGTAAAGGAATGTTGTTCAATAACTTCTGGAGTTATATAGCTTCAGGTTCTGGAGGACAGGCTGAGCAAACTTTTACCACTCTTGAACGTTTGGCCAATGACAATATTGACGAGATGGTTGGTAGCACTGGATATATTTTTAAGAATGAAGTTGAAGTTAAAAATGCTGCTGGTGATGGTTTTAGTCATTCTAGTAATGGATTTACTTATTCATTGTTCAACGGTTCTATGACTCAAACACTTAATTCAAATATTGACGCAAAACGTGGTATGCGTGGTACTGTAATATTTGACGAGTCAGGATTCCTATCTGCGGAAATGATGAAGGTTTATGGAGCATTTGCGATTGTTAACAAAAGCTTTAAGACTGGTAAAGATAGAGATGGAAATCTTATTGACCCGATTAGACTTCGTACATTCCCAAATAATATACCAAACCAAAAATTTTATATTAGTTCTGCGTCTAGTACAGATACTGAATTTTATCGTTTGTATAGAGAGTTTGCAAAACGACAGCTTATTGGTGACCAAGATTATTTTGTCGCTCATATAGACTGTGATGTTGCTTTTAAACCAACAATGCATGGCAAAGTTATTGCGCCATTGCTTATGAGAAGTACGGTTGAAACAGAAATGGCGACCAATCCAGAGAAAGCACGTCGTGAGTATTATTGTGAGTTTACTACAGATGCTGGATTAAATGCTATTATTAAGCGTGGTTCAATTGTGCGTAATAGTGAAACCCGTGTTCCTTTACTATTTAATGATACTGGAAAGAAAAAATTTGTTATTGCATATGACCCTGCTCGTTCAAGAGATAACAGCGTTATTCTTGTAATGGAACTTTATCTTGATGAGCACGGAGATTATAAAGGCCGTATTGTAAATTGCGTCAATTTGCTTGACGTAGGTAAAAAACGTAAGAGTCCTATGCAGACACCAGACCAGATTAAATATTTAAAAGAATTAATATTGGATTATAATGGCAATGCGCCAGATTATGAAAATATAGAAGCAATTTTAATTGATGCTGGTTCAGGTGGAGGCGGTGTAAATATTGCTGACTACTTAATGGAAGATTGGGTAGATAATAAGGGAGTTAAACATAGAGGTTTAATAGATAAAGAATATAGCGAAGATTATGTTGGTAAATATCCTAATGCTATTAATAAATTAAGACTTATCTCTCCTACTCAGTATAAATCAATTATCTATGAGGCACTTATCGAAATGATAAATCTTGACTGCCTTAGCTTTACAAATGATTATGACAATAAAGGATATTTAACTTTATTTGAGGTTGATGATAAAGCATATAATGCAGAAAAGAAACGCATTTCTGAAAAGTTAAAGAAAGAAAATGTTCCAGAAGTTGAATTTGCCAAGACTCTAGAGGAAGAAATGAAAAAATCTTCTTGTATCAAAACTAAGATGGTAAGACTTGATCCATATCAAGAAATTGCCCTTAAAAATATTGATGCAATGAAGGAAGAAATGGTCAATATGGTACGTAAAAAGAGAGAGTCTGGGAAAGACTCTTTTGAATTAATACCAGAGAAGGCAAATAAACTGCACGATGACCGTTCTTATTGTGCGGCTCTTTGTGCGTGGGCACTTTCAGAAAAACGTGCAGAGCGTATCCGTAATAAGAAACGAACACCAGATTATAGCATAATTAATATGCTTCCAGTAAGACAAAGCAAACAAGTTGAAAAACTATTTGGATAAGGAAGGAGGCCGATGCCTTTGGACAAGTTTGAACAGCAGAAGAAAGAATTATCAGAAAAAGAGCGCATTGCGGCTCTCCAGAAAGAAGAAAAGGTTAGACAGAGATTCGCTGCAATTAAAGACGTTTTAAGCTTAATTGACTTAACGCAAACTCAATCTAAATCTTATACAGTTTATTCTAAAGATATGCTTAGAACTTATTTGCAGAACCCATCTACAGAATCAAACCAGAAGAGTTTAAGAAATTTGTCTGAGTTTTTATTTACTGTTAGTCATGTGTATCGCAGATTGGTTTTGAATAAAGCAAATCAGTTTGACGCAAAAAGCTATATTGTTTATCCACGTCTTAATGATAATGGAGAAGTTGAAGAATCTTCATATCAAAATTATATTAAGACTAGTAATTATGTTCAAGGTATGCATTTAGATACTCAGATTCGTAAATGCTTAATTAAGGCATGGTTGGATGATGTTGTTTTTGCATTTTGTTATGGAAATCCAGAAGAAGATACATTTTTTATGCATATTTTAAATCCAGATTATTGTAAGATTTCAAGTGTTGATTATTATAGTGGAAAAATAAATTTTGCATTTAATTTTTCATTTTTTGATGGAACTAATAGTTTTTATCTTGATGTGTATGATCCTGTGTTTAAAAAAATGTATAATTCTTATAAATCAGACAGTAAGTTGCGCTGGCAAGAATTACCGCCAGAACAAACATTTTGTTTAAAAATTAATGAGGATAATTTAGACTACCCTGTTCCACCTTTTAGTGGAATGTTTAATTCTTTAATTGATCTTGTTGATTTGTCTCAAATTCAAGCAGTCAAAGATGAATTGTCTGCGTATAAGTTAATTTGGGCTAAAATCCCTACTATTTCTGGTTCAAAAGAAGTCGATGACTTTGCTGTTGATTTGGAACTTGCAAATCAATTTTATCAGAAGTTACAAGGAATTATTCCTGAAGGTATTGCTCTTGGACTCTCCCCTCTTGATTTGGACAGCATTGATTTTAATCAAAATGCCGCAGAAGATACTAATATTGTTAATAAAGCATATCAGAATCTTATTGAAGCCAACGGAGATATTGTATTAAATTCCAATAAGATTACAAATAGCACTAGTTTTAAATTTGCAATGATGGCAGAAAGTATGACTGCTATGGCGGTTGTTAATCAGTTTAATGTATGGGTTAATTTTTATATTAAAAATAATCTCAGCGTTGAAGATGTTATCGTTGAATTTTCTGATGTTAGCAAATATTTTAAAGATGATAAAATTGAACAATTGTTAAAGTTGGCGCAGTATGGTTTGCCAGTAAAGACTCAGATGGCGTCCTTGTTGGGTATTGATCCCGCAAAGTGCCGTTCTCTTGAATATCTTGAGGATAAACTTGGGTTGGCTAAAACAACATGGATTGCCCCATTGGTATCTAGCAATGTTCAAAGCGGCATGAATGGAGATGGTAGCGATGGTGCTCCAACAAAAAGCGATAAAGACCTTACCGATGAGGGTGAAGCTAGCAGAGATAAAGATACTAATCAAAAGTAAGGAGGAATTGCCATGAATTCTAAAAAATTTATTATTACAAAAGATCCAGAAGTGGCAAAGAAGCTCTCTCCTGTATTTAAACAAATAAATCATGATAATGATTCATGGGTATTTTTAAATGCACCCGTGAATTTTAATTTTGCTGAATATGGTAAAAAAATAGCATTTACAAATATTTTATGTCTGTAATCTCCTTTTGGAGTTTATAGTTTATTCTGTGAGGAAGGAGGAAAATGCATGCATAAAATTTTAACGCTTGATAATTTATATCAGTTTTTTGTTAAACAAAATAAATCTGTCAATTTTAGTTCAAAAGATACTGGAAATCCAATTGTTGTTTCTATGCCAGCCAATTTTGAAGTGTCAGAAAATGACATGCGTGGAATGCTTCAACTAAAGCTTAAAGTTTGTCATACTGAAACAAATCGTAATGGATCTCATATTTCTAAGGAAAATATGGAAAAGGCTATGCCAACATTGAAGTATAGACCTATTCTGGCTTATATTCATAAACTTGATGATGGAACGTTTGATTTTTATGCCCACAATATGGAAATTACAGAAGATGAAAATGGTGAAGAGAAAATCAATTATCTAGAAAAGCAAGTTGGCTGTTTTACTGCTGATGATCCATATTTGGAATATGATGAAGAAAATGATAAAACATATGTTAATGCATATGCCGTTATTCCAGAAGAATATACTGAGGCTGCAAATATCATTCGTGAAAAGAATGGAACTAAAGTGAGTTGCGAATTGGTGATTGACGAGCTTTCTTATAATGCAAAGGAAAAGTATCTTGATTTAACAGATTTTTATTTTGGTGGCTGTACTTTGCTTGGCAAAGATAAGGTTGGCAATGAAATAGGTGAAGGAATGCTTGGTGCAAGAGCTGATATTACAGATTTCTGCCATAAGAAACCTGTATTTGATTATCAAGAGAAGTTGGTTGAAATATTAGGCAAGCTTGATAATACATTGTCTAATTTCAATAAAAACAATACAGAGAAAGGAGTGAAAGAAGAAATGAATCATTTTGAGGAACTTCTAGAGAAGTATGGTTTTACTGCTGAGGATTTAGATTTTGATTATGCAAATATGTCAGATGAGGAATTGGATGTAGCGTTTGAGGAATTTAGTAATAAGAAGTTTGATGATGAAGATCCAGATGGTGGAGATCCAGCAGGTGATGATCCAGAAGAAAATGAACCAGAGGATGATCCTGAGCCAACAAATGACGAGGGAGAAGAAGGGGAAGATACTGACCCAGAAGATGATGATTCCAAGAAGAAGGAAGAAAAGTTCGTAAAGACCTTTAAGGTTGAAGTATCTCATGAAGATATTAAATATGCTCTTTATAATCTTCTTGGCGAATATGAAGAGAATGATAATGAATGGTATGGAATTTATGCAGTTTATGACAATTATTTCATAATGCAAGGTTGGTTTTATAATAAATTCTATAAGCAAAATTATGTTGTTGATGGAGAGAATGTATCTCTTGATGGTGAGCGTACTGAGCTATTCCAGATGCTATTGACTGAATCTGAAAAGATTGCAGTAGATAAGCTACGTGGTGATTATGCTGAGCTTGAAGCAAAGTATAATGAGCTTAAGACCTTTAAGGATAATTATGATGCTGCTGAGATTAAGTCTAAGAAGGATGAAATCTTTGCAAATGAAGCCTATAATGATATTCGTGAATCTGATGAATTTAAGGCTCTTGTTGCAGATGCTGACAAGTATTCAGTTGATGAGCTCCAAGACAAGTGTGATCTATTGTTTGCCGCAAATGTGAAGAAGGCTAAGTTTAGCGCAAATCCAGAAAAGAAGAAGAGTCTTGGTTTTAACTTCGGCAAGAAGGAAGACGAAAAGATTACTACTTATGGTAATCTATTTAATAAGTAATAATGCAAAATATAGCTGGAAACAGGTAATTAATGCCTGTTTTATTATATTCAAATAAAAATTTTAATTATGAAAGGAAATGAAAAGTATGAACGTGTTTGACGAAATCACCGCTACTAAGCATGTAGTTGCAGAGTCTAGCCTAATTAAGGCTACTAGTACTGGTCATATTTATAGTTTAGAGGCAATTACCGACACTGATAATGGCTCTATCGTTGCTAGAGGAGATTGGAAGGAAGCTCAGGTTTTCAAGGCTAAGGCTTACGCTGCTGGCGATGCCCCCCTCCTAGTTCTAACTCCTGCTTTTGGTTACAATAGTGATCGTAGAAGTTATCAAGATGAGTGCTATTTCTATAATAAGACTGGCGAGATCATGAGAGCTTATGAGCTAAGCAGAGACGATATTTTCACTGTTTCTTCTGATGCTATTACTGCTCTAGCCACTGAGCCCGTTATTGGCAATTATGTAAGTGTTGATAATGGTCTATATAAGGAAGCCAATTCTGCTGGCGCTACTGGTTTCGTTGGTCAGATCGTTGAGAAGGTCAACTATACCAATTCCGTCTCTTACAGAATTCTAGTCGTTAAGACTGGTACCTAATTGGAAAGATTAAGAAAGGAGGACAATAATTATGAGTAAGTTTATGCAGTTTGATGTAAATGTTAAGAACGTTTTTAATAACGATGAGAATGATTATACCGCTTTCAATCAGCTAATGCTTGATTATAATCATGATGCCCTAGAGGGTGTTACTGCTAAGGAAGCAAACAAGAAGATCGTAGAGATTTTCCGTAATATTATTGGCTGCGATGAGAAGTCTACCAAAGCTGAGATTCGTAGAGGCATTCGTAGAAACCAGGCCGTTCTATTTGACCTAATTGAGGTTGTAATTGATGATGCTTTAGTAAGTGGTTGGGAGGAGAATCCTTTCTTCCGTGAGTTCGTTGAGGTTAAGAATCTAGCTCTACATGACAAGAATGAGTTCTATGTTCCTGATAACAGTGTTCTTTCTGTTATGAAGGTTTCTGGCAACCATCATGATATTATTCGTCAGAGACTAGGTGCTGGCAAGACCTTCTCCGTTGAGACTAGCTGGTACGCCGTAAAGGTTTATGCTGAGTTTGAGCGTCTACTTACTGGTCTTGAGGACTTTGGTACTCTAGTTGGTAAGATTACCGAGGCTTTTGATCGTTATATCAATCAGGCCCTATATGAGGCTCTAATTGGTGTTGGCGCTACTCTAGGTTCTCAGTGGTACAAGGCTTCCGTCATTGACGATACCACTAAGGAGACTCTACGTACTCTAGTTATGGATGTTAGCATGGCTACTGGTAGCGAGGTCGTTATCATGGGTACTTATGCTGCTCTATCCAAGGTTTATGATCTAACTAACGTTTCTTGGGCTTCTGGCGACATGAAGAACGAGAAGTATACCACTGGTAGATTTGGTTATTGGGAAGGTATCCGTCTTGTTGAACTAAAGCAGGGCTTCAAGCTAAACGATACTACTCAGTATCTAATTGCTAATGATGTTCTATTCATTATGCCTGTTGGTGTTGAGCCTATGATTAAGCTTGTTTATGAGGGCGACACTCAGATGTATAATGTTCAGGATGCTGGCACTCATATGGATTAACAACATAGTCCACGTATTCAGAAATGAGTATGAAAAAATAATGTATTGAATTGCTGGGAACTCCTAAAGCTTAATACACTACAACGTAAGTTTAAATACTAAGCGTGAATGTTGCGAAAGCAGAAAAAAGTATTAAGATAGCGCAAGGTCAAATCCTAAACGCTGTTATAATGGATAATCAGCAGCCAAGTTTTCATATTGTAATATGAAATCAATATGGAAAAAGGTTCAACGACTATTCCGAAAGGAAGTACACATATAAGCGATTGATATGTGGAAGTGGTACACACCCGTAAGGGTGAAGATATAGTCTGCGCTCTATTGAAAAATAGAGGATCGAAAGATCAACAAGGGGTAGCGCCCTATATTTACTTTCAACTTTAATATTAATATAAAGTAGGTGCAATATGGAAAAGAAAATTGGTATTTATTGTATTGAAAATATAGTAAATGGCAAAAAATATATTGGTCAATCTGTCAATATAAAAGATAGATTATATGGGCATAAAACGAAGCTTAGACATAATAAACATAAAAATAGGCATTTACAATTTGCAGTAAATAAATATGGTATTGAAAATTTTACATTTAATATCGTAGAAGAATGTGATATTACATGTTTGGATGAACGTGAACGTTATTATATATCATTATATAAAACAGATAACGACGAATTTGGGTACAATATCGAACCAGGTGGTTCACGTAGTTTTAAAACAATGTCTGACAAAACAAAAGATAAAATTAGTGAGTCTCTTAAAGGTAGAGAGTTTACAAAAGAACATAGAGAGAAAATCGGTAAAGCTAATCATGATAGAATCATAACAGAAGAAACAAGAAAGAAAATGTCAGATAATCATTCAAATGTGAATGGTAAAAATAATCCAAGAGCTACAATTCCTATTTATTGTCCAGAATTAAATGAAACATTTTGGGGAGCAAAAGAAGCTGAGGACAAATATGGATTAAACAGATGCCATATTACAAGTTGTGCAAATGGAAAATTAAAGCATGCTGGTAAACATCCAATTACTGGCGAACCATTATCATGGATAAAAGTTGAAAGTAAAAATTGTTAAACATAACGGATGACATATGATTATGAGGTTCAGACTAAGATGGGTATTGGTGTTATTACCAACCAGAAGTTTGGTTATTGGAAGATTCTAACCGCCTAATCATAACAATACAAAATTAATTATAAAAGGATAAAAGGAGAAATTTAATATGGCAAATACTACAAAGTCCAAGAAGACTGATAATACCGTTGATGAAGTTGTTGAGAAGAAAGCTCCACGTAAGTTTGCGCAAGATGATATGATTTTGTGCAAGTCTGTTACTTATGGTGAGCTTCTATTGCCTGGTAAGAAGTCTAAGCTTCTTTATATTTGGTCAAATTATGGAGACACTACTGAGGTAGAGTTCCAAGACCTTCAGGCTCTTAGATCTACTAGGTCTACATATCTAATGAATCCATACTTTGTAATTGAAGATGAGGATCTTCTTGAACAGTGGCCAGAGTTGAAGGCTCTATATGATAAGACTATGGCTCTTGATATTGATAAGCTATTTAGTTTACCAATTAATCAATTTAAGAAGAGACTTCGTGATATTCCTGTTGGCTTTAAAGACCCAATTAAGAATATTGCTGGTGCAAAGATTCGTGATGGTTCGCTAGATAGTCTTGCAAAAATCAACGCTATTGATGAAATTCTTGGGACAGAATTAAGGCTAATGCTAGATTAATAGGAGGTGCTAATATTGACCTCTTATGACGAAATTTACAATCGTTGCGCTAGATATTTGACAGATTTTGATTTGGCTCAACTTCCACAGGAAGATGTTGATGCAATGTTTCATGAATGGATGATTGGAGCAATTTCTAAGTTTAGAAAATGTAAAAGTGATTTGTCAAATAGAGATGATGAGTTGAGGACATTTAATATTGATCTTCTTGATGTGGAAAAAGAAATTCTTGCAGTTATGATGGCTCGTGAATGGTTGGCTCCAAAGTTAAACTCTGCTTTAATTACAAATCAGGTTTTTGGTGGCAAAGAGGAGAAATATTATTCTCAGGCTGCACATTTATCTAGTTTAGAGACTAGAGATGAAAAACTTAAGCTTGAGGCCCAAAAGCTTCATCGTGATTATACTTATGGAAATAATTCGTATTTGGAGGGATAACCAATGAATAGTATTTATGGCGACATTCCCTCCAATCAAATCCAGGCACAAAAACGTTATTTTTATGGAGCTATAATTGCGTGTCTTTATCAAAAGGAAAATAATGATCCATTTTTAGATGCGCATATTCAAACTCTAATTAACCAGATTAGTGGCCTGAATAAATTATTTAATTATCAGCCCGAAGTGTTATCTATTATTAGCTGTTTAGAGACAGCACGTACTGAACCTTTACAGTTTAGAAAGGCTATACTTGATGCAGCTAATTTAGTAAATTCTTTAAGGGATGGTGATGAGTAATGTTAGATACTTTTAGAGCTCGTATGGCTCGTCAAGGTGGTTCTCAAAGTAAAGCATATCTGAAACAGTCAGATATGATTATTAACGAAACATTTACTCGTGATCCAGCTTATAGAAGTGTTAAGCTTACCCATTCTCCAAGCGACATGTTTGATATGCCTCTTGACGCCAAATATCTCGTTAGAACATATTATAGTATTACTAAAGATGAAGTTGATTATTATCTTCAATTTCGTCCGCATGTCCAAGTTCCTATTGGTTCTTATGTAGATGTTCCAGATGATAATGGTGTTTATGAAAGATGGTTAATTGTTGCGTATGATGATAGACCCCAATTCCCACTTTATTATATTTTGAGATGCAATTGGACACTTAAATGGTTTTACGAAGGTAAAGTTTACAAAGTGTTGGGCGCATTAAGAAATCAGAATTCTTATAATAGCGGCGAGTGGACTGACTATCTTACTACTACTGTTGAAAACCAAAATAAGTTTTGGATGCCAACAACGAAGTATACTCAAACGCTCAATTATAATCAGCGTGTTCTTATTAATGATGTTGGACGTGAAATTCCTATAGCTTGGAGAGTTTCTAAAGTAGAAGACGTTCAACCTGTAGGCATAACAAAAATAACTTTCACACAGCAACCAGCTACATTGGAATCCGATTGTGGCAAATATGGTATAGCAGATTGGTGTAAATATCCAGATAATACTGTTACAAAACCAGAGGTATGTAGGATGTGTGTTCTTGAAGAACCTAAATATATTGATGCTGGTATTGACATACCAAAGCTCGAACTGCCACGTGGTAAAATTATTTATAATGGAAAAGATGCTACGTTACGTGTCGGCGGTGGATCAAAAACTTTAACTGCAATGTTTTGGGATTCTGATAAAAAAGAATATGTCAATAATAAGTCTATTTGGAAAATGTCTTATATGGATGGTGAAAAATTGCTTTGTTCTCTGGTCTTAGACTTTGATGGAACAACATGGGATGTAGCAAAAGCAGATGATTGCCCGAGCGACATTGTATTAAAACCATTAGAATTTAATGATGACATAGCAACTTCAAGTAAAGTTGATGGATGTTCAATTATTTGCTTATCAAATAATAATGAAATTTTTAAAGTTCATGTTGCGCCAACTGATGACGATACATATGCTTTCAAATTAAGATGTTTGCAATTGTATAATATGGTTGGGAAAACAATTGTGTTATCTGCCCAAAATGTTTTTGGACAAGATACAGTTGCTTTAAAGATGGAGGTGGTTAGTTAATGATTCGAGACATACAAAATATTGATGATGATGTATCTGCAATGAAGAGAATAATTCGGCAAAAACTTACATCAGATCCAGATGTTATCGAAGTTTTGAACAACCACGAATTAGACCCATCTAGTCCAGATGATTATTTGAATAATAACATTTTTGCTTATATTCGTATTCCTGGCGTACAGGATATTGCTAAAAACTTTATTTGTTTTAGTGTTGATGATATGGAAGACCATCGTGATAATTCTGTAATGAAAATCCAATATGTTCAATTTGTTGTGTTTTGTCATGCAGATGATATTAAGACGCAATATGGTATTGAGCGCCATGACTTATTGGGATATTTAATAAGAGATATCTTTGGATGGTCAAATATGTTTGGAATGCAAGCAAAACTTATATATGACAGAGAGAGCGTTACGGATACAAATTATTCTTGTCGTACTTTAAAATTTGAGCTTACTAGAACCAATTCTTTAAATAAGGCGGTAACAAAAAACAAGTATGAGCAACATATTTGATGTAGATCAACTCCAATTATATTTTGGAGATGATTATGTTATTAATGACAAAATTAAAATTAGTCAGCCTACAATTGGAGACATTGTAGATTTTGGTGAAGCTCAATATTTTAATGTTATATATACAATAACGGCCATTCCATCTGACATGAAATCTCAATTATGGGATCTCGGTATTGATTGGATGGAAATTGAAGACTTTGATTTGTTTGTAATGCTTGCCCCAACATTACCAATTGAAAAAACAAAATTGTTATTCGGAGATTTAGATTTTACTAAATTAAAGTTATATAAAAATCGTGAGAATGGTGATATTTTATTGGCAGATTTGGATACTGGTGTGAAAATTGATAAAATGATTTACTTGAGAATTGTAAATTATTTAAGAAAAGTTCACAATATTACTCCAAAGATTGAACGTGCTGCAAATAAAACAACTAAGCAAATTCTTATTGATGAAGACAGAATGAGAATTCAAACAAATAAAGAAAAACCTTTTAAGTCATATTTGTTGCCATTAATTTCATCTGTAAAAGTTCGTATGGGATATACGAAAGATTATGTAAGAAATGAAGGATTTGTTGAATTTTTTGATGATGTAAGTCGTTTACAAATTATTCATAATGCAGATCATTTACTTTCTGGATGTTATGCTGGAACAATAGATATGAAGAAAATTAATAAAGCAGACCTGAATTGGTTAAGAGAGATTAATTAGTCTCTTTTTTATATTAAAAATTATTTTATAGGAGGAAATTATCATGGCTTTTGATATTAACAACTTTGTTATTGATAGAATCATTCGTGGTGTTGCTCTTTCTCAGAAGGATGACTCCGTTCTATTCTCTATCAATCAAATGCAGAACGCTTCCCTAAACTGCGCTTCTGAGTCTACTGATGCTGTAGACGCTCTAGGCACTCCTATTGCTACTTTCTATCGTGCAAAGAGTGCTGAGTTCTCTGCCGAGAACGCTATTTTCGATATGAACCTAATGGCTACTCAGCTTGGTACTGCCAAGAAGATTGCCAGCTCTACTTCTAAGATTACTGCCCCTGCCATGGAGAGCTTCACTTATGGCAACGGTTCTTATGAGCTAAAGCATAATCCCAAGGTTGCTCCTAATGAGATTTATGTTCTAAATGGCGACAGCACCTTTGGTAAGAAGTTTGTAAAGAACACTGCTGCTTCTGAAACTGCGTTTGCTATTACCAACAAGACTCTAGCTTTACCTACTGGTCTAGCTGCTACTGATGAGCTATTCGTAATGTATGATTATGAGACCGAGAACGCCGTTGAGGTTGTCAACTCTGCTACTGAGTTCCCTGTTGGTTGCAAGTTTATCATGGAAGTTCTTGGTTGCGACGTTTGCGATCAGACCACTCTAGTTCATGCTTATGTTATCTTCAATAACTTTAAGCTAAGCCCCGATTTCGATTGGAGCATTCAGACTGATGGCGCTCATCCTTTCAGTGGTAAGGCTCAACAGGCTTACTGCGATAAGGAGAAGAGACTATTCTCCATCGTTATTCCTAGCGAGGAATAATTTTTCTAATAAGAGGGCTCAGTTTTGGGCCCTCTTATAATACAAAATTAATTGTAAAGGAGTATTAGCTATGAAATATGAGCGCAAGTGCTTATGTTGCGGTGAAAAATATAGTTATTGCAACAATTGCTATGACTACCGCAATCTTCCAGCATGGATGAACTCCTTCCATGATGAGAATTGTAAGAATGTTTTTGAAACATGCACAGATTATAATTTTAATCTAATCACCAAGGAGCAAGCTAAGTCTGCTCTATCCAAGTGTGATCTAACTAATCGTGCTAATTTCTCTGCTGGTGTTCAGCATGATCTAAGTGTCATTCTGAGTGAGAACAAACCTGCTGTTGAAGAGCAATTTAAAAAGAAAGAGGTTGTCAAGAGCAACCAGACATGAAGTAGTTACAAAATTTAAAACAGTAAGGTGTTGAACTTCATGTGAATTCGACACCTTATTTTTTTTGGGCTAAAAGGAGATAAAACAATGGTACATAGCAAAATTACAAATCTTGAATATAACCCAGACAAGGTAGCTTATATTGCAAATATGAAGCAAGCATATTTGTATCTTCGGAATGATGCGAGGCTACTAGATATTTTATATTCAGACACTAAGGCAAATGCCTTGGTTTTTGTTTTTGAAAAAGATAAGAAACTTAGAGAATTATATGAATTATGGAATCAACATGAATTAAATTGAAAGGAGGTTGGAGAATGGCACTTTCATTTGAAGAATCTAAGAAACAAGCGTTGAAACAGGCCACAACTCCTGCGTTGATGTCGTTATCTCCTATTGCTGTTAATTCGGGTGAAGACTGGGAGCAACCAGAAAATCATTCTATTTATCAATATTATAATGAATATTATGATGATGACGTATCAACTGTTGATAGTAATAAGAAAATTACTTTAAGTACTAATCAGATTAATTTAACTCAAGAAAATAATTCTCAATATATTCCATTTGAGATTCCTAGATATTATGATGGTTTTGATTTATCTACAACTGCTCTTTCAATTTATTGGGTAAATGAAGTTGGAGTTGGTGGCAAATCAACGCCAGTTGACGTTTATCGTAATACTGACAAAATTCGTTTTGCTTGGTTAGTCGATGAAAACGTTACTGCAAAAGCTGGTAAAATTAAATTTGAAATTCAAGCATCTGGTAAAAATTCTAAAAATCAGAATTATTTATGGAAAACTAAAGCTAATGATGGCATTAATGTAATTCAGGCACTTCAAATTCAAACATTTATTAGACCTGATGATACTTGGCAGCAAGATTTTATTTCACAAATTTCTGGAGAAAGAATTAAAGCTGAGAATGCTCGTGATGATGCTCAAAGAGCTTATAGTAATACGAAAACGATATATGAAAGTCTACAAAGAGGCATTGGCGACGAAGTTAAAAATGCCATGGGAGATAATTATTACACCAAAGATCAGGTTGATGATAAGCTTAAAAATGTATCTGTTGATCTCACGGGATATGCTACAGAGACATATGTTGACGAGAAGATTAAAAGTGTTGATGTTTCTAACCAGCTAAAGGACTATGCTAAAAAAGAATATGTTGATGAGAAAGTTGCTTCAGTAGATGTTTCTGATCAACTAACCGAATATGCCAAGAAAGATGAATTATTTAGTAAAGATTATAATGATTTAATAAATAAGCCAACTATTCCAACAAAGGTATCAGAATTTGAAAACGATGCTGGTTATTTAACTGAGCATCAAAATCTTGATGCATATGCTACTAAAGATTATGTTCAAGAAGAAATTTCTAAAGTAGATGTTTCTGAACAGCTAAAAGATTATGCTAAACAGTCTGATGTAACTATTTTATCAAGCAAAGTAAATGCCGTTGAACAAAATGTTAATGCAAATAAGGATAGTATTACTGCTATTGGTACTAAGGTAGCAAGTATTGAAGACACTATTGGAAAGATTGATACAGACCCAAGAAAAACATATGATGTAGTGTATAACGACACAGAAAATCCAGAGGTTGGAGAAAATGTCTTTGCATTATATGAAATTACAAATGAAGATAAAGCTGGAGAAGAAAGAAAACTCAAAACAAAATTTACTATTGTCGGTGGCGGCGGTGGAGGTACAAGCAGTACTTTAAAAATTGAGTATGTAACTAAGTCTCCGCTAATTGTTACAACTAACGACAAGGCGATTATCAAATATAATTTCTCTGGACAAGATTCTTCTGGCGACCAAGTTGCTACTGGTGATTTTACGTGGAAGATTGGTAAGCAAATTATTGCTACTGGTGTTGCCGTTAATGGTGAAAATACTTTTGACGCAACTGATTATATCAGTTTGGGCACTCAAAAATTGTTATTAACCATTACTGATGATGCTGGAAGCTTAGTAACTAAAACTTGGACTGTACAAAAAATAGATGTTAGACTAGACTCTTCCTTTAACGATAAGCTCACTTATAATATTGGGCCAGTATCTTTTGACTATACGCCTTATGGTGCAATTTCTAAAGATATTCATTTTAAACTAGATGGGGTAGAACTTACTAAAGTAACCACATCTTCTTCTGGTATTCCAATGGCTTATTCTATTCCTGCACAGACACACGGAGCACATTTGCTAGAGGCTTACATTACAGCAGAGATTAATAATGCAACTGTTGAGTCTAATCACATTTTTAAAGATATTATTTGGTATAATCCAGAATCTGAGGATGCGGTTATTGGTTGTGTTCAAACGACTCTTACCGTTAAACAATATGATACTGAGAACATTGTTTATACAGTATACGATCCAAAGACTGAAACTCCAACAGTAACTCTTGCCATTGATGGTAATATTGTCTCTACTCTACAATTGGATTCAAATACTCAAACATGGCAATATAAGCCTACAGACATTGGTTCACATGTTTTGACAATTACTTGTCGAGATACTGTTAAAACTATCAATGTAACGGTTGAAAAATTGGATATTGATGTTGAACCAATAACTGCTGGCTTGCAGTTTGACTTTAATCCAGTTGGACGCTCTAATAACGATGCAAATAGATTGTGGTCTTATAGTGAGAATGCAGACATTAAAATGACTGTATCTGACAATTTTGACTGGGAAAATGGTGGATATCAAATCGATGAGAATGGTGACCAATATTTTGGCATTAAAGCTGGAACAACTGCCACTATTTCTTATAACCTATTTGCAGATGATGCAAGAAAAAATGGTAAAGAATTTAAGCTTATCTTTAAGACTGATAATGTAGCAAAGAGCGATGCGACATTCTTAATTTGTCAGTCAGGAGATACTGCACAAATTGGATTACAAATGAACGTACACGAAGCTTATATTAAATCTAGCGCAAAGTCTTTATATGTTCCATATAGTGAAGGAGACATTATTGAGTGGGAATTTAATATTGCAAAAGATACTGATATTCCTATTGTTATGTCTTATGAAGACGGCACTCCTTGCAGACCAATGAGTTATACGTCTGATTATTCATTTACTCAAGAATCACCAGTTCCAATTACTATTGGTTCTGCTGATTGTGATGTAATGATTTATCGTATGAAAGCGTATAATACAAGTCTTTCTTCTAGTGCTATTTTGTCTAACTTTATTGCGGATGCAAGAACTGCCACAGAAATGATTGATCGTTATAAGAGAAATCAGATTTATGACGAAAATAATCTTTTAACTCCTGAATCTGTTGCAGAAGCTTGCCAAAACATGAGAGTTATTAAAATAGAAGCACCATATTTTACAAACAACAAGAAGGATTTTGTAAAAAACACTTCTGTTGAATGTATTTATAAAAATGGTGATGCTATTCTTGATAACTGGAAATTTACAAATATGTATCATAGTGGACAGGGTACTACTTCTAATGAATATGGTGCATCTGGTCGTAATATTGATATTATTGGTGGTTTCGATGGTGTACATCAAGTAACTAGCAAAGTAACACTAGACCCAGATTATATTACAGAGCTTACACTTGGTGATGGTACTAAGGTTTCCGATGGGACTGGTAAAGTTTCATTAACTAGAAATTCTGTACCCAACAATTGGTTCAATATAAAGGTAAATATCGCCTCTTCTGAGATGGTTAATAACGCATATTTACAAAAGAGATATAATGATTATCTTCCATACTCTACTCCTGCTACAAGAAGAGATTCAAGAATTAAGAATGATATGGAATTTGTAAATTGTGTTGTATTTATTAAGGAAAGCAATCCAGATTTAAGTACACATAGAGAGTTCCAAGACACGGATTGGCACTATTATGCGCTTGGTAATATTGGAGATTCCAAAAAGACTGACATTACGAGAGCTTATGACCCAGATGACATGAAGGAGTTCTGTGTCGAAATTAGCGATAACACTCTGGCAAACTCCATTTTTCAGACTGGTGTTAAGAATGCAGATGGCAGTATGAAGTACCCAATTACCAAGGCTGAATGGGTAGCTGGCAATGAAGCCTACGATGCCCTATACAATGACTGGGATGGTTCATATGAGTTTAGATATGACTGTTGTGGTGACTCTAAAGACGGCGAAGCCATTTCAACAGATGAAGCCAAAGAACAAATTAGAACACAAAATAAGCAAATTTGGAGAGACTTCTATGAGTTTGTTATTACATCAAGTGATGATGAATTTGTAAGTAATCTTAAGAATTGGTTTATTGATGAGTCTGCTTTATATTGGTATCTATTTACGACAAGATATACAATGATAGATAACAGAGCTAAGAATAGTTTCTGGCATTGGGCAAAACATTATATTTCAACATCTGATGTTGAAACAATGGGAGACAAAGCACAATATTATATTATTGATGACGCTGCCGCAGCAATTAACAATGGTTATAGATTTGATTTATGGGATTATGATAACGATAGAAATTTGTCGTTGTAAAACCTTCTCTGATATACGGCGAAAATCCAGAAGTGGACAACGCCAAGGAAGATTATTTTATGTTTCAATATTTTTAAAACACAAAAGAAAAGTGGTGATATGTATGGGAAAAGCATATACTGATTTGGTTGAAAAATATTCTTATTTAATAGGTGAAAAAATAAATAAGTGGACAGTTCTTGACATTGTTATAATAGAGAAGAGTGGAAGAAACCGTCCTCATGCTATTTGTGAATGTGAATGTGGAACAGTTAAACCAGTATGGGTTATGAATCTTATTAATGATCGTTCTAAAGATTGTGGATGTGGTAGAAAGTCTATGTTAAGAGAAACCCGTACTAAGAACTTAGTAGGACAAAAATTTGGTAAACTTACCGTTGTTGAACTATTAGAAGATAGTAATAAATTTAATCGCAGAATGTATAGATGTAAATGTGATTGCGGTAATGAAATAATTACTTCGTCTATTTGTTTAATTGGTGGCCACACGAACTCTTGTGGATGTCTTGTGTCATATTGGAATATGTATATTAAAAAATTTTTGAATAAGAATAATATAAAAAACCAACCAGAATATCCAGTATTTATAAATGACGTGAGATATCAATACGATTTTTATCTTCCAGAATACAATCTTATGATTGAATATGATGGTATTCAACATTATGAACCTACGAGATTTCATGGAGAAAACTCGGAAGAAAATTTACTTGATTTTAAAAAACAACAGCGAAGAGATAAAATAAAAGATAAATATTGTGAAGACAATAATATTAATCTATTAAGAATACCATATTGGGAAACAAAAAATATTGAAACAATTATAAATAATCACCTTCAACGACTGAGCGAGAAGGATCTTGCTATGTAATTTAGCAAGATATGCAACAGTCTGGACGTGCGCATATAACTATGAAATGAAAGCGCAGAGAGTGGGTCAACGGTAATCAGACCGTTTAAAGAAGAACCTGCTCCGCTTACAGAAATGTAAGTCATAATATAGGAACCAAGCCTATATAGTAACAGATCGACAGCACTTGGTATTAATAACTCTGGCGAATTAACGATGACATACGGTAAAGAAGATACCGATTATCGTACAGAGGGTGATCCTTCTTCTGGTTACATTTTCAACGCCGCAGAGTCTGTATTCTTCTGCCGTATTCGTGATTTGATGAAGAGTCAATTACGCACTTTATATGCGTCTTGTGAGAGCAAAAACTGCTGGAGTGCAACATCTTTAATAAATCAGTTTGATACTATGCAAAATGAATGGCCAGAAGAACTTTGGAGAATTGATTATGTAAGAAAGTATGAGCGTCCATATAGAAGTGGTAACACCCGTTTCTTAGAACAGATGATGAACGGAAAGAAGAAGTATCAACGTAGACAGTTCGAGCGTGACCAAGAAATATATATGGCAACTAAGTTTGTTGGCAACACAGCCGCATCTGATCAAATCATGTTTAGATGTAATACTCCTGTTTCTGCTGTCGTTAAGCCAGATTATACTCTACATTTAACCCCATTTTCTGATATGTATTTATCAGTAATGTTTGGTAACTCTTCTGTTACTCAAATTCGTGCAAAAGCTGGTCAGCAATATAACATTCCTTGCCCATATACAACAATGGATGATACTGCCGTTCTAATTTATGCCGCATCAAGAATTCAGTCTATGGGTGATGTTTCTGCCTGTTACATTCACGATAATGACTTCTCTAAGGCTGAAAAACTAAAGGAGCTAGTTATTGGTAATACTACAGAAGGTTATTCTAATACATTCTTGACAAATCTTGTTATTGGCAACAATAGACTACTTGAAAAATTAGATATTAGAAATACTCCTAACCTTGTGAGTAGTTTAGATTTGTCTAAGTGCGGAAACTTGCAAGAGCTATATGCAACTGGCTCAGGTCTTACTGGTGTTTTGTTTGCTAATGGTGGAAAGATTCAGACTGCACTATTACCTTCTACATTGACTTCAATTAATATGCGTAATCTAAAATATCTTAGCACTATTACTTTTGCTGGATATGACCAGATTACGACTATGATTGTTGAGAATTGCAATACCATTGATTGTGTAGATTTGCTAGAAAAGGCTTCTCAAACTAATCGTGTCCGTCTTATTAGTGTTGATTGGGAATTGGAATCTACCGATTTGTTGACAAGACTATACAATATGAGAGGTATTGATAAGAATGGTTATAATACTGACCAATCTATCGTAACTGGTAAAGTTCACGTTCCTGTCATGAGAGAGAAATTACTCGCTCAGTATAATGAGGCTTGGCCTGATCTTGAGATTACTTATAATACGCTGGTTCAACAGTTTACCGTAACTTTTAAGAACGACAATGGGGACATTCTTGATATCCAATATGTTGATAAGGGTTCAAAGGCGGTAGACCCAATTACTAGAGCAGAAAATCCAATTGCTACACCTACAAAGGAAAGTACTGTAAGCACTGATTATACATTTGCTGGATGGGATTCTGATTTTGTTGATGCATTCTCTAATCAAATTATCACAGCTACATATACTGGAGCTTTAAGAAAATACACTGTAAGATATGTTTCTAGAGGATTATCTCTACAAGAGACAATTGCAGAGTATGGCTCAATGGTTATGTATAATGGGGATATTCCACAATATACATCAGAAGAATCAGCATATAAGTATTATTTATTTAATGGATGGGACAAGAGTGGATTTGTTAATGGAGACAAAACCATTAATGCCACTTATGATTCTTGTGAATATACTGAGGGATATTTTAACGGTAAGGATTTATCAACATTACGTCCAGTTGAAATTTATGCAATGATGCAACTTGGCATGGAGAGTAGATTTGTTGAATCTAAAGACTCTATAACAGTTACTCTTGGAAACGACATTAGCTTTGAAGATATAGAAGAAAAAGTTCTTATTTCCGAGGAAACGAAGTTCGGCGGAAGTAATTATGTCGATACTGAAGAAAAGCTATTTGATGAAGACAAAGATTTCGTTTTAGCAATTGACTATTCTATGGATAGTGCAAATAAGAACGGAAATATTTTTGCACAATGTTATTCAGATAATGGTATGAATGGCTTTAAGTTATGGAATAATAACGGGATTAAGCTTGCTTGGGGAAGTTCCTCAATGGCTCCATCTAATGCCAACGAAAGAGAAATGTTAGTATTAAGACATATAAAGGGAGAAACTGGATTACACGTATATGCGTCTAATATTTCTGGAGCAAAAAGCTCCTATATTGAATTGGCTGGTTCTCGTGTTCCAATTCATGAAAATACTCTTGTATTTGGATGCGGCAAAGCTGACGATGGTGCATATGAAAATTATGCAACAGGTTCTGTATATTGGAGCAAGGTTTGGTATTCAGATTTAGGAGACGAGGTTTGCGCAAAAATTGCAGATTGGCCACATGAGGCAATAAAATTCGAAATGTGTGGTTTTAAGCGTTATTATCTAAGCGATAATGCTTCAAAGAGATGTTCTATGTCTTTCTTGGCGACTTCTCCACTTTCAAGAAAAATTGCTTTCAACTCTAAAAATTCTACAACTGGTGGTTGGAAAGACATGTATTTAAATTCTTATTTAAACAATAGAGTTTATAATGCATTCCCAGACATTTGGAAGCAGCTTATGAAGCAAGTGAAGATTAGGTCTTCTATTGGTGATAAATCAACAGAAATTTCCACTGCAGATTGTTTTGTTGCCATACCTGCCGTTATATCAATGGATTCAACTAGAAGTACAGATCCATACATCAGTGAGGATACTGCCATTGATTATTTCACTACTGCTGCATCTAGAGCTCTTAAAGACAAGGAAGGCAACGATGTTATATATTGGCTGCGTTCTCCTAATAAGGATTACGAGAGTTATGTATTTACAGTCCGTACTGGAAGTACTAATTATGACCTATATGGATTTAATGTTCCTACTTCTGAAAATTATGTAAGAATTATGTTCTCAATTTAAGAAAGGTGGTCGTATATGTATTACAAAGTTTTAAAAAATGGCAGAGTAATTGATGTGCTTGACCATCTTATCTTTGTTAAGTATCAAATCAAGCATAATATTATGGTTTTATGTGATAAGTCAGAGGCACAAGCAATTGTGTCCTCTGACGGCACATATATCTGGCACATTGCTGGGTTGTATAATATTCCAGTTGAAGGATATGACTCTGTTGACTTAGAAGAAATTGACGTGTATGAATACAATCAATTAAAAATGTTGAATCTTAAAACTCCAGAAGAAATCATTGATGAATATACAAAATCATTGATTGATGGAGGTGTATTATGACACAATTCGTAGAAAGTCTTTATAGACTATTTAAAAACAAACAGATTAAAAAAGAAAAAATAAACGAACTTTTTGCATCTAAAAAAATAACTCAGCAGGAATATGATTATATTATTTCTGCTGAGCAGATTAAAAAATAAGGAGGTGCAATAACGTGTATACTATTTTAGTTAGCGAAGACAATGAGCTTATTACCACAATTAAAGAGCGTATTATGCAGCGTAGTAAGCTTGTTGATAATTTGCACTTTTTAGTGCCACAGACATATAAAGATTTTGATATGAATAATTTTACTGCGATGCTTGAGTATATTACTCCTGTTAGCAGAGAGTTACATACTGAAATTTTAGATAAGTCTGAAGAATTGTATAAAGACCATATTGAATTCAAGTTTCCTATTGATACTTCAATTACAAAAGAAGCTGGTTCTATCGAATTGCTACTTACTTTTATATATGTAGAAATGCTTGCAGATGGCACAACTGTACAGCATGTTAGAAAGATTAGTCCGACCACTATTCAGATTATAGCTGTACCTGCATGGTGCAATATTATTCCAGATAGTGCATTGTCTGCACTTGATCAACGTCTAATTGAAATTGAGGCCATGATGAAAGCCGCAAATGAAATGACAAGTTATCTTGATCAAAATAAAGCAGATAATATCAAGTATGACGAATCTACAAATACATTGCAGCTTACAGCTAATGGTGCTCTAATTGGAGATCAAGTTACTCTTAAAGGTTCTGACTCTAATATTGTATCTATGACTATTGATGAGGATGGTAATTTGATTATCAATTATTCTGACGGTAGGTCTGAAAATATTGGTAAAGTTAGTGGTGGAGCTTGCGCTGGTGTTTATGTTCCATCTTATTCTGACGATGGCATTTTGACGTTTACGTTGAAAGACAAGGCAGAAGAACCAAAGTATGAGTTTGATATTGATAGTTCAAACAATTGGAATCCCGTAGATGGATCTGAAACAAAAAGCACATATATCTGGCAAAGTCTATAATTTTGTGGATTAAGCTAAGATAGCTTTCCAAATATATTATTTTATGAAAGGAGAAATGAAACAATATGGCAAATACAAATGTAAAGTTTTTCTTTGGTAGTCTAGTAAAGTATAATGCCCTAGTCACTAAAGATCCTTTGGCACTATATTTTATTACTGACGAAGAAACCGGCAAGGTTTATTTGTATAAAGGCGCACAACTTTACGCAAGTGATGCTTTAGCTAGTACTATTGCAGATGGTTGGATGTCAAAAGAAGACAAAATCAACCTTGACAAACTAGTGGAAGATGCAACAACAGGTTTTACAGCGGTTGATGGTTCTATCGTTATTACAGATGATAAGAAAATCGGTGTTGTACTTTCTAAAGAGGCTGGCAATGTTCTATCTCTAAAAGACGACGGTCTATACGTAGACGCCTCTGGTTCTGTTGATGTGCCAGAGTATTCTATTGAGAAACAGGCTGTTGCAGATGAAGGATTTAATGCTACCTATCAATTAAAGAAAACTGTTGGTTCAGAATCTAGCTATGTAGGCGACAAAATTAATGTTGCTTTTGATGCAGTTCTATCTTCTGCTGAATTTAAGACGGTAGTTGAGGCAGATAAGCCTTATGAGGGCGCAGTTATTGGTGATCCTTATATTGAATTAGGTTTTAATGATGCCGCTAAGACACATCTATATATTCCTATGAAGGGTCTTGTTGACCAGTACACTGCTGGCGATGGTATTAAGGTTGAGAATAATGTTATTTCTATCAATCTAGGTTCTGAAACTAATGGTCTACATTTTGTTGATGGAACTCTAAATCTAGCTCTAGCAACTAAGGATTCTTCTGGTGCTCTAAGTGCTGTTGATAAAACATTTATTGATAGTATTTCTGAAACCTATGCCACTAAAGCTGAACTACAGGCTGTCGTTGCTGATGCTATTAAGACTCCTAATGCTGAACAGTTTGATGTTAGCGAAAATGGTGTATTTACAATTAAAAATATTGACGCTGAGAAGATTATGTATAATGGTCAAAAACTAAGCGACATTCTCGCTGATATGAACGATTCTTATTCTTGGGAGGAACTTCCTGAGATTGTGAATTCAGATGCTTCAAGTGTCGTTGCTAATCTTTCTGCCGTAAGCGATGGTGCAATCGTGAAGGTTGATGCTGGTACTGTTTCTGAAGCTGTTTCTGTCGATAAGAGCGTAACAGTCGAAGGCGCAAATGCTGGCGTTGCACAGAATTTTTCTCAGGAGGTGTAATTTATGGCAACTGTAATTTCTGAGAAACTAACTATTAATGGTGTTGGTTCTGAGGTTGTTCTTGATGGCTTTGATTTTACTGGCAACGGTTATGTTGAAGTCAAGAATGCTTCCGCTGTAACTATTAAGAATTGTCGTATTTATGGGATTGTTCCTGAAGCTGCTAAGAGTTTCTGGCTACATGTTTATAATGATATTCCTGTAAAACTAGTTGTTGAGAATTGTTTCTTTGGTAACAATCCTGCTTCTGGTTCTAATAAGATGTACAACTTGATTGAGCCTACTGCTCAATTTATGGATGGTAGCTCTATTAGTAATAACTATTTTGCCGCTGATTGTTGTACTCATAATATCATTAATGTTTATGGTGCTGTTGATAACAGTGAAATCAATATTAATGGTAATGTTGTCGAGATGACCGCCGGTGGTGTTAGAATTGGTGTTAAGGGCGACAAGACTTGTTCTATTAATGTAAGAAATAATAAAGTTCTTGCTGAGAACCCTGCATATACTGCCGAGGATCAGGGTCTTGTTACTATTCAGCCTTACAATAAGTCCACTACTAGCTTTGCCAAGATGACTATCGCCATGAGTGGCAACGAGTTACCTTGTGATCAGATTATTTATGCTGGATATACTTCAAAAGATACTGTTTTAAATAGTGAAACCATGCCAAAAGTTATTATTAATGGCAAGGTTGCCAATGTTACTATTTATCAATGGTAATTGACAATACAAAATTAAATTTATAGGAGGAAATTTTTATGGCACTTGTTTCTTTTAAGAAAGGTTTGCTTGCTAATCTACCTGCACAGAAGACCGCTGGTACTTTTTATGTAACTACTGATGAACGTGCAATTTATCTAGATGTTGATGGCGAGTCTCGTATTCGTCTTGGCGATTTCCAGGAGTTTGCTTCTGTTACAGAACTAACTAAGAACGCAAATCCAAATACCACTGCTCTATATTATGTTTCTGACATTAACTGCCTTGCTAAGTGGAATGGTGAAGAGTATGTTCAGATCAATAAGGACACTGGTATGACTTCTGTTGAGGTCACTGGTACTGGTAATGCTATTACTGTTGCTAGCTATGATGCTACTGGCCGTAAGCTCACTCTAACCAAGGGTGCTACTTACATGACTGCTTCTGATGTTGATTCTAAGGTTAAGGTCGTTTCTGACTATGTTGGTTCTATTCCCGAAGGTTATGAGGAGCAGACTAACGTTATTGCCTATATCAACAAGAAGGCTCAGGAAGTTCTAGATTCCGCTACTGGTGGTTCTTCTGAGTCTGCTGCTTCTGTTAAGCAAGCACTTGATGCATATAAGGCTTCAAATGATCCCAAGGTAGCTGCTAATGCTACTGCTGCCGCTGAAGCTAAGACCGCTGCTGAGAATGCACAGGCCGCTGCTGATGCTGCTCAGAATACTGCCAATTCTAAGACTACTATGGCTGAAGTTGAGGCCAAGGGTTACGCCACTAAGACTGAAGCTCAGGGTTATGCCGATGCTAAGGACGCCACTATTACTGCCGCTAAGGCCGCTGCCGATGCTGCTCAGTCCGATGTTGATGCCTTAGAGACTCTAGTTGGGGCTCTACCCGAGGGCGCAACCGCTAAGACCGTTGTCGCTTATGTTGACGAGAAGGTTCAGGCTGGTGCTTATGACGATACTAATGTTAAGGCAGACATCGCAAAGAATGCCACTGCTATTGCTGGTGTCAAGGAAGATGTTGATGCATTCCTTAATGCTGCTGCTGTTGGTGATGCCGCCGTTGATACTCTAAAGGAAATTCAAGAGTATATTACTACTCATGGCGCTGCCGCCGATGAGATGGTAAAGAATATTGCTGCAAACAAGAAGGCAATTGAAGATGAAGCCGCTACCGCTCGTGCCGCTGAACAAGCTAATGCTACTGGCGTAACTGAGGCTAAGGCTGCTGCTAAGGCCGCACAGGACGATGTTGATGCTATCACTGCTGACTATCTAAAGTCTGCCGACAAGACCACACTACAAGGTAATATTGATGCTGTTAGTTCTCGTGTAAAAGCAATTGAGGATAAGAACGTTTCTGAAGGTGCTACCAAGGTTGAGAAGTCTGACACCAATGGTAACATTAAGATTGATGGTGTTGAGACTGTTGTTTACACTCATCCTGAAAAGCATGCCATTGCTGATGTTGATGGTCTACAAACCGCTCTTGACGCAAAGGCCACTGGTACAGCTCTAACCGAAGAGATTAACCGTGCTACTGCTGCCGAACAAGCCAATACCACTGCAATTGGTGGTAAGGCTGACAAGGCCACTACTCTTGCTGGTTATGGCATTACTGATGCTTATAAGAAGACTGAGACCTATACTCAGGCTGAAGTTGATTCTAAGCTAACTTGGGTAGATTTTTAATTAAAATTAACTAACATATGGGCTGGCGTGGAAACTCGTCAGCCCTTTAAAAAGCTCATGGAGGTGATATAATGGCCATCTTTAAAATACGTAGAGGTAAACGTCAAAATTTGCCTGTTACTAAAACAGATGGGTGTATTTATTTTTGTAATGATGATAATTCTTTATTTATAGATTGTGTTGATGATAATGGAGACGTACAGCGTTCACAGATAAATCCAGTTAAATCTGTTGATGGGAAAATAGGAGATGTGACTTTAAATTACGAAACATGGACTTTCACCTTATCTGATGGTTCTACCGTTACTAAAAATGTGGTGATTAAATAATGGATTTGACACTAATAAAAAATATTACAATTCCACAAGGAGCTGTTGTTAAAATAACATCAGCTACAAACGGTGTTATTTGGGAAAAAAGTGATGTAATAATTGCTCCATATAATGAAAAAGGTGAAATGGCAGTCGCTAAAATTACTGTTTCTGCTGGAGACGTTGTTACAATTACATATTATATTACACAAAATAAAGGATACATTTATGATGGTCGCAAATGTGGTCTCAGTTATTATGGGACAGTTGAAGGAACTAAATATCCTATTTCAGATAATGATTTAAATAAACAATGCACGATTGTATTAAATGTACCGCAAGACGGTTTTATTACCGTTGGAGCAAACTCGACAATAGTAGAACGTGGAGAAGATACTCCGGGTTCATTATCTAAATTTGATGGAGATATCCCAATTGGGAAATACATTAAGTTTAAAATTAATTAAATTTGAAAACACTAGTTGGCTTTGGACAGTAAGATACGCAAAGTTAATGTTTATATAAAAGCCAACACAAAATCGATTCTTTAGAAAGGAATGATTTAATGGCACTTTTTAAGGTGTGCAGAGGTAAGCGTGAAAATCTTCCATCTACAAAAACTGATGGATATGCTTATTTTTGTACTGATGGATCTTTTTGGGTTGATTATACTGACGAAAACGGAGAGCTCCAACGGAAGCAACTTAATGCAAAAGAAGCAGAATTATTAGAAGGAACATCTTTATCAGAATTGCAATCTGATATTAATAATAAAGTTAATACATCTGATTGTGGTGATATTATTTCTCATAACGCATCTGAGTTTGCTTCAGCAAATCATACTCATGATGTCATAGATCAAGATGTTTTGAAAAAGATTTTAGCAGAATGTGCATACCCAGTTGGATCATATTATTGGAGCTCTGTAGATACAAATCCTGCCGATTTATTTGGAATGGGAACTTGGGAACAAATTAAGGATAAATTCATAATTGCCGCTGGTGATAGCCATACTGTTGGACAGCAATACGGTAATCAAAATATCAATTTAGAGCATAGTCATTCAACTCCAAACCATAGTCACACTTATGGTTTTCAGGTTGCTGCATACGTTGGAGAAGTTGCTGTAGAAACGGCTTCCTGGACTGGTACATTAGATGGTGGTAATGGTAATCCAACTGGATGGTCTACCGCAAGAAATGGTGACGAGGCCACATTTAATAGTAGCACAGTTGCGGGTAGTGTTAAATATAATGCGAACCGTATTCGTTCAACGGCAAATACGTCTAGTAACAATGGTGGTAATACTGGTAATGCTCTTTCTAGAGTAGATATTACTCCATTATCAGTGGCCGCATATTGTTGGCATCGTATTGCTTAATTCTTACTCAGAGAGGAGATAAATTAATATGGCACTTTTTAAAACTTTACGTGGAAAACGTGAAAATCTTCCAGAGCAAAAGACCGACGGTTATGCATATTTTTGTATTGACGATGGTACTTTCTGGATTGATTATTTAGATAATGATATTGTAAAACGTAAGCAAATTAACGCCAAAGAAGCAGAGGAACTAACTGGTATGTCTATATCAAATGCGCTAAGTTCTAGTACAACTGAGATTCCAACTTCAAAGGCTGTTTCTGATGCATTAAATAATAAAATATTAGTAAGAACTTGGACTTCTTCTGATGTATAAGGCGGTGGTTGAATGTCTTTATATTTTAACGGAACTCAAATTGGAAATGTAGGAGTTACATTTGAAGGTACAAGCGGTACTGATACAAGTGACGCTACCTTAACTAGTGGAGATCAAATGCTTGAAGGTGCTAGTGCATATTCTAAGGGTAAAAAGTATTCTGGAACAATCCCCACTAAAGAAGTTGCAACTCCATCAATTTCTGTTTCTTTCACTGGACAGATTACAGCTACAAATACTCAAGCCGCTGGTTATACTGCTGGAGCAACTAAAACCGCAACTAAACAATTATCTGTTCAAGCTGCTAAGACAGTAACTCCTACTACAAGTGAGCAAACCGCTGTTGCTTCTGGAGTTTATACAACTGGTGTTGTTAAGGTTGGTGCGATTCAAACAGAAACAAAGACAATTACTGCAAATGGTGAATATTCACCTGCAATTGGAAAATATTTTTCTGGCGTTACTGTTAATGTTCCTAGTAGTGGTGGAACGACTCCTTCTTTGCAGTCTAAAACTGTTACGCCAACAACTTCCAAACAAACTATTACCGCTGATGATGGATATGATGGATTAGATACAGTTACTGTTAATGCTATTAGCACACAAACAAAAAGTGCAACTCCAACCACATCACAGCAAACTATTTCTGCGGACAGTGGTAAATATTTAACTTCTGTAACTGTTGGCGCAATTCAGACAGAAACTAAGAGTGTTACTGATAATGGTACTTATACTCCTACTTCTGGCAAATATTTTAGCTCAGTAATTGTTAATGTTCCATATCAGACTTATCGTACTGGTAGCGGAGTTCCAAGTAATAGTCTTGGTTCTGATGGTGATTTATATTTTGATATGGGGTGATTTAAATGATTGAGAAAGCTATTCAAGCAGAGCAACAATATATACAAGATAGAGTAGATGGAATTGAAACTGCCCCACTTATCGATATTTTAAAAGAATATGGATTTGATTCTTTAGAAGAGTATTATAAACAAAAAACAGAATTTGAATTTTCTAGTCTTGATTTTCATGAAATGAATACTACTAGCGATGTTGCGTTTCAAGTAATTGGGCAAATTTTAATGGACGAAAAGCCAATTCTTCTGTTTGAAGACCATGCGACTCCTTTTATTTATCATGGAGATGAAGAATATAATCATGAGGCCGCAGAGAAGCTCGGCATAACTGTTTATGAAGGTGGCTATATGGGTGGAACAATTGTTGGAGGAATTGGAGATTTATCTATTGGAATCTTCTTCCCGTCACATATTGAATATCGTTCAAAGTATTTTTTGAATAAACTGGTTGAAATTTTCCAGAAGCACAATGTGAATGCTGAAATTAACAATAATGATATCATGGTTGATGGCAAGAAGGTAATTGGAACTGCTTGTCTTGAAACTGAGAATTATTATGGATTTGTTGCTTATGTTTCATTTAGTGATAAATCTGAATTGGTGAAGCAAGTATGTGGCGATGCCGTTAAGCAACCAGGGTTTATTACTGGAATGACACTTGAGGAATTAGAGGAGGAGTTGAGAGAATGGCTACTTTAATTTTACGTCCAGCATCTGATTCTTCCTTGAGACATAGTTGTTCTTCTGGGTCTAGTGGTTATAGTTTAATAAACGAATCTACGTCAGATAGTGACTCTACATACATTTATCAAACAATTAGTTCTACTTCAAGCGAAACAATGAATTCTACTTTTGGCCTTTCTGAGAGCTCATTGTCTAATATTAAAGTAACTTCTGCAAAAATTGTAATGGTTGCAAAAGATAGTGATAGCAACGTTACTTCTTCTGCATCTGCAGCTTTAAAACAAAATAATACAACAATTGCTACTGCTTCTGCCTCAAGCTTAGGAACTAGTTATTCTACATATACAAGAACTGGTAATTTATCTTCTTTGGATAATTTAACTGTAGTAGTGACTTCTTCTGGCTATAAATCTTCGAGCAAAGATAGTAGTGGCTATGTTCGTATTACGCAAGTTTATGTAGAAATTACTTATGAAGAAATTGAAACTGGAACTGGACTATATATGAAATCTAATGGTTCTTATGCGGAAGTTCAGAAGGTCTATAAAAAAGTTAACGGAGTCTATGTTGAACAAACTGACATAAGCTCTTTATTTAGTACATCTACAAAATATAAGAAAGGAAATTAAGGAGGTGTCTAAATGCAAGAAAAGAATATTGAAACTCTTGTAATTAACAAGGTTGAAAATCAAGAAGTTTATGATGCTATGGTGGCCGCTAATAAAATAAACAATAATGAATTGTATTTAGTCGGTGGCGGTGAATCGGTTACTGGTGTTAAGGGAGATAAAGAAACTGCATTTAGAACTGGAGATGTTAATTTAACTGCATCTAATATTGGAGCTCTTGCTGAAGATACGCCAGTTATTAAATATACCGAGCAAACTCTTGATGATGATCAGAAAATACAAGCTAGAACAAATATTGGCGCTGGAGCTCCTACTTCTTTTACAGAAGATGGGAATGGAAATATTGTTGTTAATAATGCTGATGAACAAACAGCAAAACAATTTTTACAAAGTCTTACCTTTCCTGGACTTAATTATAAATATGTAAATCCATTTCATTCTGCCACTTATGGAAATCCATATGGTGCATATATTAAGAGCGGGACTACTATTATTGATTATGTAGTAAATACTATTACAGAACCTGGTGTGTATACTGCGTATGTTAATAGAGCAGTAGAAGATATTCCAGAAGCAGCCAAAACTCTTAATAGCTCTCTGCGTGGATTTATTTCTGTATCACAATTAAATAAAAGCAGCACCGTGAAATGCTATGCTTTTATTTTATTAATGGATGAAGCTAGTAATTTTTACGTTCAATATATTAAAGGTAATGTCGGTAGTGGATGGAAACAGATGCAGGATAAGATTTCTGCTACAGGATTGTTAAAAAGCGATGGAGATGGAAATATAACTGCTGCGGTTGCTGGAGTGGATTATGTTGAGAAGGTCGAAGTAGCAACAATTGATACTTCTGGTCTTATGAGTGCCTCAGATAAAATTAAGTTAAATGGTATCTCTGAGGGTGCTAATAAAACTACAGTTGATGATGCTCTAAGTAGCACTAGCACAAATCCAGTCCAAAACAAAGTTATTAACACAAAACTTACTACTATGCAAACCGATATTGATAGTAAAGTTGATAAGGATGGTAATAAGGTATTGTCTACCAACGACTTTACTACTGAGTTAAAGAATAACTTAAATTCTGCATATACTCATAGCACGTCAGCTCATGCTCCATCAAATGCGGAACGTAATACAATCATTACTATTAAAAGAAATGGTACTGCTTTAACACCAACCAATAGAGTTGTTGATATTACTGTCCCAACTAAGACTAGTGACTTGACAAATGACAGTGATTTTGCGACAAACAGTTCTGTAGATACCAAACTTGCAAATAAAGTAACCGTGGTTTCAGGTAAGGGACTTTCTACTGAGGATTATACTAGTGCGGAAAAAACTAAACTTTCTGGTATTGCAACAGGTGCGGAAGTTAACCAGAATGCTTTTAGCAATGTAGTTGTTGGTAAGACAACTGTAGCTGCTGATAGCAAGACTGATACATTGACATTAATTTCTGGTAGTAATGTTACACTTACTCCAGACGCAACTAATGATACGATTACGATTGCGGCAACAGATACAGTTTATACACATCCAACTTATACAAGAACAAATGCTACTTCTACAACAGCGCCTGATTTTGGTAAAACATTTACTGCAATTGATAGTATTACAACAAACAATTTAGGCCATGTAACAGCTATAAACACAAAGACAATTACTCTCCCAGTAGTAGAAGTATATACTGAAGATGAAATTCAAGCTTTATGGGATGCTGCGCAACCTTTAGGAATATTTACTATTGCAGATGATACTTCTTTAAATTTTGGATATCCAACAGGTAACTATCAATTTGAAATAGGTATGACTTTCGCAGATTGGGCTCGTTCTAGTTATAATACTATTGGCGCTATCTCGGCTGATGGCAATGTCGGATTTAATGATGATTCTTATGACATGGTTTGTATTGCTGGAGCTAGCGAAAAAATAGTTGATGGTCAAACTTATATTTATCATATTTAAGAAAGGAGTGTCTAAATGAAAAGTCTTCAAGATACTTCTATAAAGAAAATATTTGTATTAATTAAAAATTATATTCGTTCTCTTAAACCTGCGGATATAGGTGCTGCTGCAGAATCTCATACTCATAATTATGCTGGGTCAAGTAGCGCTGGCGGAGCCGCTACAAGCGCCAATAAAGTTAACAAGAGTTTAACTGTTAAACTAGATAGTGGCGCAACAGAAGGAACCAATCAGTTTACATTCGATGGTTCAGCTGCAAAGAGTGTGAATATTACTCCTTCTGGAATTGGTGCTGCGGCTAGCTCACATACACATGATTACTTGCCCTTAAGTGGCGGCACACTCACTGGCGACCTGACAGTTGGTAGTTCCGCTGTGAGAGCGAATGGATATATCGAAGGAACCTGGTTGAAGACGAGTGCGGCAACGAGTAAGGCTGGTAATTTTGCAACAATTGACGGAGATGGGTGGATTTATTACAGAACTCCCGCAGAAACTCTAGCAGATATTGGAGCCGCATCGGCTAGTCACAACCATTCTGCTTCTAATATTACTTCCGGTACTATTTCAATCGCTAGAGGTGGAACGGGGGGTGCTACAGCTAGTGCTGCTCTCAGCAACCTCGGCGCTGTCCCCAAGTCCGGCGGCACTATGACCGGCCCTCTCGTCGCTCAAACCAATACCTCCTACACCACCGCCCAAATGCGCAATGTCATTATTTCCACTGCCGACCCAAGTGGTGGTAATAACGGTGATATTTGGCTGAAGTATGAGGCGTAAGGAGGTGAAGTAAATGGGAACTGTGACGAAAGTAAAGAAAGGACAAGTTCTAGATTATAAGTATACTGGGGGTGTGCAATCTGTCACGCTCCCAGTAGGAACCTATAGGTTGGAAGTATGGGGAGCAGAGGGTGGAACAGCTATAAATAACTATGGAGGGTATGGCGGTTATTCTGTCGGCACATTGACTCTAACAGATGAGTCCACAGTTCTATACATTCAAGTTGGAGGCTACCCCGCCTCTGTTGGGGATGATAGAGTTGTGGTTCCTGGTGGCTATAACGGCGGTGGGAATGGATACAATAGATACTATAATGATACGGCCACATACGGGCAAGGCGGTGGCGGAGGAACTGATATCCGCATTGGTCAAGACAGTCTTTATGCCAGAGTAATTGTTGCTGGCGGTGGCGGTGGTTCTGCCTCTAATGGTAATGAAAGAGCCAAAAAATATGGCGGCGGACTTGATGGTGGATGCGAAGCGTCTGCTTATCAAGCTCATCAGACTCCTTCAACTGGTTCAACCAATGTTAATTTTGGTACTTTCGGTCAAGGTGGTGCTGCAACTACAGAAGGAGGCAACTATAAATATGGCTCCGGTGGTGGCGGTGGTGGCTGGTATGGTGGTGCGGCCTCCAACAGATATTCTGATTCTGAGACAACTCTTAGAACTTATAATGGCGGCGGTTCCGGTTATGTGTATACCGCTGATACTGCCACCAATTACCCTTCCGGTTGCTTGCTGAATTCCTCTTACTATCTCACCGAAGCTCAAACCATTGTTGGTAACACATCTTTTCCTTCCCCCAATGGCGGAACCGAAACCGGCCATGAAGGTAATGGATATGCTCGTATCACGGTTTTGGCGGTTGAGTCGTCTATTAGTGCTTCGGTAAAAGTTGGAGGTCAATGGCATCAGGCAAATGAAATGTTTGTGAAAGTCAATGGTGTGTGGAAGGAATGCATTGAAGCCTGGATGAAGGTGAATGGAGTATGGAAGTCGCTGGTGGAGAGCACTCCAAGTACCCCCGCTACCTATACCATCACTCTTGGTGCCAACGTTGGCAAAATTACTGCTAATGGGGAAATCCCTCAACAGGACAAACTTTCTTACCATGTCTCAAAAGGAGATACTATTGTTGTTACCAGTACCACTTTCAACGCTAACAGTTACACAATGGTCTTTAGTCATACCCCAGCAAATGTTTCTTTCTCTAAGAAAACCAATAATGGTACTGGCACAAGGGCAACAACATCGGTTACTTTCACTATGCCCGCATCTGACCTTACTGTGGGATTCACTCTGAAGTCTGGTGCAGGAGCCTAATATAAAGGAGTGATTACATGAATTTTTTCAACAACCTCTTCAAAAAGAAGAAGGCTCCCGTATCTAAGCCCATCAAGCGCCCGCCTGATGCGGAACTCCCCGCCGACCCAAACAAACCCATCAAACAGTAATATAATTATATAAAAGGAGGTAAACTATGGCAGATAAAGTTACATTAACTGATTCTACTACAGGCGAAATTGTTTACCCACAAACCTTAGTAGACCAAGTTCAAGATGCCGCATGGACTTTATTGAGTAATTTAGTTTTAATGAAAGATAATACAACTGCATTTACACCAACTGCTAATTATCATCCTGCGACTAAAAAATATGTAGACGAACATGCTGGTGGTGGTATTTCTCAAGTATTTCATGTTGGGACAACCGCACCAGATAACATAAATTTGCTTTGGATTGATACAGAAAATGGTCTTAAATATTATAATGGAAGTGCATTGGTTACTGTTCCAGTAGCTTATAAATAATGATAAGGAGTGGTTTGATGAATTATACTGGAGAAAACTCCTTAAAGAAAATATTTGCTTTAATTGAGGCAAATTTTGCACGTTCTTCAACTTCTGATGGCGTAGCAACTTCAGCAAACAAAGTGAATAAATCAATAACTGTTAAATTAAATGGTGGTAATGTTGAAGGCACAAGCAAATATACTTTTGATGGTTCAACTGAAAAAAATATTGACATTACACCAACTGGAATTGGAGCTTCCACTTATTCTAAATATACCGCAACAATATCTTCTACTTCTTGGACTAGTGGTTCAAATGGATATTTTAAATCTATTACTGTAAATGGTATATTAGCTTCTGATGCTCCAATTATTAGCACAGTTTTATCTGGAACAAAATCTACTGACGAGGCTATAATAGAAAATTGGAATTGTATTTCTAGAATTGTTCCTTCTACTAATAAAATAACTGTTTATGCTTATGGAGATAAACCAACTGTTAATATTCCGATTCAAATCTTGTGTGTGAGAGGATAATGCAAAATGAGTGATGCAATTTTAATGGGACAATCTGGAATGAATATTCATGGAGATAAGTTTACAGGGAACGGGAAAGGAATTTCTATTACAGCAAAAAATGGAGATTTTGTCACAACTGGGTCTGGTGAATTAAAAACTGGTAGTTTTGGAGAAACTTCTCAAATGTTATTATCTAATGGTAGTGCATGTTGGTTGAGTAAAGAATATGGATTATATTGTAATCATGATGAAAATCCAATTATTAAGCCTTTTCGTAGAAGTTCTTCAGATCCTTTAGCAATAGAATGGATGGATACTCCTTCTTTGACTGTTACGAGTTTAGAATATTATCAACCATATCATGTTCCATGTTTGGCAAGACTAAACGACACTATGGCAATTTTATTTTATGAATCTTGTGCGGAATGGGGCAAAAGAGGTAGTGGTTTATCAATTCATGTTATTAAATATGATGGTTTAACAATTACTAAAGTATCTGAACAATATGTTGCTGATTTTATTTCTCATGGCCTTGAGGCTTATCCAGCGGTACAAGTAGTTAATGATGGAAATGATTATAAAGTGTTGTTTGTTGCTGGTTGGCCAGAGAAAGATCTTAGTGATTCATCTTATATAGCTGGAATTGGTATGGTTATATTTAAAATCACTAGTAATGGAACTATTTCAATATTGGGACAACGAAGCGATTCAACTTATGGCGAAACATTATCTAAAAATGCTTTTTACGATTCAGTAAATCAAAATTTTTGGGTTTATTATTCTTATTATTCTTATTGTATTTCTTTAACCAACTATACATTAACATCCAAACAGCTTAATAGCCAAACAGATAATAGTATTACTAGCGGACAATCTTTGATTTATAAGAATTATTTAATAAGTTATTATGGCAATTCTTTGTATGCCCGCAACTGGTCAAGAGAAGGCGTTGCAGAAACAAGAATTGCTAATTTAACTTTAAATGAATATTCTAGCTACGTAAATTTAGCATTTTTTTCAAAAGAAAATAGTTTTTATATGTTTTTGTCTAATAAATCAGAATCAAAAATTGTGCTAATAGAATTTGATTTTAATGGTAGCGCTTTTATTAAAAAAAATGAAAACGTTATTTGTGATTTTGATATTTCATATGGCAATTATGGAACTGGTAGAACACTTTATAATTCAGTTTTGAATTTTGAGGATGAATTTTTATTAGATGGCACTGGATTATCTTCTTCTAACAGTGTTGTTCAGTGCGCATTAATATTGACAACTAAATATAATTTTATAAAATCTACTAAGTCTGCTTTAGGAATTAAAAAAAATTCTAATACTATATTGTTAATTCCAGGACTGTCTTGAATTATATAAATAATAGCCACTGGAACTATAATCCAGTGGCTTATAAACAATAAAAAAGGGATTATATGGAGGTATATAAAATGGAGAATATTCTTGCAAAAATTAATGTTCCAGAGGAACTTAGCGATTATATTGAGTCTTTACATTATGAGGTAAATGCTAGATCAACACTTTTGACTTTTGCTATGAGCAAGGGCATGGGAGATACCGATGCGTTTAAACAGTATCATGATGAGTATAAAGAATTTTTCATGAAATATGAAGTTGCTAAACAGGAACTTTATGATCAATTTATTAAGAAGGATTGGGATGGACAGAATGTCATTTGGAAACTAGATTTTCCAACTCATACAGTTTTTATTACGGAGGCGTAAATATGAGACAGGAAATGTTTGCAGACCAATTAACTCGTCTTTTCCCGGAAGAAAATAATGAACCTATTCGTATGAACGGAAAGTTCACAAAATCAATTACTTTTCAAGTAACTGAGAATTGTAATATGCGTTGTACTTATTGTTATCAGCACGAAAAGCGTGGTAATCGCATGACTTTTGATGTTGCAAAGCGTTTTATTGATATGCTGCTTGCGGCAGATGATCGTACAAATCAATATATTACTTCTACTATTAGTCAAGGTGTTGTTTTGGACTTTATTGGTGGCGAACCATTTCTTGAAGTAGAACTTATTGATCAAATTTGTGATTACTTTTTAGAACAAGCAATGCTATTACATCATCCATGGGCAACAAGATTCCGTATTAGTATTTCTACTAACGGAATTTTATATTTTGAGCCAAAAGTGCAAGCATTTATTAAGAAGTGGCATGAAAATTTGTCTCTTGGTGTTAGTATAGATGGGAATAAGGAACTTCATGATGCATGTCGTATCGATGCAAATGGAAACGGAACTTACGATAGAGCAATGGCTGCTGTAAATCATTATAGAGAACATTATGGACAAATGGTCGGTTCTAAGATGACTATTGCTCCTGGAAATGTAAATTATATTTTTTCTGCCGTGAAGTCAATGATAGACAATGGTTATACACAAATATTTTTAAATTGTGTTTATGAAGAAGGATGGACTGTAGAACATGCTAGAACTCTTTATGAGCAGTGCAAGCAACTTTCAGATTATTTAATCGAGAATGATCTTGTTGATAAAATTTATCTTTCTTTGCTTGATAAAGATATGGCTGGTGGCCCATTACCAGAAGAAGATGATAGAAATTATTGCGGTGGGACTGGCTTAATGACAGCTATTGATTGGAAGGGAGACATTTTCCCATGTGTTCGTTATATGGATAATGCCATTTGCGGCAAACAACCATCATATACTATTGGAAATATTGAACATGGTATTATGCAAACAGATGAAGAAATACAAAGAATTAAGTGTTTTGAGTGCATTACTCGTCGTTCTCAATCTACTGACGAGTGTTGGAATTGCCAAATAGCTAAAGGTTGTTCGTGGTGTAGCGGTTACAATTATGAAGTTTTTGGAACTCCAAATAAACGTGCGACTTTTATTTGTGTAATGCATAAGGCTAGAGTGTTAAGCATTGCTTATCTTTGGAACAATTGGTATAGATGCAAGAACTCTCCTGAAAGATATTCTTTAACGATTCCTCAAGATTGGGCCGAAGAAATTATTGGACATGATGAGTATGAGAAATTGAAAAGTCTATCCGAATAAAAGGAGTTGATTAATTTTGGATAAAATTATTTCAGCTAGTCGGTTCAAAGAGCTAAAAGCTGCTGTAAAACAGGAATGTCTTCGCAGAATTTATACTGGTTCTGTGGCAGATTATGCTGGAACCGATTACGATTATAAAATAGAGCCCGTCAAGGGTGAAGTAATAGCAAAAGAACATTATACTAAAAATGCAATACCGTTAAATGCAATTACTGGAGACATTGACACTTCTTTTGAACCTGATGTTGTTACCGATGAAGAAATAAAGATAATGGAAGATAAGGTTAAAGCATTGTCTGAAATAGATGCTACGGTATCACAAGAAAATACTGGTTGTGCTGCAAGCTGTACTGGCTTGTGTGCTGGAAGTTGTGCTTCTGAATGTACTGGATGCGGAGCGTCTTGTGCTGGCAATTGTACTAATACTTGTAGTGGCACTTGTAGCGGTGGTTGTGGTACTGGTTGTGGCGGTTCTTGCGTTGGAACATGTGATAGTACATGTAAGGGAGATTGTGATACCATGTGTGCGGTTGCTTGTAACGGTAATTGCACTGGTTCTTGTGAAGATACGTGCTCTACTGCCTGTACAGACAACTGTGATTCTTGGTGTAAAGGTAGTTGTGGAAGTAATTGTGGCGATAGTTGTCATCATGCATGTAATAATGACTGTTCTGGTGGATGCAATACAACTTGTAAGGGTCAATGTAAAACTACTTGTAGCGGAACTTGTTCTGGTGGATGCAGTACAACTTGTTCTGGTGGATGCAAAGGAACTTGTAAATCTACCTGCACTGGTGCTTGTAGTACTGCATGTGCATTGAACTGTGCTGCAAAATGTTCTGGTAGTTGCTCTGGTGCAGTTACTTCTGGCAGAGTTTAAATTGAGGTGGTAAATATGATTAAGAGTAATAGTATTCCACTATCTAAATGTCGTATTGAAATCATTGATAATAAAAAGAAGCTACAGAATATGCGAACCTTATGGAAAACATACGGTGGCCCAAATAAGATTCTTATGAACGGGCCATTCTTTTCGTTTTCAACTTATTCACCAACTGTTCATATGAAAATTCACGGTAAGGTGATTTCTAAACCTAATTATCAAGAATGGGGTATTGCGTGGAATGATGGTGAGGCTCCAGTGTGGACAAGACTTCCTGCTCCACAATATGATAATTATTTTACAAATACAGTTGTTATCCCAGATGGCAAGAAACGTGAAAATTTAACTAGTCATGTGGATGCCGATGGAACAAAAACCAAACCACGTTATACGAGCCGTCCTGCATTTGGTTTTAAGGGAAATAATTTTATGACTTATTTTGGTTCTAATGGACTTTCTTTGTGGGGTTTACAAGATGTACTTTATAAAGCTGGGTGGGATAGAGCTCTTATTGGAGATGGTGGAGGTTCTACAGCTTATAGAGATTCTAAGACTGAATATTATACTTCTCGCAAGATTCCATATTGGATTTTGATTACTATTGTTAATGACACAGTACAGCAACCAACATCTAAGGAGAAGTGTCCTTATAGTGAACCAACTGTTTCCGTTAAACGTGGTAGTAAAGGCGAAGGCGCAAGATGGGTACAATGGTATTTGAAAAAAATAGTCAATCCAGACCTTAAGATAGATGGTGATTTTGGGTCGAAATCTATTATTGCGTTACGTGAGTTCCAAACTAAATATGGACTTGCAGTTGACGGAGATTGTGGCCCAGCAACAAGAACAAAATTGAAGAAAGTATTGGAGGTGATTGCCAGTGGCTAAAATAATTCAAGATGAGACATTAACAGATATCGCTGATGCAATCAGAGTGAAAGGTGGGCTTGAGGGTAAACTTAAAGTAGAAGATTTTGCACAGCTCATTCAAGACTTGCCTACATGTGATAATACAAAAAGAGCAGAAGATGCTGCAAACGAAGCAGAAGAAAGTGCTAAAGAAGCAAATGCAAGCGCAATCAGCGCTGCAACAAGTGCTGGTCAAGTAAAAAAAGTTGAAAATATTGTTGTTGGAGCTGCCGATCAAGAGACAGAAAGAATAAATAATGAAAATACTCGTATAGCGAATGAAAATGATCGTAAACAAGCAGAGAGTAACAGAATAGTTGCAGAAAAAGCTAGAGCAGATGCAGAATCTGCAAGAGTTGATGAAAATACTGGAATTGTTGCACAGGCTAAGAGATATGCAGACCTTGCCGCAGATAGTGAAAGAGCTGTCGCTGGTGTTGCTGCCGATGCTCTTGATGCTGAGGCATGGGCAGTTGGAACTATGGATGGCCAAGATATTACAAATGAACATCAAGCATATAACAATAACGCAAAGTATTATGCTAATCTTATTAAACCAGTAGAAATAAGCGATACAGTTATTCAAAATTTATGGGATAGCATTGTTAAGTAAGGAGGGTTCCTATGATTTATGGAAATAGAGTTGGAGGAACTACTCCTGAAAAAACATATATAATTACGAATAAAGATGAAACGGTTAAGGTTTCTGCTGTTGTCATAGAACTTAATGATGATGATGCTCCATTTGTTTTTACCGCAAAAAGTGAAGACGTGGCCGTAGGTAAAAGATTTGTTGGAGACGGTGGAGTTTGTGATGGCAAAAATGATTATCCAAAATGTCGTGATTTGAGTGGTATTCATGAAGTACACCCTAACGTTGATGTGGCTCTGCTATTAGATAAATATGATATGTGGGACTATTCTTATTTGCAAGGATATATTTCAACAAAAGATAATCCATATAAGGTTTTGATGCTTATTGCAGACAATAATGTTTATCAAGATGGAATATGGATTTCTAGAGTTGAAAAAGATGAAGCTAATAAAACTATTCGATTTAATGTAACCAATAACAGTGATGATGTATATTTATTGCATTACTTCATCTGCAAGGAGGAGAAACAATGAAATACAATTATGCAATTGTAGATGAGACTGGTAAATGTTATGATTTGCGCAAATGTACGTTTTGTATTTGTGACAAATTTCATGTGCCAGTTGATTATATTGATGTACAGTATTTGTCTGGATATTATTGGCCGTTGCCAGAATTCGTAGATAATGACGCTGATTTTACTGGTGAATGGTATTCTGATCCAGCACATACTATTAAGGGGGTGGCACATTAATGGCTACTAAAAAGTTACAAATTATAGGCGGAAATGATGAATTTAACGATTTAATCAAAGAATTAACCAAAGAAATCGTTCCAAAAGGCACCGCAACTTATGATCCAAATTCTGATAATGCGGCCAGTGGCAAGGCCGTTAGTGAGGCCATTGCGAATGCATTTGAAGATGTTGACAATGAAATTGATAGTAAAATACAGACTGCCATGGAAAATATATATACTAAAGCAGAAGTTGACCAAAAAATAGCTTCTGCTGGTGGTGGAAGCGGCAGTACTGGTGGCGGTTTTATAGTTAGCGATTCGGCTCCATCAAATACAAATGTTTTATGGATTGATACAAACAGTGGATTAAAATATCACAATGGTGTAGATTGGGTTTTGGTTCCTGTTTTGTATAGTTAATGATAAAATACTCTACTCGAAAATTTTATAATGAAGGAGGAGAGTTTTATGGAAGCATGGTTATTATTTGCTGGGACGGTGGTTACTGCGGCTTCGTCTGTAATCGCTGTCGTCATAACGAACAATAAGGCTCATAGAGACATTTTGCAACAAATAGAAGTTACAAATGCTGTTAGAGACGAAAAAATTGAAGAGCTTACAAGAGAAGTACGACTTCATAATAATTTCGCTCAGCGGATGCCAGTTGTTGAAGGCGATATGAAAGTCATAAGAGAACAAATAAAAGTTGTCAACCATCGCATTGAAGATTTGGAGGGCAAATAAGATGCACTACGTAGAAGATGTTATAAACGTTGCAAAAGAAGAAATTGGATATTTTGAAAAGGCTACAGATAAAGGTCTTGACAAAAAGACCTCAAATGTTGGTAATGGTCATTACACAAAATATGCAAGAGATTTAGATAATATTGGATTCTATAATACTTGCCAAAATGGTATTAGAGATGTGTTTATCCCATGGTGTTTTGTACAAGCATTTGGAGCAAATGCTGCTAAAGAGATGTGTAATATTCCAACCGATGCATGTGCTGATTATAATTCTGCAATAGAATATTATGGACAATTATATCATGAACCAAAAATTGGAGACCAGGTATTTTTCTATGATGATGAGAAGAATATTTCAGGTACTGCACTGGTTGAATTGGTTACAAATAAGTTGGTTTACACTATTGGTCTTGGAATCTTTGGTATTAGTCGTAATTGTTATGAACTTGACGATTCGTCAATTGCTGGATATGGAAGACCTAAATATGATTCAGTAGAAACTATTTATGGGCCAACAACCATAATAGGTATACAAAAGTTGTTAAACGAAGAATTTAATTCAGAAATTCCACTCACTGGAATCTATGATAAATGTACCAAGGAAGCTTTAGCTAATGTTGCAAAGCAAGTAATTAATGTAAAATCTTTTGGAATTTTTGGTGTTAAGGATTGGTCAATCATCAAGCGTGGCTCTGTTGGTTCTGGAGCGAAGATTGTTCAGGCGGCACTCATTTGTAATGGATATTCATGTGGTAGATTTGGTGCCAATGGTTATTTCAATGACTGTTCAGTTGAGGCATTAAAACGTTTCCAGGCAACGCATAAAATGATTATAGATGGACTAGCTGGTAAAGCAGTCATGTCTCTCTTGTTTGAGTGAGGTAGATTTTATGGCGAAGAGAACTAAGAAAAAAGAATATTCTAAAATAATCGTTGGTATTATTTTAGCATATGGTATTTTGAATGGATTAATGTATCATGTTGAAGTATTGATGGGGTTTGAACCAGATCCAGAGTTGGCTGTTCAGAGTATAATCACTATTATTGGTGCATATTTTAGTTATGTCACATATTCATTTTGTTGTAAAAATTCTAGAAATCGTTATTATGTAGATGAAAATGGTGTACCACGTAAGGAAAAATTAGATGATTTAGAAAAAGAAGAATGATTATGGAAATTTATAATGGTACATATTGTGTCTATATGCATACTAATAAAATTAATGGTAAAAAGTATGTTGGGCAGACAAAAATGAAACCAGAAGATAGATGGAACAATGGCGAAGGTTATAAAGGGTGTACATATTTCTATAGTGCAATTAAAAAATATGGATGGGAAAATTTTGAGCATGAAATTATTGCTTCTAATCTTACAAAAGATGAGGCTAATAATTTTGAAAAATTATTAATTGATAAATTAGATTTATTAAATCACAATAAAGGATATAATCTTAGGGAAGGTGGAATGAGCGCCATTCCGACCGAAGAGACTAGAAGAAAAATGAGTATAGCTGGTAAGGGTAGAAAATTTTCTGAAGAACACAAAAGAAGAATTAGTGAGTCTAATGTTGGTAAAAAACATACAGAAGAAACAAAAAAGAAATTAAGTGAAATGCGAAAAGGAAAATTTACTGGAGAAGATAATAATTTTTATGGAAAGCATCATACAGAAAGTACGAAAGAAAAGATATCAGAAATTTGCAAAGAACGTTTAAAAGATAAAACAAACCATCCAATGTATGGCAAATATGGAGAAGATAATCCTAATTACGGAAAGAAACGTAGCGAAGAATCTAAAGAGCGAATGAGGGAAGCTAGAAAATCTATTGAAATAACGGATGAACAAAGACAGTATTTGAGTGAACGTGTTTCTGGTGAAAATAATCCAATGTACGGAGTTACAGGAACAAAACATCCACGAGCAAGAAAAATTGCGCAATATGACTTGGATAATAATTTTATTCGTTATTGGGATTATATTAGGCAAGCAGCAAGAGAACTTAATATTGGTGAATCTAATATAACAGCTTGCTGTAGAGGAAAAATCAAGTATTGTTATGGTTTTATATGGCGTTATGCTGACGAAGAACATACAATACAAAATTAACGATTAAGAGGAGGTACAATTATGGATAACAATGTTGTAAATATTATTGTTTCTATCTTGACTGGTATAGCTACTGCAATTCCACTAATTGTTCAGTTAGTAAAATATGTCAAGAAGGCTATACAGGAAAAGAATTGGAATCAGCTAGTTACTATGGTAATGAATCTAATGGAAGAGGCTGAAAAGAAGTTTACTACAGGAGCTGAAAGAAAAGAATGGTGCCTCGCTATGGTGAAAGCCTCAGCGGACACTATCAATTATCCTATCGATCTAGACGCAGTAAGCGCTTTGATTGATAGTCTATGTGACATGAGTAAAGTTGTTAACGGTAAAAAGTAACCGTCATACATAAAGTAGTTTTATAATGACGGGGAGTGGCGGAAACGCTGCTCCCCTATTTTTTCGAGGAGATGATATAATGAACAGTTCTTTAGTTAATTACACAAAACTATCTCCAAACTATAATGTTAGAGATAGAAAAATATCAAAAATTACAATTCATCATATGGCTGGAAATTTAACGGTAGAAACTTGCGGTAATGTTTTTGCTTCAAGTGCAAGAGAAGCCAGCGCTAATTATGGTATTGGGTCAGATGGCAGAGTTGGATTATACGTAGAAGAAAAGAATCGTTCTTGGGCGAGTGCCAATAGAGAAAACGACATGATGGCTGTGACTATTGAAGTAGCGAACGATGGAGGAGCTCCAGATTGGCACGTAAGTGATGTGGCTATTGCTAAACTAATTGACCTTTGTGTAGATATTTGTAAAAGGAATGGCATTGAGAAATTAAATTATACTGGTGATACTAGTGGCAATCTTACAAGGCACAATATGTTTGTTCCAACTAATTGCCCAGGGCCTTATTTACAAAGTAAGTTCCCATACATAGCTAGCGAGGTAAATAAAAGACTTTGTGCTTGTGACGAAATGTATAGGATTCGTAAGTCTTGGGCCGATGCTAAGTCTCAGATTGGTGCATATAGAAATTTAGAGAATGCAAAGAAAGCTTGTCCTTCTGGATATTATGTATTTAACAGTGCTGGTAAAGTAGTTTATCCAGTGGTATCAAATGATTCTATTGATTATGCACAAAGTTTTGATCCATCTAAGGCAAGAAGTTATACAGTTGTTCCATCTGTGGGATTACATTTAAGAGCTGGAGCTAGTACAAATAAGAGAAGTCTTCAGGTGCTTGAACAAGGGGCTGTTGTTCAATGTTATGGATATTATACAAATGAATGGTATCTTGTTCAAACATCCGATGGCAAAGTCGGTTATGTTTGCAGTGAATATTTAAAATAATTATTGGGGGCGAAAGCCTCCTTTTTAGAAAGGAGAAAAGGGATGAGGGTTTGTGGAATTGATGCTAGCACGAATAAAACAGGGGTAAGTTTGTTTATTGATGGAGAGTATAGTGGACATGTGCTTATAGACCTACACAAGATTAAAGATTCTCATGTTCGTCTTCCAAAAATGATGCAAGAAATTAAAAGAACTTTGGATGATTTTTCCCCAGATGTTGTAGTTATGGAGGAATGTTTATTAAAAACAAATATATCAACTGTAAAGCTTCTGTCTTATTTAGCAGGAGCTATTATTTCGTGGTCAACAGATAATAATGTGGAATTCAAATTTAAAATGCCAGCAGAATGGCGCAAAGAGGTTGGGCTGGTTCAGGGCCCAAAAGTACAAAGAGAAAAGCTTAAACAAGAGGCTATTGACTTGGTAAAAACAAAATTTGGTATTGATGTTACAGATGATGAAGCAGAAGGCATATTGGTTGCTTATAGCATGTTCTGTAATAAGAAAATAAAAGATATTGATATTGAAATCTAACGGCGGGGCCGTATTAAATAAATTTATATTTGGAGGAGCTTTATTATGAAAATTCAAAATGAGTACATTCCAGTTTCTAAGAAGAGAGAAATTGCAAACAAGGTAGTGATGATGAGTTCAGAAAATATGAATGGACTTATCAAAATTGATTCCTTTAAGAAAAGAATATATACATTTATGTTTGCCGCAGAAGAATATCTCGGTGAAAATTTTGGTGATGATTTTGATATTCTAATGAATAAGTACGATGAACTAGTCGAAGATTGTACTGTTTGGACAATTAAAGATTTTAGCGACTATGCTGAATTTGAGAGGATCGTTGATGATTTAGTTTATGATACGGAAAAAGTAAATTCAATTGAGCATAGTATTTCTCAAATGTGTGGAGCAATTATTAGTGCAGTTGGAAAAATTTCAGATTCTTTGGCTGATAAGATTTCTGAATTTGACACGGATATTTTAAAAGATGCTGATATTACTGAACTTATGTCTGTGATTAATGGACTAAAGTAATAGGAGTTGATGCTGTTATGGCAGCGAATAATATTTATAAGAGATTACTGATGGCTTCAGAATCTGAAGCTGAATACGCAATACGTTCTGGTTTTCATGATTATAGTATTAGATTATATTTAATTGCAAATGATATTTATAATAGTTGTATTGAAGAATATTATTCTAGTTATGATCCAATCAGGTATAAAAGACATGGAAAAAAAGAAGGGTTTAACTTATACAGACCAAACGAAATATATTACTTTGATAATAATTTTGAAATATATTTTAATGAGGATGATTTATTTCGTTATTACGGAAAGAATGGAGAATCTATTAAAAAGAAAGTATTAGATAATGTTATGTCTGGATTAAGAGGTACTGGTGGAATGAGAGAATGGCAAACAGATTGGCCTAGAAAATGGTATACAAGATATCCAAATGCGTATTCTGAATATAATGATTGGTTTTCAAGCGAACATACTATTGATGATATTTTTAAAGATTTTGTTAAAAATATAATGTCAGATACAAAAGATTTAAGAGATGAATTTATATCAAAATATATTTAATAAATAGGAGGTGAATTATTATGCCAAAAGATTATGGTGAATTAGATTTTAATTCAGCGATGAAAGATTTTATTGGTGAATTGAAAAAGGCCAAGGAAGATTTAAATCGTGAAAGTGATAGTGTTGGTGAGGTTGTAGGAGATAACATAAGTGATGGTATTGACTATTCAGTAAGAAAAATTAAAGCATCTTCTATTAAACTTTCTGGTACTTTTAAAAATCTAAGAGAATCTCTCAACAAACAAGTTCAAATGTTGACATCGGAAATTAATGGAAAAAAATTTAATGTAAAAATAGACTTTTCCAATATCGATGTTAATTCTGAAGATATTAAGCGCAAGATCTCAAGCATTATTTCTTCTTTCAAAGAAAATGATATTATTGAGTTTGATGCAAAAGGTTCGGAAAAACAGTTTGAAAATTTAATATCTTTATATGTAAAGTATGAGGAAAAATTAAAGACACTACAAACACAAAAAGCATTTGGTTCTAATAAAGAAGCCATTGAGAATATGAAGGAGCAAATTGTTCTTGCTTCTAAAATGAAAGAGATTTTTTCATTTTTAAACAATAGCACAGATGCGGCACTTCCTTTTATGATGGGCAGAAGACGACTTGATTCTATTATAAATTCTGCAACAGAATCATTGGAGCGTTTTAACGCAGTTAAAGAAGAAGCCTCTAAAACTAAAGTCAACGTTGGAGATTTTGGAAATATTGAAGAAACTCTTAATGATCTAAAATCTACGATTGAAGGAATTAAAACTGCTCTTGAACCAATTTCTGAAATATTTAAAAATGAGGGTGCGGCCATGCAAAACATGGCGCAGAATGGAACATCTTCATTTAATACTTTATCTGAAGCTGTTAATGCTCTTTATAATAATTTGCTTAATGTTGAACGTGAAGTTGATAATATCTCTAAGAAAGATTTTAATATTACTCATGTATCTCAAACAATTCAAAAGGGTGACGATTCAAAATCTCAGGCAAAATTATCTCTTTATCAGCAAAAAGCAACTGAACTTCTTAAAGTTGTCGAAAGATTAAATAATGAGCAGACGCAAGTTGGTAATGTAAATAATAAAGTATGGCAAAATGCCATTAATCAGTTTGGTGGCATTTCTTCTTTCATGACGAAAGTTGAAAAATTTGATCTTACAAGTTTGACTGGTAAAATTAGTGGAGCCACTACTCTATCTGCAATTAAAAATCTTATTGGACAAATTACTTTATATAAAGATACATTTTTATCTGTCGTAAATGAGATTAATAATGTTGCACCAAACACAATAGATACATCATTTTTGTCTGGATTAGATGATATTGATAAACGGATAGAAGAACTAGAAAAAACAAAAGTTATTACCGACGAAGTGCAAAAAAGTTCTGACACAGCCGCTAAATCAATGGCATCAAGTGACTTATCAAGTTCTATAGAGCAGCTTACTAAGATTGGTGATGCTTTAACCGAAATTAAAAACATTATTGAACCATTGTCTAAGGCATTTACGACAGAGGGAACCTTATTCAATCAAATGTCAACTAGTGGTGCTTTATCTATGGATACTCTTATTGAGAAACTCCAAGAAGCATTAAAGTTGAGCGCACAGCTTGCTTCCGAAAATGTTCATGTTGTCCCTACTACTGTTGAATCAAAAAAGCAAAATGCATATATCGTTGAAGATAGTGGACAGGTTGGTTTTGATTTTAATTCTGTTGGAGAGATACAAGAAACAAAAGATTCTACTGCCGCCATAAATAAAGAGGGAGAGGCATTAATAGGTGTTGGTGAGGCAGCAGAAGTCGCTGCTGCTAAGAAAAATAAATTTGCAGAAGCAAACAGAGAAGTCGCAGATAGCGGCAACAAAACCGCAGAAGCTGTTGCACATGCTGCTGATGCAGTTAAAGCAGAAGGAGATGCGGCAAAACAAGCGGCACAAAGTGTCGCAGAAACATCTAAGCAATTAGATAAGGTTACCAGTACGTTCATGGGCAACGAAGATGAGCCAGTAAAAAAAGTTAAACAATGGTCTGAAGCAACTAAAAAAGCATATCGAATTACAAAAGAAACACTTTTCAGAAATGACGATGGTAGATTTGACGTTATTTCTACAGACGTAACCGACAACTTTGAAAAAATGAGACAGGCCGCTGAAAAAGCAGAACAAGCAGCTTTAAAAGCGGTAAAAGCTCAAGATTCTTATATTTCTCAAAAGAATAAAAATATTAGTGCTTTGTCTTCTGCTCTTGATCCAAATGCAAATAGAACTTTAATTGGAACAGAATACGAAGAAGAAGCTAGGAAAAAGATTGAAGCAATACAAGGAGAACTTTCTAAATTAGATTCAAAACTCGAAGATGGAAGTCGTGTTATTTTTTCTGAGGAAGAACTAAATGTAGAAAAGAAAAAGATAGAAGAATTAATTCGTACTGCTGGCGAGTATATTAGGACTAGTAGAAATGCAGAATATGCTCCTATAGCTTTTGATTCTCAAAGCGTTTCTGGAAATGTACGTGAAAGACAAAACACTTTAAATTTGTTTATAAATAATTTACGTCAGGCTGGAGTTCTAACTGGAGAACTCAAAGCAGATACCGATAGATTGTCTGATGCTTTAAATGCAGTAAAAACAAATGGTGATTTAAAAAATTATTTATATCAACTTAAAGAAGTACAGTCTAAGTCTAAGCTTATTATTCAGCAGAAAAAAGAAGAAGACGCAATGTGGGCTGAATACAATAAAGGACGTACAGACGAAGATATTCAACGTCAAACAGAAGCAGCCTGGGCAGAATATGCTAGACAAAATGCAGCAGCGGCAAAGGAAGAAGCGGCTGCCGAAAGAGAACTTGCTCAAGCTAGAAAAGAAGCAGATGCGTATTATCAGCAACAAGAAACAGAAAGTAAAAAACAAGAATCATTAACGTTAGATATAGAAAGACAGATAACTTTAATTGGCAAACAAGAAGCACAATGGAAAAAGAATGGGCAATTGACGAATGAAGTTCATCAGAAAGTTGAAGACCTATCAAATGCTTTGCTAAAAGTATCAAATTCTTCTGAGCTTGCAGCTTGGAGAAAACAATGGATGATGCTCAAAGACGAAGTAATGACTACAAAATATGAGATTGAGTCCATTCAAAAAGCACAATCCAAATCAGAAATTAGTTCTCAAAAATATTGGGATTCTGCATTTAAAGATAGTCTTGCTGGTTTAGTTACTCCTGAAAAGCGTCCAGAGCTAGAACAACTTAAAGCTTATATGCTTCAGCAAGCAGATCAAACAAAAGAAGCGGTTGTTGAACGTTATGATGCTATAATGACAATTATAAGTAATAAAAACGCAACAATGCAGAAGCTGATGTCGGCCAAGGGAGAAAATGAAAAATCTTATTGGCAAGATCAATATAGCTCATGGTTTGGAGCATGGGAAGCTCTTGATAAAGAAAGTACAAAAGCATTCTTTGAAGATTCTGGCAATGCTGCTTTAATTGGTGCAAAAGGAATAGAAGCATTTAATAATCAATTAGAACTTTCTAATGTTTTGTCTGGAAAACAAAAAGATACACAAATAAATGAACTTTATGATTTATATAAGAAACAAGCTGAGTCTGTTGCAAAGCAAGATAAATATACTTCGCAATTAGACTCTTCTTTTATTGGAGAACAACAAAAGAAATTAATACAAGAAAGACTTGATGCAGAAAAAGAAACAGAGAAAAAGATTCAAGAACAGATTGAAAAATACGGAGAGCTATATAAAGAAGCAGATCGTTTAGCTGTAATAGAAGAGAAAAGAAAAGAAACTGCTCGTCAAATTCAAGAAGAAGCTGCAAAGCAAGCAGACAAAGAAGCAGAGAGAGCCAGAAAGCAAGCAGAAAATTATGGTAAATCAACATATAATAGTGTGACAAGAAAATATGATAATACTGTTGCTTCTTTCGAGAATCTAGATGATGGTGTTGCTTCTAAATCCTTGCTCGATGCAATGGATGATTATAAACGCAAATATGATGAGCTTACTGCAGCAAGACAACGTTTTATAGATAATCCAGCTCTTGCCAATGATCAATCTGAAAAGAATGCATTTAATGGGGTTGCTCAATCAGTAGAAACGGCTAGAAAAAAAGTTCAATTGTATATCGATGATATGCAAAAATTGAAACAAGTAGAGGACGAGGGGCTTCTAAAAGGAAAAACTAAACAATTTGATCCAAATGGTGTTGATTCTCAAGCTGATGCCATAAAAAAATATGCCGCTGCTCTATATGACGGAAAGTTACAAGTAACTGGATGGAATGCAGCAGGTAATGAAATGTATGGAACTCTTGATAGAGGCAAAGGCGTTATTGAAAATGTAACTGTTGCTTTAGATAGAGGTACAAATACATTATATTCATATGGAAAAGGTACAAAAGAGGTTGGAACTCTTTGGCAGCAACTTACTAGTAGCATTGGTAAGAAAGCAAAAGAAATTTCAGCATTTTTAATTGGTGGAGGTAGTATTTATAAAGCCATAGCTGAGGTAAGAAAAGGCATTCAATATGTTAAAGAAATTGATTCTGCTTTAACAGAACTTAAAAAAGTAACTGATGAAACAGATAAAGCTTATGCTCAATTTTTACAAACAATGTCTAAAACTGGTACAGAGGTTGGAGCTACTGTATCAGATTTAACAAATATGGCTGCAAACTGGGCCAGACTTGGTTATTCAATGGAAGAAGCAGGAAATCTTGCAAAGAGTACTGCTGTTTTATTGAATGTATCTGAATTTACCAATGCAGAAGACGCATCTGAAGCTCTAATTAGTACCATTCAGGCGTATGGGTATGCGGCAGAAGATAGTATGCATGTTGTTGATGTACTTAACGAGATCGGTAACAATTTCGCCGTATCAAGCGATGGATTAGCAACAGCGTTACAAGATTCTGCAAGTGCATTGATGTCGGCTGGTAATAACCTTGAGCAATCAGTTGCTATGGTTGCCGCCGCTAACAAAGTTCTACAAGATCCAGGTCAAGTTGGTAGCGCTTTGCGTACTATTTCACTAAGAATTAGAGGAACAAGCGTAAAAGTACTAGAAGAAATGGGCGAAGAAACCGATGGTGTTATTGAAAGCGTAAGTAAGTTACAAGCCAAAATTAAAGGGTTAACTGGTGTCAACATTTTGAATGACGCTGGTGGATATAAAGATACTTATACCATTATCAAAGAAATTGCCGAAGTGTGGCCAGAACTTGATGATATGAATAAAGCTGCTACTCTAGAGCTTTTAGCTGGTAAGAATCGTTCAAACGCAATGGCTGCTATGCTTACTAACATTGAAGATTTAACAGCTGCTTATGAAGATGCTATGGACGCCGAAGGCAGCGCAATGTCTGAAAACGAGAAGTATCTTGATAGCATTCAAGGACGTATTGATCAGTTTACAAATGCTGTTCAAACAATGTGGAACAATGCACTTGGTTCTAACATCATCAAAATGATAGTTAGCTTAGGAACTGAGTTAATTAAACTAGTAGATACTCTTGGATTGATCCCAAGTGCTCTCGCTGCAATTGCCGCAGTAAAATTCGTTAAAAATATCGGCATCTCCGCTGTAAAAGAATCTATAACGGCTATAAAACAAGTATTCGATGCAGCAAGAGGTGCAGTCTCTACTCTTTCTTCTTTTAGCGGAGAAGGATTAGTTGGATTCTTAAATGGCAAAATAGAATCGGCAAGCATTGATAATGTTACAAAATCTATTGGTGCTGAAATTATAGCTCGCAAAGAACTAAATAAAGAACTCGCTAAGGATATATTATTAAAAAATGGCGTTAAGGAAGAAGACCTTGAAGGTGCTTTGGCCGCAATGGGCTATAGTGGAGCCAACGGAGTATTAAGCCTATCCTTCAAAAAACTTGCCCTTTCAATCAAACAAGCAGCTTTAGCCTTCATTAAAAGCCCATTTGGAATTGCTGTTGCATCCGTTGCTGGTATTGCTTTAATTGTTGGAGCAGTCGATCTTTTGACTGAATCATTTGATGAGGCCAAAGATAAACTAGATGAAGCAAAAGAAGAAATTGAAACCAATGAGCAAGAGTTAAAATCTTTAAACTCTGAACTTGAAGAAACCAAAGAGCGTATTGATGAGCTAAATTCAAAAGACAAATTAACTGTCGTAGAAGAAGAAGAGCTTAAAAAGCTAAAAGAACAGAATGCCCAATTAAAAACACAAATTGGAATTCTAGAAGAAAGAGACAAATATCTTAAAAGCGAGGCAGCAGAAAAAGCAAGAAATCTATATAGCAAAGATAAACGTGTACAAGGTAGTAATCAAAGCAATATGCCAACATATGCTGCTGGCGCTGGTGCCACAGGATCACTTGTAGGCAGTACATTTGTAACTGATCCTAATATCCCACAAGTAGCGGCAGTATCCGGGACTTCAACAACTGGTGAAAATTATATAAAGTCTCAACTTATGCTTCAAGTGGATAACTACAAAAAGGCACAAAAAAAAT